TATCAAAATGCGGATGAGCTCTTCAAAGGGAAGATGTTTGATGTACGTGCGTATCAAGAGCCGATGAACAAAAAGAAGATTCAAGACACGGTTGCTTGGGGTAAAGCGCTGCTAGGCGCGGATAAAGACATACACGAAAACTCATCTTAAAGAATCACATCACTTACCATAATACATGACGAAATTTGATAAGTGGATCGAGCGTATCACCAATCAGCCCAATTATGAAATCATGGAAAATGAGTTGACATCCGTGATCGAATCTGTTCCTGATAAATATTATTTGGCGATTTATATCAAGCCCTATCTAACACATGTCAATAATTCCAGCTTCAATCTATTGTATCGATATTTGGCCAGCCCTGAAAATTGCGCAGTTCACTTCCCGTCTACGATTCAACGCATTATTGTAGATTGTAGGAGTAATGAAAGAGTACTGGAGCTGGTAAAGCAGATGATCCGCACTTTTCATTATTAATCGATAAACAAAAGTTCACATGCATTCTTTTTGTACCATGATGCGAGTTGTTCTGTGATTTGTGCTTGTACATCGGTATGGGACCCCTTGGCTAGAAGATGGATCCACGACTTCCAATCGCTTACGTGACAAAGATGTTGAAATTCACCATCCACTGCAAGTTCTTGCTGGAATTCCACAACACAACAGTCTTTTGGAAGGGCCCACAACTTGGCCCATCGTATGTGAGTACGTGGACCACCGAGAAGGATACATAGAGATGCGCCGACAATCGAATCATATACACCAGGATTCTTTTCTGAAACAACGCTCACCGTCCACTCTGGATCCTGAGCTTTGAGAAACGGTGTAATACATTCATAGACAAATCGAGGAGTGATGATAGAATCGGTAACAACAACGCATTTCTGACCCGATGGCAACGGTTTCCATGCTGGTAGCCGAGTACGTAGCGCGGTGATATCTTCTCGTCCCAGCTCACACGATAATGGTCCAGGAACCATCCCTATCACATCTTCTGCCCAACACCCCGTTTGTTCATCAAACGGGACACCATCGAATGACACATTCAACGCCTTCATATATGTGTCAAATCCGTTTGGAATCCAGATCGATGTATCAGGATAGGTTTCCAGTAGTCGAGACGCACGTGATAGATAGTGAAGAGTGTAGGTATCAGGGTGAGAAAAGATGGATGTATCAGGAAAGGGGAGCGCCATCATTCGTCGACGGGTTTGAAGCGGGGTGAAAATATCAACATTCGCCTGATTCCAATATTGAAACCGTTCGTCATTTTGATGCTTTCCTGTATAGATGGTATAGGTATCGTATACGAGCCCGTTGGGTGTCACCGACGCGTTCTTCCATGAATACACAGGAATGGCTGGCTCAAAATAGAAATTTTCAACGGATGGTTCCCATTTGTATCGTCCATCTTTCTCTAACATGGTACAGTATGTAATTTCATTAGACAATGACGAACTCTGTACTTCAAAAGATACCAATTCATTACAGAAGGATTGAGGAGATTTTGGTGGAACTTGTTCTTGTGCAGTATCCAGAAGATGGGTAGGTTCGATGTGAACATAGAGTTCGGAGGAAACAAAGTCTTTGATCGAATAATCTCGAATACTTGAATGGTGAAGATGGAAGGATTGTATACTTAGAGCTGGATTACAAATAAGAAATCGCAAACGAAGCATGTGGGCCGCAAACGCATTATCACAACCCGCTTTCCCAAATGGAAATCCGAATACAGTAGGTTCCCATTTGCGACTACGAACCGAATCGGACAAGAGAATCCAGGTATCTTGTGAATCAGGGCGAGGTCCAAAGAGAGTGGGTTCCCCTCCATCGCCAGGATCATCCCAGCGAAGCAGGGCAAGCATACGATCCTTCATATCAAGTTTCCACAGATTCAACAAGGTGGAGTCGAAATAAATGTCTGCGTTTGCGATGATAGTATAGACGTGATCAGGGACATGTTGTTTAATATAGGTGAGTACATCATAATAGGTCAATCGTTTTCCGATTACAATCTGTTTGATTTTATGGGCGCCAGGAATGGATTTCCATTCACGAGACAGATCGGTTTCATTGAGCAGGACAATCGTGTCAATGTAAAGGGATGCACAATTTTTGATCAGACATTCTCTGATTTCATTCGCACGCTTCTTTTGAGGGTGAATAAAGTATTGGGTAATCAACCATGAACTGGCGGGGACAATATTTTTAACAGATTGAAGGTGGGAACGGAACCGTTCGGTACGGGATTCTATCACATCGACCAGTCGATTGTATCGAGACATGATTGCAAAGATCGAAATCGCATCCTCCACGGTTTGATCCCATGGGAGCATGAAGAAAGGATATTGTTCCAGTATATCATCGAGACACATGATGTTATCGAAATTTTCTGACCAATAGTCTTCTGATTTGAGAGAAAGAATGGTGCGTGAAAGAAGAACCAAACGAACGTCCTTTGCGACGGTGTAAAGGTCCTCTAGAAATGCGTCTGTCTCTCCTTCTATTGCGACAAGGACTACTCCGACAAGACGCGATTCATTCTCATACCATCGATGGTAATCGGCAAGACTGCTTACGACGGCATCCCATCGAGACCATGTAACAGAGGAATCTTGATGTTGGAGCCAAATAAGGGTACGCTGATCACGTCGAATGGGCGTAGTGAGCGTCAGAAGTTTGGGTGGCATCTTTTTAAAAACCGGTGGATTCACTTTATACCCTTCAATAATAGAAGAAGATGTCTGCACAGGGATTACCAGAGATAAGAAATGGTTGCCCCTTGCCTCCTTACAATACGCTGAATTTTAATAGCAATAGTCCTATGATTTTTAGCACACTACAGAGTTTCGCACAGACCTCGCCGAATTATCCGTTACCGGTTGGATCGAACGCACGACTTGTTGCGGAGAATCAGGCAAATGTGGCGTACTTTAATGCTATTAATCAGCAGACAATCAATATTCGTAGTAGCGTACAAGCTGGAGCTGTCAATATGCCTTATCCACAATTCAAGTCAGAGGGAGAGCGCATGAAGTATATTCAGGGAAAAGCGACCACTGCAGCACGTTCTATTTTGGTTCCGAATCAGAATCCGGTGGGAACGGCAGGTGTTCCGTTGAGCACGATTTATCAGATTATCAATTCTTAACTTAAACCCAGTGATTCATATTAATATAATGGATCTTAATCGAATTGATTTGATCAAGCAAAGTGGACTTATTCCATTGCGAGACAATGTCTATGTAGAGGATTTAATCGTTCGACTTGGATTTAATACTGAAATTTTACATGAGCAACCAGAAATTGTGAAGAAGAATGGAGGTGGATTGCTGATATGGCAGTATCCGAATCAGTTTTCAAAGTATCTATGTCTACTACAACAATACCCTATCACATCGTATATTGAAATTGGTTGTCGATGGGGAGGTACGTTTGTATTGACAACCGAATATTTGAAACGGTTTAATACAGTAACAAAGAGCGTTGCAGTTGATATCATTGAATCTCCAGTTCTTGAATATTGTAAGAGACAGCCTGAGACACAGTTTCTTAAAATGAACAGCCAACACAGTGATTTTAAAAACTATATACAACATAATAAGTTTGATCTCATTTTTATTGATGGTGATCATTCGTATAATGGAGTAAAAAACGATTATGAACTGTCTAAAGATAGTGGTAACATCTATGTATTTCATGATATTGTCAATGCGGCATGCCCAGGTGTTGTCCAATTTTGGAATGAGCTTAAAATAAATGAATCGTTCAAGTATGATTTTTTTGAATATACTGAACAATATAATGATGTATGGCAACAAACAGGTCAGACATTCTTGGGAATTGGCGTAGCAGTAAAGAAAGATTATCCCCGAAATATATTTTAAAATATGATATAAAAAAATTGATGGATGCCATGCGGTTCATATCAGTCAGCCATGAACTACTCCAAGAACGACTTTATCTGTGCCTATCCTGATCCGACACGCGATACCCATTACGCGTGTTTGGCCTTGGAAAACAATGGAAAGGTAATTCAAGTCTATCCGATACCCGACGGACGTGATTACGAGAATGTGAATGAGTGGAGGGACTCGATTCCACAGAGCTCATACATGCTTCCGCATATCAAGATTCGTTCGTACAAAGATGCATTTGGCCTGTAATCATATCATAAGAAAAAACATAAATATTTATTTATTCTTATGATATTTCTTTTTGTGAACTTTTTATAAGCGTTCCGCTTCTAAATCGCCTTTGTTTTTGGGCGCTTTTTTAAGCGGTCAATAGACCGCATCGCGTTCCGCTTCAAAAAGCGCATTGTTCTTTGAATTCTTCAATCACTTGACATAGTGCTTCAATGTCCTCTTTAGACACTCGGAGGATTCTTGGTTCGACTGGAAGGCTTTCTTGGATTTCTTGCGGCTTTGCGTGGCTTTTGAGGTTTGACGACGGCGTCACGGAGCGCGTCGCGGGCATGGGAGACGAGGCTGGCTCGAAAGGCGACAAGACGAGGTTCGACGCGCTCCCTCCAATCGGGATAATACTCAATCTGGTCGGTATCGGCGCTGTAGGTTCCGATGGGGATACAGTGCTCGCTGGGATGGCCGGCATGGAGTTCGAGGGTATGAACGGTTGTTCCGTTGATATAAAAGGGCACTCCTCTGATGTGTTTGAGCTCATAGTTCATATTGGGGATCCTGACGGCTCCCCAACCCCCTAACCAATGCGTGTCAAATTTTATCAATAAAAAATTGAAACCCATCGATAGGGGTGTGGGGGGTTGAAAACCCCCCACTATGAATATCTTTGTCCTCCATTGGAAACCACGAAAAGCCGCACGTTGGCATGTTGATAAGCATATTGTTAAGATGATCCTCGAGACCTGCCAGCTGCTCTATACCGCACACTGGATTCACTTCTATCCGCATCTGAAACAATACAAATCCGTGATCGCTCTCTCTAAGGCCCAAAAGCAATTATCTGTTCCTGAATATATGCTCTCTGCACCGATGTGTCAAACGACTAAGGAGCCTACGTATCGTCCGTGTCATATCTTCCACCCGTGTGCGAAATGGGCGCGGGCTTGTAATGGAAACTATCGATGGCTCGCCACGTTGGGACGTGAATTGGCACGTGAGTATCGCTTTCGATTTCATAAAGAGCATTCATGCGAAGCACATGTGGAATGGTTGTATACCAATATGCCGCCCACCATTCAACGTTTTCCGAGACGCCCTTTTGTCATGGCCATGGCGCCTGAATATCAGATTTCAAAGAATCCGATTGTATCCTATCGAAACTATTACCGAACTGCCAAGAAGAATCTTCTAAAATACACAGGTCGTCATCCGCCGCACTGGTTAGCGGTGCCCTCCGCCACTCGGCCCGCCACCGTGACCACCAGCATGCCCTCCTGATGGCGGAGCATGGCCACCTTTTGACGGGGCACTCGCATTCGCATAGCGACTTGCTCCACCCCATGGTCTTGACTCTTGGTGAGGCGTGTGCTGAGGCCCTTTGTGATGTGCTGTGCCTTTGGCATATGTACTATTCGCATATGAACCTCCATGTGAACCACCGTATGAGCCATTCCAATACGGCCACCAATTATAAGAGGTAATTCCCCATGGCCACCAGGATACAGGCTCTTCGTAGACAATAACCGTTCGGTGCGTTGATACGAACAAATAGATTAATATCGCAAATGCTACAAAAAATAGAATAAGTATCATTTCTATTTTTTACAGAGGTAATTAATGTCTTAATAACCCCACCACCCCACACTCCACACTTTTTTCTCAGGAATACCCGACTCGTCGTAGATGTTTTGAATGGTCGGAACAGGATCATATCCCTCGCGTAATTCAATTCCTGGGTAATATCCATTTGTTCCACGTTCTCCACCCTCTGGGTCAGGACCACCACTTCCTGATTTTTTCGCCTGATAAGGAACATGCTGAGGCCAGAATGTATCCTGGCCGTATTTGGTAGGATCAGGATGTACCATTCCTATTTTATTGTATCCCCATGTAGGAAACATCGAGCGCTCACCAGGAAATAACACTTGTGTAACAGGAGAACCATATAGAGTGGATCCAGCAACATAATGGACAGAATAAAAATAATGAAGTGCGAGATAAATAAGAACCACGAATGCCAAACCGTAGAGAATCATCATACTACTAAGAGAATCTAAAAGTCGGCATCTAAAGCAAAGCTCATCTGCTCTTCTGTTTTTCCAACCCCTGCTTTGGCATACGATGTCACTCGTTTCTCAAAGAAGTTGTCCTTCCCCTCTAAACTAATCCTCTCCATGAACCCAAACGGGTTTGCGGTAGAATAAATCTTACCATAGCCAAGCTGACTGCTCAGACGATCCGCCACGAATTCGATATAGGAAGACATCAGACCAGAGTTCATTCCAATCAGGCTACACGGGAGCGAATCGATAATAAACTCTTTCTCGATGATAACTGCTTCGCGGATAATCGTGTGTACCTTCTCTTTTGTGAGTTTACGCTCGATTTCTTCGTAGAGAGCACAGGCAAAATCCGTATGAAGTCCCTCGTCACGTGCAATGAATTCATTCGAGGTTGTGAGACCAGGCATCAGGCCACGCTCTTTGAGCCAATAAATAGCACAGAAGGACCCACTGAAGAAGATGCCCTCCACGACCGCAAATGCAACGAGGCGTGTCGCAAAGTTCTCTTCCGTTGTCGCAATCCATTTTCGAGCCCATTCTGCTTTCTTCTTGACACAAGGAATCGTCTGAATGGCTTGAAACAGATGAAGCTTTTCGGATTTATCATCGATGTAAGTATCAATCAAGAGTGAATACGTCTGTGAATGTATTGCTTCCATCATCAGCTGGACAGAATAGAATTGACGTGCTTCGCTTAGTTGAACTTCATTCATGAAGCGTGCGGCAATGTTTTCCTGGATGATTCCATCCGAGCCGGCGAAGAAAGCCAAGACGTTTTTAATAAAGTGCTGTTCATTGGGAGTCAGTTTTACCCAGTCTTTTAGGTCCTTGCCGAGGTCAATCTCATTTGTTACCCAGAAAACTGCTAGGTGATTTTCATATTTCTCGAAGAGTTTCGGTTTCATAATGGGGAAGAGCGTAAAACGGTTTGGATTCTCCTTCAAAATTGGCTCCACAAAATCATCATCAAGGGTCAAATCATCAACCGCAGAAATAACTGCCCGTTTAGCCTGTAAAGATGGAGACGCATAGGGCATAGATGGCACAGTGGAAGCAATGATGGAGGAGTCCATTCCGAATACGATATTAAAACCGGAGAAAGATTTCTCCATGATAGTCGACCGCTCTCTTGTGCGTATTTTTCATCAATTTTATAATGTATATAGCTTAAATCATAAGAACATAGCATATTTTAATGACATCGATTCGACATGTATGTTCGCTAGGATCATTTTGTCACACGGCGTCTCATCTTCAACAGTATCATATGCGTAATTGTGCTTATCCTTTTGATTGGACACTATCAAGTCCTCGCATGGTGATGGACTGTCTACGGGATGATTTTCAGACATTTCTCGATCCCACACAGCATGTAACGGTTGAACCTGGCATTTCTTCGAATCATCTCACCTATGGTACCATGGTATGGGGAAAGAACTTTGACGGCATTTTCAATCAACATCTGACTTTTGCGCATAAAGATGTAACGACTGCAGCTGACTATGCGTATTATGAGCGATGTGTGGAACGATTTCGTGCGTTATTACAATCATCAGAACCCAAACTATTTATTCTTATCGCACAGGATATGGAATATGATCTCCAGGAGATCCATGAATTACGTGATATGTTGCGTCAGCGAACACCGAATTCGTATGTATTGTGTATATCGTTATTTAATGAGAATGAATCGCGATATACGTTTGATCAAGAGGATGGAATCAAATATCTGAAGGTGTATACCTATAGCCGATCAGACGGCCGTGGATTTGCGAATGCGCGCGACAATGAATATCTTCACTATCTGATCCGTTGTTTGTATGAGTTTATGTGAACGAGGTAAACTTCTGAAGTACTTGTGAACTTTGGTATAAACTTGTTGCGAGGGGATTCACATCATGTGTATATTTCATATATCGTAATTCAGGAAGGTAATGGCGCAAGATCGACGAAAACTGCTGTGAAGAAACGATCGGTTCCAGAGAGGGTAGATTATTGATTGCGATCAGATCAATGGAATTTTCGATCCGACGAACCGGTTTATTTTTTGTTGTATAGGCGGAATAAAGAGGCAGGGTATTGCGAGGGTTTCCCATATCACATGTGATATCACAAATGATCGATAGTTTATGTGGAGCAACTAGATCACTCGGTGTTAAAAAGGGATCGATATGGATCGACGGATCATCGGGAAGACGAATGGCATGGATCAGAATATCGTGATTCAAGATCACAGATCGATCAGGAGTGGTGGTGCTCGTCCAGATCGTCGTGGGGATATGAAATTGATCAAGAATATCTTTCGCACGTTTCCCTGCCGCACCATAACCGATCAAAAGAACTCGAGGAAGTGAATTCATCGTGGACAAGATCGATTGATAATGATCCTCTTTGAAAGCAGGTAAGACGCATCGATTATGTTGTCGAAAATGATACGCCATTAAAGCAAGATAGCATCCTATCTTTCCTGATTGCGCACAAAAGGAGATCACTCGTTTCTGATCACGATCTACCATGTATTCATAATCGATAAAGGTACACCCCTTTAGAAGATCCAGTGTTTCTTTTGATCCCTCTTGATTCTTATAGCAATGGGCAAAATGAAGAAGAGTCTGTGTAGGAGTAGCGGCATATTCGATTTCTTTTAGTCCGATGACATAGGAATGTGTCGTATTTTTCCAATATCCTGCATCGACGATCATTGCCCCTACCTTTTGATAGGCGGCATCTGAATAGCATCGTTTCGTAGAAGATTCGACTTTCACGGTATAGAGGGGGAGAAGGGCAGGAATATCGTCAGGAATAATTGGCGTTCTCGCCTCAAAGGGGTTGAGTTCTGATCGGATCACTAATTCAGGTTTTCCAAAAACATCTCGATATAATAATTCAAATGCGGTTTGATTGTAATTTGCGATCGAAGGTCGGATCATATGGGGAGACATTTTTTTGATCAGATCAGACACATGATACAGATCATAGAGTTGATCGCTGATCGAAGATAACAATCTGTGCGCAGTATTCGGCTGTTCTACAGCCGCAAGCCCCAGATCACTCAGAATGACATTACATTCCTCGACAGGGATTAGATAAGTAAATCCTTTCTGTACACAATTCTTGATCAGTTGATTGTATCGTGATTTATCGAGTGTTGTTGCTCCACGCACCAGCGAATGCTGTGCTAGCAATACAATAAAATTCATCACATCACCGAGATACTCTTCAGGAAACCATTCGAAAAACCGCAGTTCAATTCCGTGATTTTTAAATTTATTGAAATTCAAGTCATATCCAATTTGCGCATTAGGAAGATAGGGTGTATCGTTCAGTTGATTGTACCAAAATGCGGGATCGGTGGGCTTATCCATGACAAGTAATTTTCCGTTCATAGGGACAGTCGTATCGTATGTTTGAAGGGAAATGTAGCGACTCATACTAATCCGCAAACTTCCAACCGAATAAGCGGGATTCACGACAGAAAATACATCGGGTGTCCCATAACATGCGACAAGCAGTGGTTCCACCATCTGGATGTACTCCATGAGCGTCAAATGATCTTTGGCAAAACGATTTTTATCGATGATGACGCCGCCCCGTAAGAGGGTGGGTAATGTGAGATTAATATGAATCGTTCCATTGTTACAAACGAGTAGATTCGATTTACCGGTCGTTAGAAAGGTAACAAGCCCGTAGTTGTGATCGGGAAAGATAACCCTACCGATATTCCATTTCTCAAAAAAAGGGAAGACCTCTTTTCGAAATTGTCGTTTTAATTGGGTAAATTCGTCGATACATGCGGGTACGGTCGTATTCTGAAACCGCTGTGTAATAAATTCAATCGAATCTCCGTCGAATACAACGGATTTATCATAGACCGACTTGTAAAATGGACATTCTCGCAATAAGACATCGTGAATCGATTCGGTGAATTTGGGATTCGGTGTAGATTCTGCATCATAGAAGGATCGGTGTTGTAGATTCTTGTCCGTCTTTTGGAAGGTATGAGAATTGAGATAGACAGGATAGGTTAAGTTAGGGGAGGTGCGCAGCTTCTCTAATGACGCATTCAGTGGTTCTGGTTTGAAATTCTTATAGTAATCGACACTGTAGCGTTCCCTCTTTGGTTTCAATTTGGCAAACGATGAAGAGGATTGAAGTTTATGAAGCATCAGATACGATTCATTTTCAATTCCAAGCGCCCAAAATTCTGTGGGCTCCTTCATATTCGAATAGACATCCATGTATTTCATATGTTTGTCGTCGATGATGTCGTTGAATAAGTAGGATACGGTTCTTGGAGAGGCACATTTATTGGCATCGGTTGGAGTCGGAGGAATGGAAACAGGCACACTGGGATCTATTCCAATTGGTTCCATCCTATCCTCTACTTTAGATACAAAACAACCCATGAGAGTCGTACTATCCTAGGAGCTTTTTAAAAATGAATGACTGAATACCTTTATATAGTCCATTTATGAAAAGCTTTTTGCGAGCTTTTATTACGAAGTGCCTTTTTGCAAACTTTTTCCCAAAAAGTTTATATGTAATCACATTCTACTGCAAGTTCCGATCCATCTTCTTGCTGTACCACACGAAAGGGCTTACCACAACCAACAATTACATGTTGTTCCACCAGTCGATCGCATTCTTCTTTGGGTGCGTGAGGAGGAATGGGCATACCATTGTTTAGATAGGCCCCGTGACGAAAGATACGACAATTCAGTTCGTTACGTTGGACAATAATAGTACCTTGACAATGCGGGCAGGTAAAGAGATAAAAGTCTTCCATACTACTATAGAGCTTTTTAAGCGGCTTTGGCCTTCGGCCTTATGCCGCAACATGGCCGAAGGCCAATTAAAAAGCTCGCAAAAAGCTTATAAAAGCGGTTTTGCGAGCTTTTTTTATAAAAAAGCTCTACAATAGAATGACGTCGACATTGCGCATAAACGCGGCCAATACGGCGCGTACTAAACCGACGACAGGCGATACAAAAATGTCGTTTGTGAACGTGGATCATCTGGGATGGTTGCTGTGCGATGGCCGTGAGATGGATATCGTTGCGGATAATCTTTTATTCCAGGTGATCGGGTACACCTTCGGTCATGGTAGTGGTACTAAATTTAAATTGCCCAATCCGGCAGGACGTGTGATGGGTACCGTTGGTACAGTAACAGATGCAAATACTCCAGCTATTGTGCGCACGTATGTGAAAGGTCAAAGCGTTGGTGAATTGGATCATAAGCTAACCATTGGTGAAATGCCGGCACACAATCATAATGATGCAACAGCATCACCTGGTGCAAATACGACAGCAGATGGAATAACGTCTGTTCAAGCCGACCATACACATGGTATTACGGATCTTGGACATAGCCACGCAGTTTCCTATTATAATCCATCACCCGCAACAACGGCTTCACTACCAGGACATGAGGTAGCAGATAATACTACTATAATTACAAGTACAAGTCCAGCCCTCACAGGTATTTCTATCAATCCAGCGGGTGCACACAGTCACACCGTCAGCTCCAACGGCGGCGACCAGTACCACAACAATATCCAGCCGACTCTCTTCTACGGTAACACCTTTATCTATTGCGGCGTCCCGATGCGCGGCGAGTTCCCGTTCAAGACGGGTCTGGCGCCGGTTCTCATTTAGGGGGACGTAACGCCGACTACGTCGGCTACCTCCCCCTTACCCCCTGTACCGATAAAATCACTAAAAATAATGATACAATATTATTTATTTTAGTGGAGACGCAAGCGTCCCCATACCCCTCCATTAGGGTGAACCTGGTTCCACATCTTCTTTTACGACATTCACTGCCACAACTGCTCTTGATTTCTCCGCTCTCACCTCTTTAACATCTGTCTCAGGAACAATTGCTGACATTTTTCGAATATTCGCCCTCTCTTCTTCTTTCATCTGCGTCTCCACTAGTCCCTTGTAGAACGTCTTGACGGTCGGGTGAGCGCGAAACGCCGCAGGGTCAAAGTCATGGACAAACAGCCCTTCCAGCGTTCTCGCACGGGACAATGCGACATACGCCTGGCCATACTCGAAATTGCCCGATCCAATATCAACGAGCGCACAATCAAGCGACGACCCTTGACATTTATGTGTTGTAACGGCCCACGCCAGTCGCAACGGAATCTGCGTACGTGAGACGAACGGATAATCTTCGATAGGCCACGAGTGAGTCCCAATGACCCTGCGAATTCCATTGACGAATTCTACAATGGGCAGATTGGTCGCCGCACAAAATCCGACCAAAACACCACGTGAACCATTGACGAGTCCCGCACCAGGATCTACGTTCGCAATGAGCATGACCTGTGAATCCTGAACCAGCTCTAACTGAACGGTATAGGCCGCATCGGTATCGTATCGAGTGAGCGCTTGTTGGAATCCCTCGTCTGATTCGACAAACCCAGCAGGCATTTTACCGTCATACGCAAGGCGCGCTTTATACGTTTCTCGTTTTCCTTTCAGCGCTTTTAGATTGGATTCATTGATTAATTCGACTTCAGCTCGGCGAGGAAAGAGAAGGGTGGGCTTGATTTTGTTCTTGCGCCAGTCGAGACCCTCTCGTGCTCGTAGAATCGCACATGACTCCATGGACAATTGACCCATGCGTGCTTCTTTCATAATCGTTTGAAACCCCGCCTCTTTTTGTCGTTGAATTTGGGTGAGTTCAATACACACAGAGATTCCCTCTTTCCACGCCGCCGATTCAAAGGCGAATCGTGTGGCTTCATCGCTGCGATTAACAGGAGGAAGCTGAAAGAAATCGCCGACGAGAAGGACCTGGAGACCGCCGAAGGCGGACCTAGAACCTCTGATTTTCTTTCCGAGTTCGTTCAGTTTGTCTAGCAGTTCAGCCGTGAGCATGGAGACTTCATCGATGACGAGCAGGTCAGTAAGAAGCCAGTGTTGAAGGACTTTGCGGTTTCGACGGATTTTCGTATAGAGTTCTTGAACGGTCCCTTTGCCGAGCCCGATGCCGGCCCAGGAATGAAGGGTTTTTGCTTTGTGACCCAATAGAAGCGCCGCACAACCGGTCAGGGCACACATTTGAATGCGGGGGAGTTTTACATGCTTCTCGTGCGAAGCACGTGCTAGTTCCAACCTCCTTGACATACCTGGAAATTCCGAATCAATGACGGAAAGCAAGTAACTTTTACCGACACCGGCTGGTCCCAAGAGTGCTACATTGTCGCCGCGTAACAAGAAGTCAAAGGCCGTTTTCTGTTCGTCATTGAGTGTATCGTATGGAGTAGATGCAGCCATATTGAGGTATCTTTCTTTTACAAAAAAGATAATTCAATTTTATTGTATTAGCAATTTGTGTATTAGCAATCTGTGATACGATTGATATAGGCGATGCGTGCGGGGGTTTCCATGGCAATTTGTACCGTATTTCCATATTGATCTAAGAATTGATACACATGGTGTCCCACATAGCTAAAGTAGGCATAAAACTGCCCACCGTCCACATGATCGGCACAAATGAATGCTCCTGTAGGAATCTGACCTGGTTCAAGAGGGGTGACATGGAGGAATAGATAGGAATGTAATGCGATTTCGTGATGTCTTCTTCCACGCATCCATGGATTATTCTCACGACGAATATAACAGTGGAGGTCTCCCACACCCCCATCTGGATGACATGATGGAGAGGATTCCATTTTGTAACATTTCCATGTGAAAACGCTGTATTTCAATTTTTTTGTGAAAGGCGGGCAAGGAGTTTGGCGCCAAAGGAGCAGTCGCCTGTTTCTTCAATTTCTTTCAATGCTTCCACATGAAGTTCTTCTAGTATGGCATCTAGTGGATCAACATGATGGATCTGATCTTGAATCCACTGCAGTTTTTCGATGGATGTCTCATAGGAAGCTTGAATGGATGTGATTTGATTCATAGCCTCTTCAAACTCAGCGACGAGATCAAACTCGGCCGCAAAATCAATATCGGATACATTGCTCATTGACGCTTCGCTCATTGACGCTTCGCTCATTGTATCACTTTCCGACATGTTATATATACTATGCCGATCTTGTTTAGACTTCTGAAGAGTCTATCAGGTGAATGGCGATGCGTGGAAGGCCAATAGACTGATTGGCGAATGATAGGAGATCGTACCTACCATGGGGATTTTTCCTTCTGTTCGGCCCTTCCAAGAAACAAACCAGTGAGCCGGCATGAATAACCCATTTCCAGGTCGTAAAATAATGTCCATGAATTTCAAATCAGCTAGGAACGGCGTGTCTTTTGCCGTAAACTCATCTGGAAATCCGTCGAGCCATGTGGCAGGTAGTGCAGTTTCCACGTTTTCCGTCATGATACTGACCGTAATATCACCATCGACGGGAAAGAGATAGGTCCATGTAGCGATGGTTTTCCGCAATCCTACTGCGCCTGCCCAACAATGATAACGAGGATACCACCATCCCTTCAACCACCGAGAAATGATAACAGGATGAAGCCATTTGGTAGCCCAGACAGACATTCCTGATATGGCGGCAATCTTTTCAGCCTGTTGATATTTCCAGGGGCACACGGATTGATCATTGGCATGAGAGACCCATTCGACCAGGCTTATTTCTTGGAAAATCGGAATATTCGCATAACATTCTCTTGATAGGACATCTTCCACACTCCAAAAGGTAGCGGGGGGAAGGGAACGAACCACGAGGGGTATTTTTTCATGTAGTAAGGTGGAGAGATTCTCTTTTTGTGTCCATTCGATTTGATTGACACGGAATTCACAAACGGCCTGTTTATAAAAAAAGGTGAGAATCACAAAGATCACACCGAGAACTAAAAGTATCTCCATTGGAGCCCTATTCTCTTCTCCATATCAAAACAATACGTTTATTACACAGTGATTTTGGTAGAACGACGCGTTGTCGAAAGGATTCTCTTCGGAGGAACAAATTTCTTTCGACGAGTGGATGCAAACATACGCTTTGGATTGTCTTTGTGCTTTTCCAGGAGAGAGGCGATAGTAAGTGTCGGTTTTACCGGATCCTCTTTTTTGGGTTCTCCAGTGACAATGACATCCGTATTGACACTCACTGCTGCGCTAGTAGGTGGTAGAAGAAGCGTCAAGGCACGATCCACCCATTGTGGAGGAAGTGTACCCGTTTCAGCAGTACTGACAAAAAACCCCTCTTCTGCGGGAACCACTTCTTGAATAATTTCGTTTATAGTCTCCTCTAGCGTATCGACCTCTTCCAAGGAAGTCATCGTCGTAAAGATGTGAACCCATGCGGCTTGATAATCAGAAGGACAAGGGACGAGTAATAGCTGTATATCCATCGCAAATCCATAACGAAGGCCAATCTCCGCAAATTGCTTATTCAGATCAAAGGTACCATGCTGACGTTGAACAGTGGTCCCAGCGAGTGTCACGTTTTTCTGAACGATGTCTTCCAATAAAAGATAACAACCGTAGAGATGATTTTGAAGACGCAGGGAGGGAAGACCATGTACGCCTGATAAATGTGTGCGAACGGTATGACATAGTGCCTCCATTCTCTAGTAGTCATGCCTTTTGTTGGAACTCCCATTTATCCGCATACACGTTCTATTACAGATCTAAACCATCCAGCCCATCATAACATAACATGACAACTCTTGAGTTCTCAAAGGGCTCTGTCGAATTAAATGAGGAACAATTTCGAGTCGTAACGAGTCCACCCACTGAAAATCAACGCATTCTCGCTTCTGCCGGATCAGGGAAAACCACCACGATCACTGCACGAATTGCCTACTTAGTAGAGGAATATGGATGGGATCCAAGCAAGATTCTGCTCGTATCTTTTAGTCGATCCGCCGCACAAGAAATGATCCATCGTGTTCATCGGCTGATCGGTGATGTCAATCTCTACACAGGAACCTTTCATGCGCTGAGTTCAAGGATTTTAAGAGAACAAGCGCCACATTGCGTGGTGGATCAACCCTTTATCGACGAACTACCCTACCGTCTTGTAAAATGGCTCGAAACGGATCAAGGAAAACAGTGGTCCAAACGGTTTCGAACGATCATCGTGGATGAATTTCAAGACATTAACGAGATTCAATGGCAGATTCTAAAACGATGTTATCATCCGCACACGACTATGACCATTGTAGGCGATGATGCGCAAAATATTTATACATGGCGGGGATCATCCGTCGATTTCATCCTAAACTTTCATGATCATCTTCAGAATGTACAAGATTATCAGCTTTGTCGGAATTATCGATCCAGTGAAGCGATCGTGACGATCGCTAATTCGGTCATGCGATTCATCCCTACGCTGCCATTCAAGGAAAAGATGATGGCGAATACAAAAGGAGGCAGAAAACCAGAGGTTCATTATTTCTTTCGATCATCGGATGAATGGGATTGGATCGTTCAATCGCTGGAAAAGATGATCCGTCAATTACCCACATTTACGTTTGCGGTTCTTTCGAGATACAATTCGGATCTGTTTCGGATTGAAGAGCGACTCCATCTACGTGGTCTTCCTTATCAACTATGTACGAGTTATAACCCTGATTCGAGTACGAAAACCAAGAAACGGATCACACTTGCCACGATCCATGCCAGTAAGGGTCTAGAATGGGATGTGGTGTTTTTTATGAATCTTCACGATGATGTCTTTCCAGCACGAAAATCGGACGACGACATTGTATGTGAACGCCGACTCTTTTATGTAGGAGTGACCCGTGCGAAGAAGGCCCTGTATCTTACGTATTCCAAACAAGAACGTTCCCTCTCGCGCTTTGTTCGCGAAATCCCACGCCCGTTTCTTCGATATCATAATGTGGCATCGTTCAAACTCAGCACCGTGGAGGGTACGACGGGACTCATGAATATCGAGGAGATGCTACGTGGACTAGACGGTGCGGATTGGAATACGTTGCGTGATCAAGGCGATGTGCCGCGCATCGAACGGCAGATCACCGAATCGATTTTCCAGTTTGGACAGTTCTTTTCACTCCCTGAATGGGTCAAAACGCATGATGTGAGAGAAACATGGTTCGAAATGTTGCGCCTCGTGACCTTGCGAGAGTGCGCCATGTATCAGAACAAACTCCACGAACTTTGTACACCCGAAATACAAGAAGGATTGTTGACCCTGCGAATCTATCGAGAAGATATTGCCTTCTGGGAAGAACACGAGGCAGAATTCGAGCATCTGGTTCGTAAGTTTATGAAACACACGCAACAAATGCCGGCCGTGGAATATGCACAGCTGGAACAATACGTTCAAAGCAAACTACCACATCTGAACTGGTCGACACAGGATATGTGTCATGCTCTTGTCATTTTGGCCAAGATCCGTGGTCAACTGCGGCCCCTACGATATAAGGGATTTGATCTCGACGAATTCTCCTTTGGCGTTGTACGAAATTCAGTGCCGACAGAGTTGAGACCGGACGTATTGACGAGTTGGCACAACCTGATCGATCCGACCAAGAAAACGGCGGACATTATGGGAGACATGTGGAGAATGGCGGCGATTCCCATGGTGGTGGAAGGGAGAAACATTCCGCTGTATCAATATGTGTCGATTGTTCCGCTATTACAACAAGAAGAACAACAAACCATTGCGCATGCGCTATCCAAAGCGTTACCGATCTGGATGGCCACTCAGGAGAATCCGACGTTTCATTTTCTGTTTGAGGTGGAGGGGATACGACCGATCCAATTTGATATTTTGACGGAGAAATGTGCGTATGATGTCTTTTTTGATCCGAGTTTTGTGCCGAGTCAGGAGGACAAGATCCGATTGCTCTTGAAACAGTATGTGTATGAAGAGACATTTGATCGGGCCCTCGATTCGATCGGTTTTCTGAATGTGGCAACGGGACTCATCTTACAATATGAGGTGTCGCCTACCATACGCGAGCAGCTGAGCCACTTGTGGCAATACCTAGAACAGAAGTATCATCTTGTGTAGCCGTGCGAAGAGCGTGCTCTTTTAACGCATGCCGGGCCATGGGGTGATGGGCAGGAAGAGAACCACCAGGTTGTGTAAAGGGACCACGTGCTTTGGCGGCTTGAACCGTCTTGGGAACGGAGGGAACACCTCCGTGTGGCATGGGCTCGCCCTGAGGAAGCCCGTCCTTGTGCGCATAATATTTCTGCGCACCATAACGGTCCTGTTTGGTGGGGTTATTGAAGAGACGAGCGCTGCGTTCAAAGTAAGCCGTATCGTTTGATGTGCGGCAGGTATATCCATCGATGCGAAGAAGCGCCTTGGGCATCGCCAGTTCGGAGACAAACGAGTTAGAAATCTGTTTGCGATCGGGCAGGGTGCTTCCGCTTTGATAGAGGTCACTGGATTGCTTGGGAATGTATTGAGAGGTAGAGCACCATGAATCAAGTGGCTGATCAAGAGTGCGGAGGGATGACTCTTTATCAATGGCGGCGGCATAACGACCGGGTGGATAAAAGGAACCGCCTGTGGGGAATACCATGTCCTTCGGAGGCATGGGGGCGGCGATAGCGGGCGCGCTGGTGACGTAGTTTTTACAGACTTTGACCCATGGACGGAACGATTCGGGTAACGTCACACGCTGCTGTGGGATGATGTGACTGAGCATTTTTGTGGGATCCCAATGGGTTTTGAGACAGACAGGAGGGAAGAGATTGCCCTCCACATTTTGAAAAGGGTACTGACTGACGAAGGGGGAGGGAGGCTGGCTCATTACTTAGGACTTTTTAAAAAAAACTGGACTTTTATACAAAAGTCCGCAAAACTATAATACTAGAAATTTTAAAGGTTGTCCTAGCTTTTTGCTCACTTTTTCAAGCGACCATAAGGCCCTTCGGGCTGATAGGCCGCGTCACGGCAAAGCCGTTAAAAAAGCCCTTAGTTGTTAGGGTTATCCTTATGCGTATAGTACAAATAGGGCGTCGAATCGGGATTGGTAGGTACTGCCACAGTAGGTCGCTTGCCCCATCCTGAATCCTGGCTGGCAAATCCGACTTGTTCGTCGATTTGAAACGTCGCATTCCACTCGTTCAGACTCAGAAAGTAGGGCATATAGAGCCACGCAGGTGTCATCGCATGATCGTCGTAATAGATTTTAAAATCAAGACGGTCTAATTTACCCAACGCATTTTCAAAGATCGACGGGTTCTGAATGACGGTCTGAGACACACCTGTGTTTCCAATATCTGCCATGAGAATTTTACCTGAAACGAATTTCACCTGACCCGTTCCTTCGTTGCTGACATTATAATTTTCAGGCATGGTCAGATCCATATTATTAAATCCTTGTTCATCATTGATTTGCATCAAGAAATTCATGTTCGTCGTAGAAGTAATCTGTGCAACGGTACTCAAGATACTAAACTGAGTGGGTTTCATATTCAACAGTCCAAGACGATAGGTCAATGAATTAATGACTGTATTCACAGGGACACAGGAATACCACGAATTGACCATGTTTTGAAGAACGGCACAGCATGTCGAAATACAACTCGTACTCCTAACGGACCCTTGATGAGGGTTAATAGACTGTGACCCAACGATAGTAGTATGAGGCTGTAACGTCTGTAGCGTTTGTAAGGGAACCGCTTGACCTGGAACATACATCGTTTGATCGGTCACGAATGCAACAGGAACGCTTTGATTCGACAAGTAGGTTCGATTCGCAATCATCGAAGAGGGTAATACGCCTGTATATTTGGAGGAGACGAACATATGATAATCACGATAAACCGTGCCATGAATGGAAGAAATGGTCTGCGACGTGCTTTGTACAATATGATAATAACTCGACATCGTGCTGTGATAATCCATAAAGTTCGTAAACGTCATACGTACTCCTGCGCAATTATTAAAGATTCTACCCATGGTACTGGTGTAACAGAACATGCCCGAGAAATCCAAATCGTTTGACAAATCCGCTGCGTGAAAGGTAGAACCAGAAGTAATATGGGTCGAACCACCTGAATAGGAATAACCCGACGCGAGCGAATAGTTTCCGAAGACACTACTCAAAACACGTTCCATATGAGTCAAAATCGACTGGTATCCGATCAAATTCGACTTGAGCGTCTGAAAGGAATAATGATTAAGATCGGACATGGATAATTCTTGCTGGAGAATGAACTCATACTGTTTGGATAGGTCGCGCTGAATTGATGGATGAAGAGTATCATGAAGAGTCGTATAACGTCGCTCATTCGAATTGTAGACCCATGTATAATTGTTAATATTTCGAACCTCAAACGTAAGATGACGTCGATAAGAATCAAGTGTCCCCTGATTCTGTTGGCATAAGGCCAAATAGATGGGGCTATCGAACCCCTGAAAGGGTCCCATCACCACCTGTACGATATCATTATGAGAAAGCGAATCCGAATGAAGAAAGGGCTGAGAACGACCCGATGCCACTATTTCTTTCAGAATAGGAAAGTAATACGCCACGTAGGCGACGGATTCTGTAATCTCGGGTAGAATATCAATGTGTTGCTGGGTATAATACGTATTCATGATATTCTCTTTGGTATGAGCATGATATCGCGCATTTGTAATAGCGGAGTAATAAGAATTGCCAGGCTCATTGAATAGAATGGAAATATCCCTTGTATTCATGAATACGTCTTTGAAATCTTCATAGGAAACAAGATTCATAGGAGGGGTTGAATTGGCTCGAAACGTAAGTTCAGATGCCATTTGTGACTCGTTATAATTCCCATGAGGGATAGTGATGGTTCCCAAGAGGGGCTCGCCAGCAGGTGTGAGTCGCCCCTGTTCTGCTACACCAAGCGAATGAGAAGCAAGTGAACAATCAATGACGGATACACACGTGCTAAGACAGGAGGAAGGAACACCCTGTGCCAAGAGTTTGAGCACCAAACTAGAGGTAAACAAATTATTAGGGATAACGTTGTTGGCACCGTTAGGAAAGGACATTTGTACGAGTTGAAACTTGGTGACGTCTTTATAGACACGGGGAAGTTTGAGTTGAAATCGAAAGGGGGTAGGGAAGACATTCGTATCACGATCCGTTGATTTGATACTGACCAGACTCGTCTTGGTGGTTTTGGGGGGATCCAAATAGACGTGATCCGCAAGGGAACGAATATTGGTGGTTTCGTCCCATGGTGCACCGACATCAATGGGATTAATGGTGGTGTTTTGAGCGGCAAGATTGGGACCAGGGGCAACCAAAATGGCATAGCGTGGATCCTGTTCACGGCGAATACGGACATCTTCTGTGGAATCGGTATCAGAGTCCAGATCCGTATCCGTCTCCGAATCAAGGTCCGTATTGGAATCATAGGGTTGATAATAAGTGGTTTCCCGTTGGGCCCGACTCATTCTATCTACCGGTTCTTTTCTTTTCTTTAGATCCATAATATAAAGAAATTCCAGTAGGATAGAAGCAATGGCACAAACGACCTACCTCGAAAAAGATCGTTATAAAAAGGAAGCCAAAAAAAGTGGCGATAACTTTGCCTCTAATAATAACAATCCGTTCCTTGTTTCTCCTTATTCACCTGTTAACTTGGGAGCATTTGCGACAAACAATGTCGTAAATGAGATCTCTTCTATCGTTTCTTCTATTTTTGGTGATCTCAACTCAGTGATTGATGTGACATCGTATACGTTATCGATTTCGACGATCAGACCTATCGCAACAGATACGAACCAGATGGTTACAATGAATGCAACTACTGTAAGAATCACCAATAATTTAACTGCTCCCAATTTTTTTTTCACGAATGCAAGCGGTAGTATGCTAAATGTATCAACCATTAGTAGCACTACATTATATATCAATGCCCCCAATATCATCAGTATCTCAACACCGATGGTGAATGTAAGCAGAGATATGTACGTGGCACGCAATTTGGTAGCACAGAATTTGTTTTTCTCGACAGCAACGGGTTCTACCATTAGTACTTTTACATCAAATACAAGTGGTCAATTAACGGCAGTGGATATGGGATTTATTAGCATGACGGGTGAAACAATTAATACAAGTTCAATTACCGTGTCTACGATTAGCAGCAATGTATTATATATGGCTGCATCATCAATTCTTAGTATTTCAACACCGATGGTGAATGTAAGTCATGACATGTATGTGGCGAATAATTTGGTGGCACAGAATTTGTTTTTCTCGACGGCAACGGGTTCTACTATTAGTACCTTTACATCGAACACGAGTGGACAATTGACGGCGGTGGATATGGGATTTATTACGATGTCAGGAAAAACGATCAATACGAGTACCATCAGTCTATCAAGTATTACTGCGACAAGATCCTTTTATGCGAGTACAGGAAGTACCATTGAATTCCAGACTCCCAATGTGTACATGAATCAAAATCTAACCGTGGGAAATAACTTGATTGCGACCAATTTATATTTTAAAACAGCAACTGGATCCACCATTAGTACGTTTACATCGAATACAAGCGGAACGATGACAGCAAATAATATGGGGTTTGTAACGATGGTAGGTGATTCTTTCATTGCGAGTACGATTGTAGTAAATTCTACGATGACGGCTTCCTCTATGAATACAAACAGACTATCCACCAGCCAGATCGTTTTCTCCACGATGACGGGAAATACGATCATATTGAATTCCACGATGTCGGCGTCCACAGTGATTACGAATGCGATGGCGGTGAGTACCTTGGCGGTAAATTCTACGATGACGGCATCGTCTATCCATGCGAATACGATGTCAACCAGCCAGATCGTCTTTTCCACGATGACGGGAAATACGATGATATTGAATTCTACGATGTCGGCATCCACCGTGATTACAAACGCCATGGCGGTAAGTACCTTGACGGTAAATTCTACGATGACGGCTTCTTCTATCCATGTGAATACGATGTCAACCAGCCAGATCGTCTTTTCTACCATGACGGGTAATACGATGGTATTGAATTCTACGATATCGGCGTCGTCCGTCATTACAAATGCGATGGCACTCAATACTTTGACGGTAAATTTTACGATGACGGCTTCCTCTATGAATTCGAATACGATGTCAACCAGCCAGATCGTCTTTTCTACCATGACGGGTAATACGATGATATTGAATTCTACGATATCGGCTTCCACAGTGATTACAAATGCCATGGCACTCAATACGTTGACGGTAAATTCTATGATGACGGCTTCTTCTATCCATACGAATACAATGTCAACAAGTTGGATCTTCTTTTCTACGATGGTAGGCAATGCTATCACCGCTAGTACAATCGTTACGAATTCAAGCATCACAGGATCCACCATGAGCACCATTTCTATTTCGACGAGTCAGATCACATTCTCTACAATGATAGGAAATGCTATCACCGCTAGTACAATCGTTACGAATTCAAGTATCACAGGATCCAGCATGAGCACCATCTCTATTTCGACGAGTCAGATCGCATTTTCTACGATGGTAGGAAATGCTATCACTGCTAGTACGATTACAGTACACTCTACGCTATATGGATCGACGATTCTTGGAATGAATAGTGTAGTATCAACATTAACTGTGAGTACATTACAGGGTTCAACATTGAACTCATCGACCCTATTTGGGTCGAATGTCACGGCATCGAGCTTTACTGCATCAACTATGTTTGGTTCTGTTGTCGCTGTGTCAAGTCTCACTATTTCGAGTATCGACGCATCTAATATGATTTCAACACTTCGTATGAGTACAAGTAATCTTGTGGTGGTTAATAATCTGAGTACAAATAACCTCGCTGCTGTTAATAATATTAGCACAACTAATCTTGGAGCAACTACGATTAGCACAAGTAATCTCGGCGCCGTTGCTGTCAGCACAAACACCCTTAATGTTTTCACTACGATTAGCACAACTAGTCTTGGAGCAACCACGATTAGCACGAGTAATCTTGGAGCTGTTGCTGTCAGTACAAACACCCTTAATGTTTTCACTACGATTAGCACACTTAATCTTGGAGCAACCACGATTAGCACGAGTAATCTTGGAGCTGTTGCTGTCAGTACAAACACCCTTAATGTTTTCACTACGATTAGCACACTTAATCTTGGAGCAACCACAATTAGCACAAGTAATCTCGGCGCCGTTGCTGTCAGTACAAACACCCTTAATGTTTTCACTACGATCAGCACAACTAGTCTTGGAGCAACCACAATTAGCACAAGTAATCTCGGCGCTATTGCTGTCAGCACAAACACCCTTAATGTTTTCACTACGATTAGCACAACTAGTCTTGGCGCAACCACGATTAGCACAAGTAATCTCGGCGCTGTTGCTGTCAGTACAAACACACTTAATGTTTTCACTACGATCAGCACAACTAGTCTTGGAGCAACCACAATTAGCACAAGTAATCTCGGCGCTGTTGCTGTCAGTACAAACACACTTAATGTTTTCACTACGATCAGCACAACTAGTCTTGGAGCAACCACAATTAGCACAAGTAATCTCGGCGCTGTTGCTGTCAGTACAAACACACTTAATGTTTTCACTACGATTAGCACAACTAGTCTTGGAGCAACTACGATTAGCACAAGTAATCTTGGAGCTGTTAACACGAGTACATCGAATCTAACCTTTACTTCATTAAATACGACAGCAATCGTTGTTAACACGGCATCTACACTAACTGGATTTCCCCACCTTGTGATTATGTATAATGGAACCCCCTATAAAATCGCACTTTACAATTAACCATTCTGAGCAGTTATCCTCTTTTTTCGTTGTGGTAATACAAACAGAAAAGCGGATTTTATAAAAGTTTATCTTCAGTTCGTTGTGGACTTATTTGCCATGAGCGCTTTCATCATCTCTTTGAGTTCATCGATCTCCTTCTGCTGTTGTTCTATTTGTTTCTGTTTTGTATCTTCTTCTGCTTTCTTGTCCGCTGCTATCATATCATATACACTGGCAAATCCTCGCGACTCTGCTTCTATCATGATCTTTGGACGTCTAAATTTACCGAGCGGACACAATTGCGATTTATCACAGAACTTATGCTCTTGACCCTTAAAATCTTGGTCTATGACATGAACAATAGGTTTAATCATGTGTCGGAACTCGTCTGTATCTAAATGCTTATGATCATCAATACACTGTTGAAATGCGTATGTTGTTGGACGCTCCATTCTATTAAATGACAATATTTCTTTAGACTAAAAATTAGATACCGGCAAGATTTGAACGCATATCGTAAGTTGATCGTTTCCGTCTGTAATCCACCCACTTGTGCTATACACATAAATATCATACCACCCTGTGCCACTTAATCCAGTTGCTATATAATTTAATGGAACGGTAAAATGATTATTACCAACATTCACATAACTATTCAAGGGGTAGTAGGTATATACGCCTGTTGAGTGTGAATAAAATCGGATTGTGGTTTGCATCATACCCGCTCCGCTATAAAATCCAGAGCATTTACCAAATACGTGGACGGGAGTAAGTGTATTATAAAGGTAAAAAGCCCATGTCATATTAACACCACCAGACCACGCTACATTATTATTAAAATAGACCATCTTCTGCATACATTGTGCTTTTTGTAGAGTCGTTCCATTCATCACAACCACTTGAGAATAAACATCTGAATTTTGTGCTACACTCTCCAAGACAAGTGTTTTATTAATATACATCGTTCCGTTTACATTACGCCATACCCAACTATGGTTCCTATCATGAACACCAATCGTATCTCCATTTGCCATAAATGTATAACGCCCATTGATATCATACCCATTCCAACTACCTATTCCAGTACCATATACACTAATATTACCATACGATGCTCCAGCAGAATCAGCCGCTTGAATACCGCGTCCATATGATTCCCAGTATACACCTCCACCACCATTCACGCGAAACCAATCGTTGGTATATACTTGTGAGCCTGTCACATTTCCGCTTATATGAACGTGACCTGAAAAACGATGAGCATTGGGCGTTCCTCTCTGAGTAGCATATAATCCGTAGTAAATGTCGTTACTATTTCCAGCGTCCAAATGTAAATTGCCGTTAGTACAAATAACCTGTGCGGTAGATGCTCCTGCTCTATCGGGTGTCGCTCCTACAATTAGATTTGCGTTCCATGAGCCATTGGGTCCATATCGCATATAAGAATTATCACCCGCAGTATGCGTCATATTTCCAGCGGTTGCCATTCGCATCACTTCCCCTCCCGTTGAATTATACCAGCCAAAAATGCCCCCTCCAGAAGAAGGTGCGACTTTAGCACGGAATAACATTCCCCAATTTACATCTGAATAAATACAACCAGCCTGATAGGTTCCGCCACCATTGACAACAAGACACCCCCCAAATAGAGTATTAGTGGCTACGACATCACCTGCTGTGTTGATAACCATTCGTGATGAACCTTGTGTCATAAAATTAAGCCTTGCTCCGCTTTCACAAGCAAACTGAACCTCACTTGCAGTCGCATTACCGATATAGCACCGTCTTGAACCTCCAAAGTAAAACTCCGTAAAGGGCGAGTTAGATACATCTCCTCCGTTCATTGTCATATAACTGGTCGCAGTTGCTGAGTTTTTGAAAAATATTCCACCTGCTTGAGTGATATTTTTCCCCACGGTAAGATTTCCAGCCGTTGCTACATCAGACGGTGCTGATCCAAACCCCATATCACGCCCCAGTGTAAGAGTATTAGTTGCTCCTGTATATTGTATCATAGAAGCAACTCGCAGCCCTGCATCATGAACGGCAATCTCTGTGTTGTCTAAGCACTCAAACATGAGTCCTGCGGTGTTACTATTCCAACCAGAACCACCGCCATAGTTTCTGGTATTATCTCCAATTGTTAGTGATCCAGGCGACATATAGTTATTCAGCACGGCAAAGTTGCTTCCACCGTTAATATTTGCTATAGAAGTATTCGCTTTGAAGTTTCCATTTATGTGAAACTTAGAATCAGGTGTAGTCGTGCCGATACCGATGTTCCCGTTCTGTAATATCGTCAGAGCAGCACTCTGTACAATCTGTGAATCAGAACCATATCCGAGAATATTGAAAGATGGCGACATGGAAGTACCATGATTCGCAATGGGAGTAACGAAGAGGCCAGGGAGATACGAATTCATCGCCGAACCGCTCGCATTGAGAACAATCGAGTTGGCGCTCTGGTTCGTGTGACCGGCCTGGTTGCCAATCGCAATGGCGTGTTGTCCCTGATTGACGACAGCCGCCTGATTACCGATGGTAACGGTGAACCCCTGCGTATTTCGATTCAGTGTATAAACCGTTGTCACATTGGACACGGTAATGTAGGAACCATCCGCAGACATCACACAAGAAACCATGGGTGAACTGCCGATGGTGAGAGCCAACCAGGTACTTCCGAAATTGATCGAATAATACACGTTGTTTGTAGTACCCTGTGTTACAATCACCATGAACTGTCCAGTGGCTGAGAGAGATGCGTGGATGATATTGGCATTAATACTGGGCAAAGAAGGGGCAGAAAAAGTCGTCGTTGTATAGCCTAGTAGATAATTGGAGATCAGTTGTGCAACCGTACCATATCCAGCAAGAGAATACTGCCCATCTCCAGAGAGAGCAATAAAAGAACCAGCCGTTCCTAGAAAGGTGCTAGTGGTCCATGTTGAACCATAGTTCGTAGAGTAATAGGGAGCATAGGTCGCAACGGTAGAACAGGCAACCATGTATTGACCTGATGCGGATACTGCCAGACCAGTCCAGCCGTCCACCCCAATAATCATGGTCCATGTCACGCCATAATCAGAGCTCTGGAATAGACCACGGGTACTAGCAGCCAACATATATTGTCCTGTTGCTGATACGGCAGTATGCGACCAATTCATCGGCACGATGGGTGAAAAGGTGATTGCGGTGTTATAGATACGCACATCATCTACGTATCCGTTAAAGGATACTGCGTTTGCTTGAGCACTCGCTCCAATCGAGACATTTGTAATCGTTGTATTGTTATACATGTCTTGTCCCGCAATAGAACCAATCATAACATTATTAAGATACGCAAAACATGTCCCTGTTCTGGAATAAATACAAGTGAAAGAGTGCCACGTGTTTAAGGAAATGGATGAAACCGACCCAATGATTATTTCAGAGGTGCCGCCTGTATTAACAAAGGACATGATTAGACCTGTTCTGGAGACACCATTGATCGTTACCGCAGTGACATATCGGATATGGAAATAGGAATCAAGTGTCCAGCGACCAAGACCAACAATAACGGACGTATTCCCAGCAGAAGGCAATGATTGCGCATTAAACCATCCCGATACCGTGATAGTTGTAGTGGGCAGCGAGACCGCATATCGAATCGCATTGGCAGCAGCAGAACCCGCCGTGTTTGTCAGGTTCAATGCGTTGTTACCCACGACACCGGTTATATACGCAGCGGTTCCTGCAATGACGGTTGCCGTTGAATTACTTACTACATCGACGGTTGATCCATCAAAGGGTAGATAAATCGAAGGCGCCCCCATACCGACCGCAGTAAACGTTGGTGTAGCAGATGTACCGTTTGCGCACACGTATAACAATCCGCCACGAACCGATGCCAGCTGGTACTGACCGGTCGCCGATGCGGAAATGGCGGTATAGTTAGGAGTTCCTGTCGCAGTCGCTTGAGGATACGCCGTGGCGCCAGCGGGCAGCCCGTTCGCACCCGTTAACGATGACCAGGTGATGCCTGAGTTGGCGCTGGTTCTTATGGTGGAGGAGGTACTCTGAACAGCGAGTTGGTACTGTCCATTATGGGACATGGCGATGTCAGTAATCGTGTTGAGGCCGGTCAGAGTGGAACCCCAGCCGGTCGTAAAAGAGCCATTACTAAAGTTATGGTAGAACTGATTGGTACTAGCACCGAGTGCCACAGTGGTCGTATTCAACGTTTGTACACCCGATGACCCCACGGTGAAAATCGAACCAGGAGGTGCTTGGACACCTGGTGCGGTATAAATCAGCGTACTTCGGAAGGTCAAGTAATCGATGGCGGGCATACTACTATATCTCTTTTTTATGGTGGTGGAACCACGACGGAAAAGCGGATACTATGAGAGTTTATCTATAATAATGTCATGTATGGTACAGGAGGCGCAACAATATAATCTTATACTAATATATACAATAACGCATCTATGATATATTAATTTGAGATGTAATATAAAAAAAACTTGAAATATATTTAAGTATCCATCATGTAAACCTCATCCACCAGGCTGGTAATAGCCATCATAATAACGTCCACCATAGCCGTATACACCATACTGTGCAATAGTCTCTTTAGTAGCATTCCTCATACGAATAAACGAGTCACGTGCTTCAGCGTACCAATTACCACCAACCATAATTGCATTTCCATTACCAGGATTTAATTTCTCTAATCTTGCATTAATTGTAGCAATTTTATCATATATATCAGCAATTTGATTCGCAATATGACCCCCATTCGAACTATGTGTCGCATTGGTCGCCGTACCAGAAAATGTTGTTGCTGTAACCACACCCGTCACATTAAGTGCTTTATTAATAGTCATCGTTCCGTTCACGTTATGCCATACCCAACTATGGTTTCTATCATGAACACCAACTGTATCTCCAAGTGCCATAAATGTATAACGACCATGGATATCATACCCACTCCAGTTACCTAATCCAGTACCATATGTAGTAATATTACCATACGATGCCGCAATAGAATCCGCTGCTTGAATACCGCGTCCATATGATTCCCAGTATACACCTCCGCTAGTATTCACGCGAAACCAATCGTTGGTATATACTTGTGAGCCTGTAATATGACCATTTATTATCGCACCTGTCGCCGTTACCGTGCCAGATACATTTAATGCAGAATTCATAGAAACACTTCCATAAAACTGATGACCATTCGCATTTCCATCCTGATTAGCGTAATACCCATAATAAATAATTGAATTACCACTGCTACGACGTGAAGCATCTATATGTATATTTCCATCTGTTACAATCATGCCTGCTTGATTAACAGAATACATGGGAATTGTTCCCGTCTTACAGCCTACAATAAATGTTGGATTGGTAGAATAGGCAGTTGCTGTAAATGTCGTGAATGATTGAGTCCCATCTGTTTTCATACAACAGTCCATATAATCACTAAATCTGCTGGTAGAATTAAACCCCCCTTGATATTGACGAATACCGAATCCATTTTTATAAATCATTAATAAGTTTTCATTACCACCCGAACCATCTGTATAGGTATTAAAACCAATCGCATCTGCGTAAAATCCTCCACTATTATTATTCCACGAAGTAAAGAATGGCTTTAATGAATTTATTGGTATTTCACTTGGGCTAATGCTTCTATCGTCTGTGGTATTGTAAGAATTGGCGATGATACGAGAAGCAGTAATATTACCGTTTACATGAAATGTTGTAGATGGATTCACGGTGCCGATGCCTACGTTGCCATTTGTATTGATAACAAATACCTTCGTATTCCGAATTGCTACTTGAAATGGCGCATGCTCGTTATAGTTTAAACTGTTTACCCATCCTGTATTGATATACATGCCCTGGCCTCCCACATTCGCACCAGTTCCAACATAGATAATACCATTGACATCTAACGTTCCCTGAGGATTCGTCGTCCCGATCCCAACCGTACCATTCGCCGTCCAACACAATGTATGTGGCATGCCGAAGAATTGAAGAAACCCATAATTGGCGGTGGATCCGATACCAAGGGAGGTAAATCCGATTTGTGCTTGACTGTGGTTGGAAGCCACGTTACCAAAATGTATATTATTTACACGTAGGGCGTCAGACATATCTAATGAACTTTTTTAGAAAAAAAGTTCGCAAAAAATGATACATAATTTTTAGCACTTCGTAAAAAAAGCTCATAAAAAGCTGGTTGATACCGGAACTTACACCCTTACATCCGCATGTAAAGGTTTTTGCGAACGTTCTTTTCCAAAAAGTCTAAAGGTCTTTTTGCGGACGTTCTTTTCCAAAAAGTCTAAAGGTCTTTTTGCGGGCTTTTTCCTAAAAAGCCCTCATTAGAACCCAGGTGTAAATGTATTCGAAGTTGCGTACACGGGGCACGTAATATACATGATATTCCATGTCACATTCGCAGTGATCGCCGCCGTCGTCGCAAGTGAAATGGTAGGTGTGAGTACGCCTACGATGGACGCCGTGATACCATTCGATACGATAGTAGTAATGGTTGGCGTTAATGTTACTACTCCAGCCCCAATCCATTGAACAAGTCCAACATAGGTAATCGTCGCAGAATTGGCTACGTTCACACCGGTTACCGTTAAGAGTGCCATCATTCCTCGGAAGACATGAATGGGAGTCACCGTTTGTGTTAACCCAAGGATCGATCCCGTATTTGTTCCAAATCCAGTGATCGCACGCACGTTGCCGTTTACATCAAGTAAAGTAGCAGGTGTGGTTGTATGAATACCGACATTTCCCGAGGTAGCAATCGTCATGCGATTCGTAGCCTCCGTTAGAAAATTAAGATTTGTGCCATTCTGACAATAGATTTCCATCGACGTGGTGGATGCGTTTCCGATATAGGAACGGCGTGTTGTACCCGCAAAAAATTCGATCAGAGGGCTATTGGTAGCTGATCCACCTTGAATATCCACATAATACCCCACCGTTGGTCCATATTTGTAAAAGATAGAACTACCTCCCGTTAGAGATAGATTGTCAAGGATGGTCACACCTGTAGAACCAATCGTCACACGATCTGTGGCTGCAGTCGTATCATTCAGGTGGAGCAACCCATCGGACCCAGAATAGATTCCATAGTTTCGTCCCGTGGAAGGCGTCGTATTCACGAATTGTATTCCCGACCCCAGTCCTGTTCCAGAGGTGGTCATGCTAAGTGCCACGGCATTGGAAGGGCCTGAATGGATGGAAAGAAGGGCAGTAGGGTGATTGGTGCCGATTCCCACATTGCCACCCAGCGGATTCAGAATGAGCGCAGACGGGGCATCGACACCGGTACTGAACTGACTACTCTGAATCGCCGCGCCAAACGATGCGCCCGTGAAATAGGTACCGATCTTCAAGGTACCGATATTGTTCTGGCCCTTAATCACCAATGCAGCATCGAGCGGATTAGACATCATGGCTGCAAAGGACATGTCTTTGGCCACGGTCAAGGGCCAGCCAGGAGACGTTGTTCCCACGCCGAGCGCTGTGTTTTGGAAATACGTCTTGACGGAATCCATATAAAACATGGCGCCCGTGGCAGCGCCGGCCGTATCACTGCCAAAGAGACCCGCATTCGCAACATCGATCGCATAATATCCTGCCGCCTGACTCTGGGAAGCAATGGCCAATGTTTTCGCACCACCAAACGCATAGGCGTACGTGCCCTTGAACTGATTGCTACCTGGATTCGTGACGGTATAGACGGTACCGGTCGCATAAAAGTTATTTGCGATGGTGCTTGCGCAATTGAGTTCGACGGCACCTAGGACGGTATTGGATACCGTGAGCGGATAATTCACCGCAGTGGTGCCGATTCCGACGTAGGTGGCGGTCAGTAAACTGGATACATTCATGGTGCTTCCTTGGAGAGAAAGCGGGAACATCACATTGGCGGTTATGGTGGATGCGGCGAGCGTGGAGAAGGACAGATTGGCGAAGTTGATGGTGGAACCGGTCACGGTCGACGCAATGATCGATTGTGACTGAATGGCATCGCCCTGGAGCGTGGAATAACCAATATTTATGGCGTTTAGTGACGATGCAGTAATGGTCGATGCCACGGTCAGCATATTCGCCCCTATCGTACTTCCCACCATCGTCGAGAATCCGATGGAACCGGACGTGATCGCCGCTGCACCCAGTGTGGATACGACCATGGTGGAACCAGACATCGAAGATACAACAAGCGTGGAAGGAATGACGACGGTATTCGCAGAAAGCGTGGAGCACCCGATGTTCACGGCGGTCACGGTCGACGCAGTTAGAATCGTTTGAACGGTGGTGTTGTTGCTCGTCATTGTGCTCCCCTGAATCGACGAATACGTTACGTGGATGGCGTTCAGAGTGGAGCCGACGAGGGTTGAGTTCCAGACACCGGTATTCATCGCCAGGGTCGAACCTGCCAACGTCGAGTAGCCAATGTTTATTGCGCTCACGGAGGAGCAGAGGAGGGACGAGCCGGTCAGGGTGGAGTTCCAGACACCGGTATTCATCGTCATCGTGGAGCCTGCTAGGATTGAATAACCGATGCTCACGGCGTTTATCGTGCTTCCTGTGATCGTGGACTGAACGGCGAGCGTATTGACGGCGAGTGTACTTCCGATCAGTGTGGAATAGCCGATGTGGATAGCATTTACCGTGGAGGCGAGAAGGGTAGACTGAATCACGATGGCATTCGCAGATAAGGTGGAGCCGACCAATGTCGAATAGGAACCGTTCCTCATTGTCATGGTGGATGTCGTGACGGAGTCACCTGCCAGTATGTTTCCCGTGAGCGTCGAAAATGCGAAGTTCGTTGCGGATAAATTGGTCACGCGAAGAGTGGATGCGGTAGCATCGTTCGTGATAAAAGAATCATTACTCATACTGGAAGCGTAAATGGATTGGAGGGAGACGGAGGGGAAAAAGAAGGTGGAGGCATTCATGGTACAGGTTATGATATCGGTGGTAACCATCCTTGCGGCAATCAGACTCGATGCGGTCAAGCTGCTCACGGCAAGGGACGAGATGGAGGTACGATCAAAAAGGGAACTGGCAGCGTAGAGCTGCGACGAAAGCGTGAACGTGCTGAGAACGAGATTGTTTAGTCTCAAATCGGGTGTCCAATTCTGTTTGCCGTTGGAACTGACCGTAAAGACGTATCCATCTTTGATATAGGAGCCATCGGGATTGTAGGCGGTGGTTTTCCGAAGGACGAGATGATTAAAATCTCCCGATGCCATACTACTGTTGTCATAATATTTTTGTATTATATACAATGTTATTATGATTCAAATCATGCGGCAAGACGAGCTTCTAGTGCGTCCATCCGTGCTTGAAGAGCAGCAAACTGCTCATTGATTGCGATATTTGTTGTCTTATATAAATCATTCTCAGAAATTAGCTTCTGGATCGCACCATACATCACGGCATATAATTGATCCGCGTTCAAATCGCGACAATCTTCAATCACATCTTCGGATACCAATCGTTTCTCTGTTGTTCCGTCCTCTTTCACGACATCTTCATACACTTGATTATAACGAAAGACGTGTGTACCAACCGCTTTAGGAAATATCTTTTCTACATCCTGTGCAATCCAACCGAGCTTCGAGCGATCCTTGACTTGATCTAGCGTATAGACTTCGTCCTTCCAACGATAATGTTTCAAAGGAACAGATCGAATAATCTCTACACATCGATCAACATCCGCAAGGACAATATTTTCTTTGAGGCGTTCATCCGATGAGATGGACCATGTACTTGTACTTGCTTTAGCAGCAGAGTCAGCAGAGAGATGAAGTTGAAAAGCTCCTGGAGCTCTTCCAATGCCAACGTTGCCACCACCTGATGCAAGAACAAGATCAGCCCATGCACCCAGATTATCTGTATGGGCTGCAACTGTAGCAGACCCATTTATACATCCAATTACGACACGAGGATTCACTCCTGTTCCTCCAAAATTAGCAGCAATCCACCCACTTGCATCAGTGCCCGTTCCAGCCGAGACTACATTCATCCGTGAGCCAGCATAAGTAGTTCCTGAACCAATACCAACATTACCATTTGAAGCAATTCGAATGCGCTCCGCATTATTTGTTGATAAAATAAGCGCGCCAGCTTGTTGATTATTAATTTCCATATTATTGGAATTACCGTATATATAAGCACTTCTTCCACCTCCTACGCCCGCTCGACCGAGATTAACGAGAAAATCATTTCCAGTAGCGTATCCAAAACGAGGTTCACCAACTACATCTAGAGCATAAGCAGCAGGCGAGTTTGTTCCAATACCGACATTACCACCAAGGGGTTGCAATGCTAATGTATTATAAGCGTTTCCGAATCGTGAGGCTGATATCCATGAATATGAATTTGTTCCAGTACCACCATTATCTACGAGGCCCATATATAAGCGTTGTGATTGGGCGCTTGAATCCGCTGTAGTGAGTCCAAATACATTAGAAGTGCCTGGATCTGAATTGCTAGCGAGAACAATCTGTGTCTTATACATTGGATTTGTGCCACCGATACCGACATTTCCACTACTTGGTTGTAAACAGATTGGAGTAGAACTTGCTGCAACACCCGACCTAAATCCTTGTAGTGCAGCATAACTATTAAAATTTCCAGAACCAGCATTTACCATAGAAATATTTAGACCTTGCATGCTTCCATAGTTAGTATTGCTAATGAATAGACCATTGCTATTATTACTGAGTCCTTGCTCAATCTGTAATCGATATATTGGCGCCTCCGTGCCAATACCCACATTACCTGTTGCCCCACCGAGACGCATCACCTCGGTATAGGTCATATCATTTGCTCCACCTGAATAAAGATTATTTGTTTTACGCTGAAAGATCAGATCGGCTTGAGCACCATAATCAAAAAAGGTAGGACCTGCTCCATTATCACGATTAACAGTTTGCGATAGAATACGAAAAGAATCACGTGTACCCGTCAATATACCTCCACCAAAATTAAAACCAAGAATGGCAGATTGAGTATAATTAACGGTATTTGTATTGGACAGCGATACACCTAACGCATTATAGACATGAAGCGGCGCTTGTGGCACCGTCGTCCCAATTCCCACATTACCAGCAGCAGTAATCCGCATGCGTTCTACCAATGTATAATTGGGTGTGGTAGATACGCCAGTATAGACGGAAAAAGCAAGATCCGTATTACCATTGGAAGCATTCAATGCGATCGCACGAATTTCAGCACTAGGTGAATTTGTACCTGTTTGTGAAGATCCAGACAATGGCCATAATCCATATTGAAGACATGCCGATGATCCTACAGCTGTATTCGCATTTGTAATGAGTCCTATGATTTTGTCAGTAGAGCTTCCATATACATGTAACGCGCTATATGGATTAGTCGTCCCAATTCCCACATTACCAGTTGTGAGCATCGTTGAACCAGATAGGGTAGAAAAAGACAATATGCTGCTAGCATTAAGCGTATTCAGGGAAATATTGTTTGAGAAATTAAGAAGCCCATTTGTACTGATGGTAAATACCGTACCGATGGGAGCGATGGTACCATCGGTCCTGTAAAAAATCGTACTTCGGAAGGGTATCGAATTAATAGTGGACATCCTCTCTATTTACTAGATACGTATTTCGTTTTTATAATCATAAACACGAAATATGTAAGAGCTTTTCATAAAATGTCAAAGTAAGGAGAAGTAGACATGGGCCGAAGGCCCATGTTTTTGCGAGCTTTTTCTTAAAAAGTTCAGTTGATTCGCAAAAAGTTCACATTGTACGTTCCGTACGCAAGAGAGTTCGTGATATGTAGATAGATACCCTTTCCTGAGAATCCGCCCGTGTTCGAGCCACCTGTAATGGCCACAAACGAAGAAGCTGACAATGCGCCAAAGACGTTGGTCGAACTGGAACTACCAAGATGGGTTCCCACATAGGCCGTGGCCGTTAACGTCGTACCACCACTGGGCTGGGTAATGCTCGTCGCATTCGCAGAGATGAGCCATACACCGCTATTGATATAGAGTGGATTGCCCGTGGTACTATCCGCAATGACGGTGATGTATCCCGTGATTGCCACCACAACGGTATAATTAAACGAGCGCACACTGCCAAACAGGGTGGTAGAGACCGTCGCCGGATTGCCAATGACCGCCGTGTTGGAACCCGCACCCGTCGCACCTTGACCGATGACAATTTCATTGTTCGCCCCGCCGCTGGAAGGAACAGCTGACGCACCCAGGTAGATATTATTCGAACCCGTGAAACCAGCGGGTGTGTAGCCCGCATTGAAGCCTGCGACGAAGTTGTTACCACCCGTCGTATTGTTGGCCAGCGCATTGGCGCCAAGTACCGTATTGGTCGCCACGCCACCTGGACCACGTCCTACCGTAATGCTATTCACGGTGCCCGTGGCGGAGATGTTTCCAGGGTAAGACAAGGCGTTTCCTACGAGGGACCACTGGCTCGCACCGGTGGGACCCTGCTGACCCGCGGTGAGAACGGTGAGATTGAGGCGAGATGTCGTCTGAACCGTGACCGTCGTATTGTCCATGTAGTAGATTCCAAGGGAAGAGCCCGATGGGAGCAGGACCGTGAAAGAATTGGTGGCGATGTTGGAATCATTGTAGTTGCTGCCATAGAGCGTCGTGGAGCCGTTTACACCAATCGCAGAGAAGCCGCTCAGTGTTGTGTTGAGGTTGAGAGTGTATTCGACTAATAAGAGAAGAGGGGTACTCATGGTATTGGTGAAGGTACCCGCATTATAGGTGAGACCTGTCACTCCCGCGCTTTGCGCAGGATCCACCGTGCCCCAGGCCACCAACGTGAGCGAAGTGGAAGCTGTAATGTCTTGAGCGACGGTCGGGCCCACAGAGAGAATGGTGACTTGGCCCGATGCGCCAGTGGGACCTTGAGGGCCCGCAGTGAGAACGGTCAGCGACAGATGGGACGTATCCAACAGCATCGTCGTCGCATTGTCTAGGTAGTAGATTCCAAGCGCCGAACCAGGTGGCAATAGAACTGTAAAGGAGTTGGTAATCGCAACATTGTCATTGTATCGTGCACCATAGACGTTGGTGTTTCCATCGATGCCGATGGCCGTGTAGCCACCTCCCGTGTAGCTCACAAACATGGAGTAGTCCACCAAGAGAGGCATGGTGGCCGTGGTGTTATTGATAAAGAAGCCCGCTGAATAGGCAAGACCGGTAATTCCTGAACTCTGCGAGTTCACGGTGGTGCCCCACGCGACGAGAGTCAAGACATTAGAGGGGATAGGCTGTGTGGCAGCCGATGGTTTCACGGACCACTTCGTAACTTGACCTGTTGGACCGGTGGGACCCTGAGAACCCGCAATGAGTAGGGTAAGAGAAATACGCGAGGCGGTTTGTACAATCGTTGCCACATTATCGGTATAATAGACACCGACGGACGCACCTGGAGGCAATAAAACGGTATAAGAGTTGGCGAAGCCGTTGCTATCGTTGTAGGTGAGTCCATAGCTGGTGAATACGCTGGTGGAGCTTGTCACGCCCACGTAGGAGTAACCGCTTCCTGTGACATCGAGAACAATGGAATACTGGACTAAGATGGGGATGGTATTGCCTGTATTGTTGATAAAGGTACCATTCATACTGCCCACAGTGGATGTGTAGACGAGACCGGTTTCACCGACCGATTGTGTAGTATCTTTGTTGCCCCAAAGGACAGTTGTCAGCGTATTGGCAGCAACGCTTTGTGTCGCCAGTGGAATCGCGGAAAAAATCGAGACTTGACCCACTTGGCCGGCGGGACCGGTGTAGCCTGTGCCGCCGGCACCACCGCCACCGCCACTGATAAACGGTGATCCGTTCTGGTAAAACTGGGACGCATTGATCGTTCCATAGACGTCTAAACGATAGGCTGGGTCAGCGACTTTTCCAATACCGACATTTCCGCCATCCGAATAAAGGTTGGCCAACGCAGAAATGGATACAAGGGTAAGCGGTGGGTTTGGCATAAGTATCATCGCCGTGGCGGCGGGATCGTAGAGTATATTACTGCCTGACGCACCCGATACGACAAGATCATAGACAATGTAGGGGGTTGCCGATGATTTAATATAAATGTAAACATCATATTGTGAGCTTGCGTTGATAGCATAGACCACGTCACACTGTAACGCTGCACTGCTTTGATTGCCATATACCGTTCCCCACACGGTAAGACCGCCGCGGGTCATGATGACGAGATCGACGTACATGGTATTCGTTTTCGAAACCCCACCGATCTGGCCGCGCACGTTAAGCATACCATAGGTTCCACTTGCGCTTGTGACACCCATCGTCGCCACTTTAAAGAGTCCATCAGTCGACTCGGGATCCACCAAGTCGTATCCCAATCGATTGTTCGACTGTGTATTGATCCACTCGAATTGTTGATAATTGTAGGCTTGGATCGAACCTTTCGGGACATGGAGCGAATACTGCGGATTCGTGGTGCCGACACCGAGCCCGCCGATCATTTGATTCACAAACGCACGGAGTTGAACACCATAATACGAAAAGGTTGCACCGCTTTGTGATTCACAGGAAATAGAAAACGAGCCCGAGGGGGCGGTAAACGTAATGACATAGGGCGCATAGGTATTCGACAGAGGCTGTGAGGGGATGCCGGCAATGAGGGCGTCATTTGCGATATGGTCACACAATACAAAAGAGGGCAAGGTACCGGTCATCTTGGCAGTAAGAGTGAGCTCATAGACATTTCCAGGAATCACGTTTCTTGTAAAGGTAAGGACGGTATTATTGCTAACACCCAGGATGACGCTCATTGCGGGAGGAGAACCCGATGGACCGTTTTGGGCACCGTTAAAGGTAACCGTGAATGCGCTAACATCCGAGTTAGATAAGACGGTCGACCAATCTTGAATGTAATTTCCAGACAAATTCACGGTATTCAGCGTCGAGGCCTGGAGATGGTAGGTGGGGTTGGTCATGCCGACACCGACATTGGCAGAGGTGAGGAGACCGACGACGTTGATGGTGCTCGCCGTGAGTGTACTTCCGCGCATGGTGGAATAACCGAGTGAGGTCGTCTGGATACTAGAGGCGGCCAGTGTGCTCATCAACATCGTGTTCGTGGTAATGGACGACCCCTGAAGCGTGGAGAAGCCCATGTTGATGGCGTTCACGGTGCTCCCCGTCAAACTAGAATTCGATACAGCCGTATGGAAGGTGAGTGTGCTTCCCGTTAGCGTAGAAAACCCAATGTTGACCGCATTCACGGTGGAACCCGTTAGTGTCGAGTTCGAGACGGTTGTATTGACAACAAATGTATTGCCGGTCAGCGTAGAAAAGCCAATGTTCACCGCATTCACGGTGGAAGTAACAAGCGTGGATTGGACGACCACATCCGCAGCAATCAGTGTACTCCCTTCTATGGTGGAGAAGCGGAGGGTGGACGCAAAGAGAGTCGAGGTCGCGATACTGCTCCCTGTCAGTGTCGAATAGGTACCGCTGTTTACATTCGCAATTGTCGCATTCAGAATATGAGATGTCAGGGTGCTACCTGTCACGGTGGAGAAGCCGAGGCTGGAGGCCATGAGGGTGGAGGTCTGAATCGTGGAACCGACTAGCGTGGAGTAATAGAGGGTCGAGACGGAGAGAGTCGATGTCGTAAGACTGCTCCCTGTGAGCGTCGAGAAGAGCCCGTTGTTCACGTTCGCATTCGTTGCGTTCGTAGTGTTTGCGGTCAGTACATTTCCTGCGGCGGTGGAGAAGTCGATGGCGGACACAAATCCCGTGTTCGTACTCAGCGTAGAGCCTTGAAGAGTGAGATAGTTTAGATGGATCCCGTTAAGTGTTGATGTGGTAAGGGAGGAATTCACGATAAGACTATTCGCAGTAAGAAGATGCCCCGTGGCGGTCGAAAACCCGAGATTAGTAGCATTCGCTGTGGAGGCTGTGAGGAAGGAGGTAGTACCAACCAATCCAGTGAGCGTTGAATAGGTGATATTGGTGGCACCAATGGTAGAGGTGGTAATCGTAGAGGTGGTACTGATAAATGAGGTAGAGAGGGTACTGAAGGTTCCTGTCGACACGTATAAGGTGATAAAATTACCTGCAACCAGTGAAAGAGTAGAATTAACAAAAATACTGCTGACTACGACGTTGTTCAGTTTCAAATCGTTGGTCCAGCGCTGTTTGGCGTCGGGACCGACGGTAAATACGTAGTCGGCAGGGACGAACGATCCGTCTGCGTTGGCGGGCGCAACGTTTCGGAGGGTTACATTATTAAAGTCGGCCGACGCCATATCTATCTATTGTTCATTCTTATTTTGATGTATGAGATACACATGAATAAGAGTAACAATATGTGATCACATTATGATAAGGTCTGTGATTGAATCGTGGCGGAGAAGTTCGTATACCCTGTGTTATAATAGGTATCAGTTACTACATCAAGAGAATCGGATAGAGCCACTTGGCTATCGGACACGGTCGCACCAATGCGAGGATTGCCAGCCACACCATATCCTTGTGTACTGAAAATACCGCTGGGTGCAGCATACCATGTAAGTCCGTCCTGAGAATAAACGATCATGGAACCGTCACCAACGGCAACGAACCGTGTACCCGTCCAGCATACGTCGTTGCCCGAAGTAGGAAAGAGCGTTTTACCGAATCCTGTCCACACGATGCCGTTGGTCGAATAGGCAATGGTGTGGCTGGCACCGGTACCGACAGCGACCCAGCGTGTTCCGTTCCAGCAAATTCCGTGTCCAGATACGCTAAAGATGGCAGTACCGAGACCTATCCAGCTCATACCGTCTGAAGAATAGGCGATCGTGTTTGTTCCTTGACCGACGGCAACCCATAGAGAGCCAGTCCAGGCTACACCGTTGCCTTGTGTGGAAAAGATCGTGCTGCTAATGGCGGTCCATGTGATTCCATCGGCAGAATAGGCAATGGAGTTGGTACCTAAACCAACGGCGACCCATTGCTTCCCGTTCCACGCAACGGCTTCTGTATTGGTGAAAATGGCGTTCCCTGATACAGATCCTGTCCATGAGAGTCCATCTGTCGAATACGCAATGGCGTTTAACCCGCTGCCCACCGCAATCCATAGCGAACCGTTCCATGCGATGCCGTTCACCTGAGTAGAAAAGATGGAAGTGCCGAGACCGGTCCATCGAATACCGTCGTAGGAATAGGCGAGGGTATGGGTTCCAGCAAGACCACCCACCATCCATTTCAACCCATTCCAACATACAGCGTATCCTGTGGTAAACAGCGCAGTACCAAGACCGGTCCATTGAACCCCATCAGGCGAATAGGCGAGCGAATGGGTTCCTTGACCAACGGCAACGACGGGGTGTTGGATCATAACCGTACCAGAAAGGGAGTTGTTGGAGGCAATCCCTGATCCTGCAGTAGAGAACGTCGTATTATAGGTGCTATCATATAGACTGCCTGAATAGATCGTAGTCACCTGTGGAGCAGTTAATACCGTGTTATATATTCTAAAATCATCAATATTCCCGTTATAATAGGCATCTGCCACCCAATTGCTTCTGCCGATGTACGATATTGTTCTTGTTACCGCTGGATTTGGATAAGACTTTGTAGATGCAGTCGTTTTTAATGTACCATTCACATAAATATTCCATGTGCTTGTGTTACTACCTACTACCGCATAGGATAGCGTCCATACAACATGTCTCCATGTATTATCGTTATAATTGGTATCAGATATCGTGACATTTGTTGGAACGGCGCCATTAAAATCCTCAAAATACAAGTAATTTGCATTGCCACCATTGATCGAGCAAAATATATTATTACTAGCGGGAGCATTCCCAAAATCAAAGATTCTGGCCCAGCTTCCACTTGCATTGGATTTGTACCAGAAGGCAAAGCTAAGACCCGCGGTGGTAGGTGTAAAATTGGCGGTTTGTAGATATTGGGAAGATGCCGAGGCTAATGTAATAGAGGGCGTGTATGATTTATAACTGGAAGGAGTCACTGTTGCGCCAGCATATAATGTATAATGATAGTAATATCTGGAAGGATCATATGTATTAAATACAAAGGGAGAGCCAAACCTAAAGTATAATTCATTCAACTCGGCCACGCCTGTACTCGAGGGCCACAATGATCGAACAATCATACGAAAATGGGTGTATGTTCCTGTGGTATAGGAATAAGCAGTAGTCATTCCACTCCCTGTTAAATTGCCAATAATCGTCTGTACTCCTGTGTAATTCATTTGAATATACGTCGAACACGCAGTAAATGTGGCATTACATGGATTAATGGACATAAGAACATATTGGAGTGGATACCATGTAGAGCCGTCATTTGAACCGACGATGTAATATTCTTTTGGAAGTGTTGCAATTCCCCAACAAGCATAGCTATAGGATTGAAGAATGAGAGGGGTAGTTGATTGAAGTTGAATCCATTCTCCTAACATTGCACCAATGCTCTGAATGGTGGTACTTATTGATCCTGTGTATGCCCCAGATGTTGTATTATATATAAGAGCACTACCCCATGTATTAACACTGCTTGAATTATTGGTAAACGCATGATATGCGTAATGGACTCCTAGATATTCGGTGCTCGCACTTGCCCTCCATGCGATGCCATTCTGTATCCAGTTAGCAGCACCAAGACCGGTCAATTGAGGAGTGAGTGTATTGGTTCTATTTTGAACGATTCCACCCGTCCATGTTGATCCGTCGCTCGAATATCCAATTCCGTTGGTTCCTGATCCCGTGGCCACCCATCGTGTTCCGTTCCATGTCACGCCATTTCCAGCGGTTGTAAAACAACTGGATGCGGCCGCCTGCCACGTGAGTCCATTGTCAGAATACAAAATGGTATTTCCACCTGATCCCACCGCCACCCACCGATTGCCATTCCATGCCACACCGTTCCCAGAAGAAGTGAAAAGAGGCGCGGTGGCACCTAGACCGAACCATATTGTACCATTATACGAATACACAATCGTATTTGACCCTGAGCCAACAGCAACCCAGAGAGAACCATTCCAAGCGATACCATTTCCACTAAAGAGAATGTTTCCTAGACCCGTCCATGTAATACCATCATACGAATACGCAATAGAGTTCGTTCCTGAACCGACCGCCACCCACATGGAACCGCTCCATGCCACGGCGTTGCCTTGTGTCAACACCAATAATCCACGCCCGATCCAGGTCACTCCATCGTAAGAATAAGCAATGGAGTTTGTTCCAGAGCCAACGGCAACCCACATGTTACCGTTCCACGCAACGCCTTTGCCCTCTGTCGAAAAGACGGACGTCCCCAACCCTCGCCAGGTAATACGTGGATTCACGGTAATCGCATAATTGTAAATGCGCACATCGTCGACGGAACCATCGAATGCGGAGGTAGAAGTGGCAAGATTGTATCCAATACGCAGATTGGTAATAGGCGTATGTAGTCCGCCTCCAGGATTGCTTCCAACGAATGTATTATTCAAATACACGGAACACATTCCAGCACTTTGGAAAATAGCGGTACAATGATACCATGTACCAGGCGTGATACTGATTCTACCTACAATACTTGCAGCAATATTGCCTGTTTGCATATACTGAACATAGAATCCAGTATGTCCCGCCAATGTTAAATAGATAATTTGAAACGACATTGTTGTGGGTGATCCGAGTGTAATAATACTAGACCACGATACATCGGTGGCAGGTAGGGTATTGAATTTAAACCATAGCGATACACTAAAATTATTACCGAGGGTACAATTTCCATCCAAATACTGCGTTGCGGTTAAACTACCTGCGGTATTGATCAGATTGACCGCTGTGGAACCGATTGTACCTGTTACAAACGCAGGAGAACCGGTCGCAGTGATGGTGCTATTTCCCATGACATCCGCATACAAACCGTTCTCAAATGGTAAATGAATGTATGGTGTTTCGATATCGGTGGTAGAATACGCAAGGGTATTCGTCCCTGAACCCGTCGCAACCCACATGGAGCCATTCGTTGTCACACCTGCCCCATTGGTGGAGAAGATCCCCAGCCCAACCCCTGTCCAGTTGATTCCATCAGGAGAATAGGCGAGGGTATTTGTTCCTGAACCCGTCGCCACCGTCATGGGTGCGGGAAAGGTGATTCGATGGGGGCGGGCGGAATTGGAATAAGTGCCCATGCCTGTACTACCTGTGCCAAATAGGTTCCCCAATCCAGTCCAATTGATCCCATTATAGGAATACGCAAGATTGTTGATCCCACCTCCTGCCGCAAGCCACATGTTTCCGTTCCAAGAAAGTCTGCGGCCAACTGAAAAAACACTGGTTTCAAACATAAATGGAGTAGAATCGCTGCCATAGGAGATCGCACTCGTCGCAGGAAACCATGTGTAATAGAAATATCCTTCGTTTCCAGGAAAGTCTTGATAGGATGTTGTGACATTATCTTTTAATGTCATCAAGTTGGATGTGTATACGACGGTACCTGCGCCATTTTTCAGAACCATACGTGCGCCAGCGATACGGCCACGACAACAATCATGGCGATTCACAAATTCCACTTTATAGATGGCTTGTTCGGATCCCAAATCGATTTCGAGCCATGGAGAGGTTGCTAGATCGCTGTGATAGAATGTAAGATTGTTTCCATCCACTACATTGGAAGCAGGGTTATTAACATTCACAAAAGAAGCAGTCACTGTCGTAGATGGCGTAATGATATTGGTTCCAGCGGCAGTATAGACACGAACCTCCCCAATTTGTAGATAACGACTCGTTAGAGCATCACCGTACTCAAAACGGAGATACCGTGTGGCAACGGTACTTTGAGTTCCTTCACCCGCCCAGTTGATACCATCGTAGGAATACGCAATGGTATTCGTTCCCGCTCCGAGCGCCACCCACATGGCCCCATTCCATGCCACCGCAATACCTGGCGCAAATAAGATATTTCCGAGCCCTATCCAGTTGATCCCGTTATAGGAGTATGCAATCGTATTGGTCCCTTCACCGCCTGCAATCCACATGGTTCCATTCCAGCCTACTCCGTATGCGCCGCCACTAAATATGGCCAGTCCCAGACCGGTCCAGTTGATCCCATCATAGGAATAGGCGAGGGTGTCAGACCCCGTGCCTGTTGCGACCCACATCACGCCATTCCACGCAATGGCGTGACCATAACCACTAAGAATACCACTTCCCAGGCCGGTCCAATTGATTCCATCATAGGAATACGCAATAGAATTGGTTCCTCCGCCGACGGCGACCCACATACTACCGTTCCAGGCCACTTCAAGACCAAAGTTAGTAAAGATATTTGCACCCACGCCTGTCCATTTAATCCCATCGTAGGAGTAAGCAATGGTGTTTCGAGCAAACCTAATAGACCATTCGCCTGTCTCAAAATATGTATTGTTGACACCATTGGTACCAGCAATATTTTGTATACCAATCATACGAAAGTAGGTATATGTACTGTCATTGTATGTGCTAGAGACCGTTGTGGCATTCACGGATACATTTCCCGTGACCATCTGTGTTCCTGTATAATACGCAAATAAGGGCGTAGAGATGGGTACATAATCGGTTGTACAAGGGCTAGACGGATAGATCACATATTGAATGAAATACCACGTAGTTCCATCGTTGGAACCTACAAGACAAAAAGACTTGGATTGATTACTGATATTTGCACAACCCCATTTATAGGATGAAATGGTAAGAGGGGTGGATGATTGAAGTTGGAGCCAGTCACCTGCAACCGATGATCCGCTGCTTGGAGAGGGAAAAGATACACCACTCGGTATGCCGTTGACGGTTGTGGTGACTGTACCTACATACGTTCCTGTAGAATCGTAGTTATTTGTGGCGGCCGCCCATGCATTCGCATTAGACCCAACCGCACCATCAAATGCAAAATAGTTTGACCATCCGCTAAGAGTGGAACTGGCAGTTGCGGTCCATGTCACGCTGTTGTGTGTCCAGGTATTGGTCGTGATGCCCGATTTAGCAGGTGAGATTGCTGCGGTGTCTCCTACCGCAACCCACATGGATCCGTTCCATATCGCGATTCGTCCGCCACCAAGAATCGTCGACCCCACTCCAACCCAATTGAACCCGTCGTTGGAATACGATAGAACATTATTTATATTGGAGGCAGCCACCCATCGATTAGGAATGGCCGGTCCGAATGTATACGTCTGTGGTTGATTGGGCATGTTATCCATCGTCGCACGAATTCCGCTGGTCCGAACGAGCGACCGTCCAGATACAGCGATGGAATCGGTTTTGACGGTGTTTCCATAGACGGGCTGATTGACAAGGGAACGTGAGAGATTCATTGTGTTCATTATTAACGAGGAACAGACGAGAAAACCAGTTGCAGTATTCGCTTGGAGCGAACCGTTAAGAGCGAGTGTAGATGCGGTGAAACTGGTAGGGTTGATGCGATGTAAGGTAGAAACCGTCAAGGTAGAGGTAACAATCAGTGTGCTCAAAAAAGCAGAGGAGGTTTGTTGGGTAGAAAAGGCAAAAGATGAAACAAAAAGCGAACCACTACCTGTAAACGTGGACATAGCAGTGATATCATCTGTAACGATCGTGCTTCCAATAAGTGTGGAATAGGAGAGTTGACCACTGACTATGGTAGAACCCGTTAGTGTAGATACACCAATCATACTTCCTTGAAGGGTCGATACATGAATGGTCTGAGCATTGATGCTACAACTCGTTAGGGTCGATAGAAGAAGGGTGCTTGTGCTTAGCATAGAGAAGATGATTCCATCACCCACTATACTAGAGGTAGTAAGAGTACTACCAACCACATGGACACCGTTCAATGTAGACACCAAGGTGGTAGAAACGGAAAGAGTGGAGATGGTCATGCTAGAAAGAGTGGCAGTGCTTCCTTGAAGTGTCGAGTAGACGGCAGAGTCACCAAAGAGTGTGGAGACCGTCAGCGTGGAGAAGAAGAGGGAATCGGATAACATCGTGGAACCGACAAATAGATTCGTATTCAGACTGGAACTAGAAGCAGTAGAAACAATCACAGTACTTCCTTGAATCCCTGCGGCCACAGCCGCACCGCTAACAAGAGTCGATGCCGTCACAGATGATACCATAGCATTGGATCCTTGAAGAGTAGAAAGAACCACTCTGTTCCATGAAAGTGTGGAGCCTGTCAGTGTAGAGAAGAGAGTCGTATGTGCCGTCATCGAACTTCCCGATAGGGTGGAGGCGGAGAATGGGCTCACGACAAGGGTAGATACACCTATCGTGGAAACAAGCATTGTACTTCCTTGTGCGGTCGAATAGGCAAGAGCAGAGATAGTAACAGTCGATACAGACAGTGTAGAGAATACTAGACTACTAACTTGTAACATGGAGCCGACAAGGAGGGGCGCATAGAGAGAGGATACCGTCACGCTAGAAACGATCATCGTACTCCCTTGCGCAGTAGAGAAGAAGAGAGAATTGGAAAAAAGAAGAGGAGCAGTAACAGTACTCATCGTGACCGAGGAACCGGTGGTGGTGGAAAAAGAGAGTCTAGAAGCATGGAGGGTAGAGACAGATAGGGTAGAAGCACATGTGATCGTGCTCGTGACGAGTAATCTGCCGTCTAGCGTGGAGACAGTGAGTGGATTGGTATAGATGCTAGAACCTGATAAGGTAGATAGTACGAGTGTGCTCCCTTGAAGGCTAGAAAAGGACAGAAATCCTACTGTCGTGCTGTCCATGATAAGGGTGCTAATACGACTCGTATCGCTCGCCGTGATGGGCATGCTCGCCGAATTCGTATGGATAGAGGAGCCGAATAGAGTGGAGACAAATCCAGCCCCAGCAAAGAAGGAATCGCCGATCAACGTCGAATAGGTCATTGAGGTGGTTTGAACGGTAGAACCGAGAGTCGTGTAAGCAACGGTTACACCATTTGGCGAAAAGGTGGACGCATTCATGGTACAAATGTTTAACACATTGAGAAAAATGGTAGATGCAGTCACACTGCTGGCTGTCATCGTTGTTTTTATAATGGTATCAAATACACCTGTTGGAAGAAAGAGTGTACCAGAACTAAATGTGCCATATACCATGGTGCTTCCAAAATGGTTCGAAATGGTCATGGACGACATCGCCATCGTGGTTTGGGTAAGGGCGTCGGATGGAGCCAGTGACCCGTTAGCAGACGTGCGTAATACATAATTACTAGAAACAGGGTAGTCATACCGTGTTAATAGAAATGTATTGTCCGCAGAATCATCGTTGTAGGTACGAATGATGAGCGGTGCTGAGTCGATGGGGTCAATACCGGTTGACATCACAGTATCTATTATGTATTCATAATCCGTACAGAATGTTTTTATAACTACGTCAGTGTTTGCGATTGAATGGTAGCGGACATTTCGGTATAGCCTGTGTTGTAATAGCTATCGCTTGCCACATCGAGGGCCCCACTACTCAGAACAATCTGGCTGTCGCATATCGTGGCACCGATGCGGGGATTGCCGGCTACGCCGTTTCCTTGTGTGAAGATGGGTGTGGTTAGGTCAATGTTGGAAACAGCAAAATTATACAAACGGAAATCGTCGATATATCCGTTAAAGGCTTCTCCTGTAGTACTATCCTGAGCTCCTAAACGAATGGTTGTCATTGTTAGACCATTATTTCCATTATTTGTGATAGAACCACTAAGTATTTTATTGACATAAATGGAGCATGTCGAATTTAATTGATAGATTGCTGTAATATGATACCATGTATTTAATGAGACAGATACTGTTGTTTTGATAGCTTGTAATGGCAAATTATATCCAATCACAAACGTAACCGGATCAATATAGATTTTCCATCCGCCGCTACCTGATGAAAATAACATCTGAGCGGATGAAGTTTGATAACTTTGAATCGTAAACCAAAAAGATACAGTGAATGCGTTCATATTAGGGATGCTCATCTGAACATACTGTGACGCTGTGCCACCTGCTGTATTTACTATATTTATCGCTTGTGGCCCCACATACCCTGTGACATAGGAGACACTCCCTGTTGCGACGGGTGCGCTATTTCCTAGTACATCTACGACAGAGCCGTCAAATGGTAGATAGAACGATGGGGTAACGGGAGCGACGATATTCCATGTGAGACCATCGGAAGAATAGATAATGGGATTGGAACCTGAACCAACGGCAACAAATCGTGTACCCGTCCAGCATACGCCGTTGCCAGAAACAGAAAAGAGATTCGTACCGAAGCCAGTCCATGTAGTTCCATTCGCAGAATACGCAAGCGTATTCGTCCCTGAACCGACGGCAACCCATCGTGATCCGTTCCAACAAATGCCGTTTCCTGATGTAGTAAAGGGACTTGATGTAACAGGTGTCCAAGTGATACCATCTGAAGAATGGGCGATCGTATTCGTTCCTGCGCCAACGGCTACCCAGAGGGCGCCGGTCCAGGCAACATGGTTTCCTTGTGTGCTAAAGATGGTGGCGGAAACAGCGGTCCATGTGATACCGTCTGAAGAATAGGCAATGGAGTTCGTTCCTTGACCGACTGCGACCCATTGTGTCCCACTCCATGCGACACCATTTGCCCTGGTAGTAAAAATACTATTACCCGATGTAGAACCTGCCCATGTTATACTGTCGGTCGAATAGGCGATGGAGTTTGTCCCGCTGCCGACTGCTACCCATATCGACCCATTCCAGGCGATATCGTATGCTTGATTAGAAAACACATTTGTACCCATTCCTGTCCAACGAAGTCCATCGATGGAATGCGCAAGTGTATGGTTTCCTGTCCCACAAGCAATCCATTTCGAGCCGTTCCAAGCGACACCATTTCCTGTGCTAAAGATGTTGGTGCCGAGACCCGTCCATTGAACCCCGTCAGGCGAATAGGCGAGCGAGTTTGTACCACTTCCTACCGCAATAACAGGGTGCTGGATGGTCACTGTTCCAGGAAGGCTATTGTTTGAGGCAACCCCTGAACCCGCAGTAGAGAAAATCGTGGCACCATTAAAATGAAGATACCACTCATTGGCTTCCATGTTGCCACCAGTGCCAACTGACCATAAGGCCATGCCAATGAGACGATAATGCGTATATGCTGTAGTGGTATAGGGTGAATAGGTTGTAAATGTTCCTGAGCCAGTTTGTCCACCGATAATCGTTTGTGTTCCGCTTTGATTCACAATAATATTTGTGGAACAGACAGTAAAGTTGGTCGTTAGCGGGTTTGTACTCATCACGCAACGTTGAATAGGAAACCATGTGGTACCATCGCTCGAGCCAACGATGTAATAGGATTGTGGGAAATTACCATATCCACCACATCCATAACGATATGAATTCAATACAAGAGGTACCGAACTTTGTATTTGTAACCATTCGCCCGATAGTGATCCTATACCGGCTTGAACCGTTGTCGTGGTAGCGACAGGGGTAGTAGCAGGTCCGAGAGTGTATAAACCAGTCAATGAGCTATAATAAGCAGGAGATGCCCAGGAATAGACAAATGTACTTCCTGTATAATTATTAAAAGCACCATAGGCGGGATACGAGTTCGAATCAAGTGTACGCGATACACTTGCAGTCCATGTTACACCACTTTGTGTCCAGGTATTGGATGTTAGCCCAAATTGATTGGGTGAAATGGTTTGACTGGCTGTCCATACCGATCCATCGTTCGAGTATCCGAGCGTATTTCCTCCTGAACCCGTTGCCACCCATCGAGATCCGTTCCATGTCACGCCATTTCCAGCCGTTGTAAAACAACTGGATGCGGCAACTAGCCATGTGATTCCATCGGTAGAATACAAGATTGTATTTCCTCCTGATCCGACGGCGACCCATTGAGATCCGTTCCATGCGATACTGTTCCCTGAAGAGGTAAACAGAGGAGAGGTCACATCAAGATACAGTTGCAATGGTGAATTATACAGTGATGTAACGAGAGACTGTGTAAACGCTGTCGTATAGATGCGGACATCATCGACATAACCAGCATAGGCACCCCACGTAGGATAGGCAGCACCAACATAAAGGTGTGTCATCGCAGTACCGAATGATAAAGATAAATTTCCAGTAATCGTGGTTGTCGCTTGAAGGACTCCGTTCATATAGAAGGATACGACTCCAGAAGAATATACACCCACAAGATGTGTCCACGCATTTAGCGTAACTTGTGAAACGGAAGTTAAGGATGCCGTCCCTGATGTAGTCGTCCATACCGAAAAGTTAGCAGCACCAAATGTTAATATTTGAAATAGCGCGCCAGGGCTTGTGGAACTATCATTGTTAAATCCTACTGGTGCAGAAGAGCCGGTTGCTGGATATGCCGTTGGGTAAATCCAACATGACAGTGTGATGACAGATGGAGAATACAAGGAAGGCGGAATAGTATATTTGAGATAATTAGCGGATATGGTGGAGGCACCCGCTGTATTCGCAAAATACGCCGAGTAGGCGCCGACTTTATAAATGGAATTGGAATACGTAACGGTTCCTACTGTTGCAAGGTGGGTCAACTTGCCGAATAAGTCGGCAGTCGAGTTTTCGAATGGCAGGTACGCAGGTGGAACAGCTGTATTATTTATATTAAGACCGACCCACGTCATACCATCATATGAATAAGCAATGGAATTCGTCCCTGAACCGACCGCTACCCAGAGAAACCCATTCCATGCGACACCATTTCCTTGCGTGGCAAAGGTGTCCTTTCCTAGACCAACCCATGTCATACCATTATAGGAATACGCAATCGAATGATTCAAACCTGAACCAACCGCTACCCACATGGAACCGCTCCATGCCACACCATTACCAGAGGTAGAAAGGGTTCCCGTTCCGAGCCCGATCCATGTGATACCATCATACGAGTAGGCGATCGAGTTGGTACCGCTACCGACAGCGACCCACATGGTACCATTCCATGCGACGGCATTACCTTGAGACGAAAAAACAGATGTCCCTAATCCTCGCCAGGTAATGCGTTGATTCATACTGATTGCGTAATTGTAAACGCGTAGATCATCAATGTAACCGTTGAAAGCTCTATTTTGGTTGGACGTATATGTACCTAAACTAAATATATTTGTAGTATGACTTCCAATACCGCCTGAATTAGTGACACTCCCTATAAGACTGCCATTCACATAAAAAGAACATAATCCATTTGTCTGAAAAATAAGAACAATATGATGCCATATAGTAGCAGAAAGGATTGGTCCAAAAAATCTGGTATGATTATATGCTCCTCCTGTTGGTAATTTAGCAGCGATAACACCATTAGGATCTAAATAAATAATGAGACCATTCCCTCCTGATTGATCTGAGTGGGATGCGAATATGATTGATGTGTCTGTTGGACCAATCAATACAGTTGGATTAAACCAGAAACTCACGGTAAAATTCGGAGCACCCGTCCATACCCCCCTTATATAATTAGTAGCTGTTCCACCTGCTGTATTGATAAAATTCACTGCTTTCGAACCGATCGTACCCGTTACAAACGCAGGCGAACCATAGGCAGTCACGACGCTATTTCCCATCACATCCGCAATGGTCGAGTTCTCAAAGGGCATGTAAATAAAGGGCGTTTCAATATCAGTCGTGGAATACGCAAGGGTGTTCGTTCCTGAACCAGTCGCAACCCACATGGAGCCGTTCGTTGCCACGCCATTTCCTTGTGTGCTGAAAATGCCCAACCCACTTCCTGTCCATGTGATCCCATCAGAAGAATGTGCGAGAGTGTTTGTCCCTGAACCAGAAGCAACCATCATAGGCGCAGGAAAGGTGATCTGATGGGGACGGGTGGAATTGAATCCTATTGCCATACCTGTATAGTTGGGGGCGAGACTGTTTCCTAGACCGATCCAATTGATACCGTTATAGGAGTATGCAAAGAGGTTTGTTCCACTACCGCATGCGATCCACATATTTCCATTCCATGTAATTTTTCGACCATCTGTAAATACACTCTTACCTAACCCTACCCATGCGATTCCATCATAGGAATAGGCAATATTATTTATTCCTGACCCTATAGCGACCCACATCGTACCATTCCATGCCACTCCAATACCTATTGTGCTAAATACGCCTGTTCCGAGCCCTGTCCAATTGATTCCATCGTAAGAATAGGCGATGGTATTGGCGCCATTACCCACCGCAATCCACATCAATCCATTCCAGCCTATACCTTCTCCAGTTATACTAAAGATTGCTGTTCCTAATCCAACCCAGTTGATTCCATTATAGGAATAAGCAATATGATTTGTTCCTAGACCAGATGCTACAAACATAAAACCGTTCCATACAATTCCATCTCCATAATTGCTAAAAATGCTGTTTCCCAATCCTGACCAATTAATTCCATCGTAGGAATAAGCGATGGAATTGGTTCCGCCACCTACTGCCACCCACATGCTACCATTCCATATCACATCTAATCCATAAAGGGTAAAGATATTTGAACCAACACCGATCCAATTGATCCCATTATAAGAATACGCAATCGAATTCAATCCACCTACATCACCTACCGCAACCCATAAGGTTCCGTTCCATACTGCAATTCTTCCACCACCTAGAATGGTTCTACCCAATCCTGTCCATAGTAATCCATCATTTGAATACGCAAGTGTATTTGTCGCATTACAGCATGCGACCCACCGATTCGGAACAGACGGTCCAAACGTGTACGTCTGTATACCAGAAGGCGATCCGTCCAGTATCGCACGAATGTCACTTGTCTTAATAACAACTCTGTTTGGATAGGGAATGGACGTCTTTTTCACAGTAACACCTGTCACAGGATGGCGAACAGAATAGGTCGTAGCGGACACTGCATTTGTAGTAAGCGATGATACCGTTGCGGTACTCACGTTGATATTGGATGTTGTTGCGGTAGTTACTATAATCGTAGAATAATTCAAGTTAATCGCATTCACAGTTGATGTAGCAAGAGTTAACGCAACCGTTGCGGAATTTGTAGTCATGGTGCTCGCATACAAATTCGTCGCATTCAGATGAGAGAGTTGAATAGAGGATGTGGTAACGGTTGTTCCCACAACTGTATTGGAAACAATATTACTTCCAGCTATGGTAGAGAACACGATCGCCCTACTGTTCATCGAGGAGCCGATCAGCGACGAAAGAGCGACGGTGCTTCCCTGGAGAGTAGAAAAGGCAAGGCTTGTGAATCCATCTAGTGTTGAGCCGATAAGCGTCGACACATTCATGGTGCTCCCACTAAGCGTGGAGACCGTCAAGCGATTCACATTCATCGTGGATGCGACCACACTTGACACTGTGATTGCGTTACCCGTTAGAGTGGAATAACTGATAGAACCGCTAAATAGACTGGAGATGGACGCAATGGAAAAAAGGAGCGAACTTCCTGACATGGTAGAAAAGACACCCGCATTTGCATAAAGAGTGGAATATGTGAGTGTAGATACTGTTACAGTACTGCCTTGTAAGACAGATGTGACAGCAGAAGCTGTATAAGTACTTGATACATTGATGCTAGAGAATGACGTCATACTCCCTTGTGAAGTGGAGAAGGTGTAATTGGTAGTAAGAAGAGTAGAGGCGATCATACTAGAAACAAGAAGCTCATTTCCCTGATACGTCAGTAATGAACCATTGTTCATGCTCATCGTGGAACCATTCAGTGATGACACCGCTGCAGTCGTTATCATCACGGTGCTTCCTGCCATCGTAGAAAATCCAACCCCTCCCACCATCATGCTGGAAACCAGCGCAGTAGACGTGGCAAGTGTGCTTCCTGACATGGTAGATGCGACCATTGCTCCCAATGATATAGTGGAACCTGTCAAGGAAGATAGAACAACGGTACTTCCTGTCATGGTAGAAAATGCCAATGAGTCACTATACAAGGTGGAGACAGATAGGGTGGATGTTATCAACGTGCTTCCTTGCGCAGTGGAAAACTCCAAGAATGATGCCATCGTATTCAATATTGTTGCACGGTTCATGGTAAGAGTACTTCCTGTTAAACGAACTACTGTTCCATTGACCCCATTCATAGTGGAACCCATTAATGTGGATGTAACCGAGATCACATTTGCCGTGACGGTGCTTCCACCGAGAGTGGATACATATACATTTCGAACATCCTGTATCGAACCAGTCATGATGGATACAGACGCTGCCCTTCCAAGAAACGTGGAGTAGACCACTGTCCCGCCTTGAATGGTTGATGTAATAAGAGACAATGTCGTAAGGGTACTCGTTTGTAGCGTGGATACAGATAATCGAGACATATTTATCGTAGAACCAGTAAGGACCATCGTCGAGACCGAATCAGAGCGGAGGGTGCTTCCCTGAAGGGTGGAAAATGTGAGGTTGGTAGCCTGTAATGTGCTGGTGGTCATCGTAGAACGAACGGAAAGTTCATTGACAAATACTGTGCTTCCGATAAAGGTCGACAAGGTCAGCGTCGTCAGGTTAATCGTAGAGGCGGTCAATGTAGATACATTCACGACATTGGCCTGGAGAGAGGAATAATATAAATTACCCGTACTAATGGTCGATGCGGTGATAACATTAATACGTATCGTGCTACCCGTGATGCTGCTTGCGTTACAAGATGACACCGCCAAACTAGACACGAAGATCTTGTTCGAAGGAGCAAGAAGGCCGTTTGTCGATGTCACCAGAAGATAATTGCTAGGTACAGGATTAAGAAACGACGAAAAAAAATACGTATCAGCAGTACGTATCAGTAAGGGTCCACTATTAATGGAACCAGATGACATTACTAATTATGATCGCATAATTAATAATATGATCCGCACACCAATGCGTTGCTCTATGCTTGTTGTGTTTGAATGGAGGCAGAGAACGTCGTGTACCCTTTATTGTAGTACGAGTCACTCAGAATGCTAAGTGTATCGGAACGGTTCAATGCGATTTGACTGTCCGCAACGACGGGGCCGATGCGCGAATTTCCTGCTACTCCGTTTCCTTGAGTAAAGATACTATTACCATTAATGGAAGGATACCATGTGATTCCGTCGCGTGAATGGGCGATACGATTGGTTCCTGATCCAACGGCAACAAAACGCGTACCCGTCCAGCAAACACCGTTCCCTTGTGTCGTAATGACAGATGACCCATTTGCCGTCCATGTTTTTCCATCATAGGAATATGCGAATGTGTTCGCGCCGTTTCCTACCGCGACCCATATGGAACCAATACAAGTGATACCACGACCTGTTGTAAAAGGAGGAGTTGCGATGTTAGTCCATGATATACCGTCGATGGACCATATCATGGCGCCATTTCCCACTGCCACATATATATTTCCAGACCATACAGCAATCTCCATACCCGACCCCATCAATCCAGTGGCACTTGTAGAACCCGTCCAGTTAATACCGTCTGTCGAATACGCAACAGAATAGGTCCCTGTACCGACTGCAACCCATCGATCACCACCCCACACAATACCGTTCCCTGTAGTGAGAATAGACGTCCCCAATCCAATCCATTGATTGCCGTCAGTGGAATACGCAATCGAGTTCGTACCCGATCCGACGGCAATCCACATCGTGCCGTTCCATGCCACACCGTTTCCTGAGGTAAAGATGCTGGATCCTAGACCGGTCCAGCGAATACCATCATATGAATGCGCAATCGAATGGGTCCCTGAACCGACCGCCACCCAGCGCAAACCGTTCCATGCCACGCCATTTCCTGCGGTGGTGAAGATGCCAGTACCGAGACCAGTCCAACGAATTCCGTCAAGTGAATACGCAATGGTGTTCGACCCTTGACCGACCGCAACAACAGGATGTTGGATGGATACACTTGCCAGCCCCGCGTTCCAGCCAATTCCAATACCATAGGTGCTTAAAATACTGGATCCAGACGTTGAGTTGGTCCATGTGATACCGTCGTACGAATAGGCGACCCTCGTCGGCGTTCCCGCACCGACAGCGACCCATTTATCACCACACCATGCAACATGATTTCCTCCCAGTGTAAATAGATTGAGACCCGTCCAGGTAAGCCCGTCATAGGAATAAGCAAGCGTATTGGTTCCATCTCCCGCAGCAACAAACAGCGTCCCATTCCATGCTATCGAGCGTCCAGTGGTAAAGATAGAAGAGGTGACGCCCACCCATGTGATTCCATCCGTCGAATAAGCAATACGAAAGGTACCATTTCCAACCGCTACCCATTTGTTACCATTCCATGTCACACTGTATCCTGTACCAGTACTACCTTCTGTAACAAAAAAAGGAGATCCTGTAACAGCTGTCCAGCGAAGCCCATCATAGGAATAGAGAATCGTGTTCGGTTTGGATGGACCATATGCTTGACCCACGACAACCCACATCGTCCCATTCCACGCAGCATCGTATGCGATATTGATAAAATCATAACTACCTGGAACACCCATCCAATTGATGCCATCATAAGAATAGGTGATCGTATAGGGATCTCCAGCGCCCACAGCAATAAACATAGTACCATTCCATGCGATTCCATAACATAAATCTAAAAGTGCATTATTATTTCCATTAGAAGAGATCCACGTGATTCCATCATAGGAATAGGCGATCGAATTTTGTTCTGACCCAGTACCACCTGCCACCCAGACTGTTCCATTCCATACAATCGCATGACATGTCGATAGTTGATTGATGGAGGTCGAGCTCCATGATACAGCGGTCCATGTAATTCCATCATAGGAATAGGCGAGTGCGTTGGAACCACTACCGCCTGCGATCATCATGTTTTGCGGAAATGTGATGGTATGGGAGCGACTAGAATTATGCGCAAGGTGGTATCCGCCTGTACTAAAAATAGAATTTCCGAGACCCCTCCATACCGTTCCATTATAGGAATAAGCAAGTGAATGTGTCCCGCTTCCCACACACGTTCCAACCGCAGCCCACATGGCTCCATTCCACAGCACATCGTTACCCGACGCCAACACAGAAGGAAAGGTATAGATTCCTATTATGAGATCACGTGAAAGCGCAGTACCATAAATACGAACATCGTCGATATAGCCGTTATACGCAAATAGGGTAGGGCGAAGACATCCAATGACGACACCTGTTAAGGATGCTCCAGATCCATTAATACATATATTTCCGCTAGTCGTCGCAGTGCCTTGAGATATACCGTTTACATATAAGGTTGCGATTCCAGAAGCATAGGTAAATGCGATATGTGTCCATGTGTTAATGGGGGCGATGATACTCGATAAAATGACGACACCTGCCACTGTACCCGTGGTGAATACATATAATCGTATGGTTCCATTGGGTAGAAGTTGAAAATAAGGGCCCTCTGTTGTGCTATTTGTAAAAGCAAACGGTGTAGCGACGTTCGAGGCGGGCCATGACAATGGATGGATCCAAAGTGCCACGGAAAGACTAGATGGATTCGCAAGGACGAGAGATGGAAGCGAATATGTGATATAGTTCGCTGGTGTACTCGAGCCCGCTGTATTGCTAATGAGGGCAGAACGGGTTCCTGTTTTATAGATAGCGTATGAATAAGAAATGGAACCTGTGATGGTAGGAGTAGTAGGAGTTTGTGTAGCGCCAGTCAGAATATTATATAAATCGTTGGCAGTACCCTCAAATGGTAAATACGACACAGGAACGGTAGCATTTGAACTGAATACGTGCTCGATTCCTGTCAGCCAATTGATACCATCGTATGAATAAATCATAGTATTGGTGGATCCAGATCCAGCAGCGATCCACATGGTACCGTTCCACGAAATACCATACCCGATAGCTGAGCCACCAAATAAAGCGTTAGCTGATCCAATACCCGTCCATGTTATTCCATTGTAGGAATACGCAATCGTATTGGTTCCTGATCCAACCGCAACCCACATGGTCCCGTTCCATGCCACTCCTCTGCCCGCTGTACTAAAAATAGTATTAGAAAGTCCATTCCAGACGATACCGTCATAGGAATACGCAATTGTATTCGTTCCTTGACCAACCGCAACCCACATCGTCCCGTTCCATGCGATACCATATCCATAGGCTGAAAAGGTTGTATTATTTCGTCCAATCCAATTGATTCCATCATAGGAATATGCAATCGTATGAGGTGTTACACCACCCACCGCAACCCACATGGTCCCGTTCCATGCCACTCCTCTTCCCTGTGCTGTAAGAACACTCGTTCCTACTCCTGTCCACAAGATCCCATCATAGGAATAAGCAATTGTATTCGTTCCACTTCCTACCGCTACCCATATGATTCCATTCCATGCCACACCCATAGCAAAGGAAGAGAATACACTAGTTCCCAATCCGTTCCAGTTCAGTCCATCGTTGGAATACGCTAATGTATTGGTTCCTTCCCCTGTTGCGACCCATCGATTCGGAACGGCGGCGCCAAACGTATAGACTTGTCTACTGGTAATAAGACCTGTATTCTGTCGCGGCACAATTCCTCTTGTTTTAACAGTCACTGCGGTGGTAGGCGCAATCGTCGTCTTTTTGAGGGTCGTATCATACACCTGCTGTGTTACCGTGTGATGGGTGAGCGAAACGGATTGGACGACAATCGTTGATGTAACTAATGTCGTGGCGATTAAACTGGGCGCAGTCAGAGTGCTGACCGTCAGAGTAGAATACATCAAATTCGTAGCATTGATCGTGGACGCAGTAACCGTCGATGTAACATTCGTGTAATTGGTCGTCATGGTACTTCCCAGAAGGGTAATGGTATTGAATGTGGAAATATTCATTGTGGATGTAGTGATACTGGATGCCGCAATTACATTTGTAGAAATCGTACTTCCAGTCATCGTAGAATATGAGATGGAATCAACGGCTATCGTTGATGTTGTTAGCGTGGAATACAAGAGCGTACTCCCCTGAAGAGTGGAAAAGGATACAGACATCACTCCGTTCACACTGGAAGCGGTTGCTGTAGAAACGGTAATCGTGCTACCCACAAGAGAAGAACCTATCACCCCATTACTATTCATCGTGGAGCCGACAAGACTTGATACAGTAAGTGTGCTTCCCAGAATGGTCGAATAAGTGATAAACCCACCAAAGAGACTCGATGCGGTCACTGTCGATCCGATAAACGTATTTCCTGAAACCGTGGAAACCTGTATCGCATTCGAATGTAGAGTGGAGCCCGAAAGGGTTGATGTGACGAGCGTGCTCCCTAGAAGGGTAGAAAATGACACAACAGACCCTGTCACCGTTGATGCGGTCATTGTGGATAACGTTGCCGTGCTTCCTGTGAGCGTGGAGAACACAGAGGTGGATGTGATCAATGTAGAAACAGTTACCGTCGATCCAATCAATGTACTTCCTATCACGGTGGAGACCAACAAATTGGTTACACTGAAGGTAGAGCCTATTAGAGTAGAAAAGATCGTCATGGTACCAGATGCCATTGTACTTCCCGCCAAGGTAGAGAATCTTGTGAATCCCGCATTCATACTAGATGCCGTGACGGTAGACAGCGTCGCTGTACTTCCCGTCATGGTAGAAAATTCAAGCGTGTTTGTATAGAATGTAGAACCTGTAACAGACGATACACGAGCCGTGCTGGCTTGAAACGTTGAGAACCATGTGTCTCTTCCCATCACGGTAGACGCACTCAGCGTAGAAATAACAAGTGTACTTCCTTGTGCGGTAGAAAATACAAGCGAGGACGTATAGAAACTGGAGATGAATCCCGAATCCATAACAATAGTGCTTCCAAGAAGACTCGATAGCGTCATATTCATTCCATTCACCGTGGAGCCCACAATCGATGATACAGCCACCACTTGATGGATAGAAATCGTGCTGGCGACAAGGGTTGATACGTAAAACGATCCTGCGTTCAAGATCGGCACACTGATACTGGAAACAGCGAGGTTGTTACCGACAAGAGTAGAAAAGGAAACTGAATTGCCATATACACTTGATACTGTCATCAAATTGCCTGAAAATGTGATCCCTGAAGCGGTCGACAGTGTGAACAGATTCGCAGAAACAGTGGAACAAACTGTTGTGGAAAAGACGGCCATGGTATTCATTCTGAGCGAGTTTCCCGTCAATAGCTCAAGTGTATTGTTTATCCCATGAAATGTACTGGTAACAAGTGTCGACTGAACGGTGAGTTGATTAACATTCATAGAACTTCCGACGATGGTCGATAAATTTAGATCGGTAATATTAATGGTACACGCATTCAATGTCGAAAGACGAATTGTATTTGCCAAAAGAGACGAATAGAAGAGCAATCCAGAGCTAATCGTGGATGCAGTAATGCGATGAACGATCATGTTACTTCCGATGGCGGTGCTCGCATAACAGGTGGACAGTGTGATACTCGATACGTAAATGTTATCAGATGGGGCCAGAATTCCGTTGGTGGAGGTGATCAATACATAATTACTTGATATAGGATAATCATATTCCCGCAGGAGATAGGTATTGTTCGCAGATTGATCCAAATAGGTTCGAATCACAAGGGGGCCACTATTAATGGGAGTGATGCCCGAGGAGTCACTCATCTAGAATCGTCGAAGAATGAAAATTACATCGCTCTGCAATTACAAGTTTAAAGTTAAATATCCGGAACAGGTAATAGGATGCCAGCGGGTGGAGGATTACTTCAACTCGTCGCAGTAGGAAAACAAGATGCTTTCCTCACGGGAAACCCGCAAATCAGTTTCTTCAAAATGGTGTACCGTCGTCATACGAATTTTGCGACCGAATCGCAGCCGATGTACTTTGACGGTACGCCCAATTTCGGACAACGTATCACATGCCTGATCCCTCGCCGAGGTGATCTCCTTGGAAGGGTCTATCTTGACGTTGTTCTACCACAAATCAGAGATACGAGTGGAAATCTGTTGTCCTATACCAATTCGATCGGACATGCTCTTATTCAAGAGATCACGTTCGAAGTGGGAGAGCAGGAGATTGATCGACAGACCGGCGAGTGGATGGAGGTGTGGACACAACTGACGACTCCTGCGAGCCAACGGTATGCGCTTAATGAAATGATTGGACGTGTGGAGCCATATAACTTGATCGATATCAAACCATCCGCTAGCAGTGACGGTCTTCATTTGTTGATTCCGCTCCAATTCTATTTTTGTCAAAATCCTGGATCCTATCTTCCTCTACTGGCCCTTCAATATAGTCCGATCCGTATCAATATTACATTGCGCCCCATTCAACAACTCTTCTGGGTTCCTCCGCCCATTCCTCCTGCGACACAAGAGAGTTGGATGCCGTCTTGTTCGATTCAAGCAAGTTGTACCACTCCGATCACGAGCATGATGTTGTGGGGCGATTTCGTCTATTTGGATGTGGAGGAGCGTCGAACTTTTGTGAGTGCCACGCACGAATATCTGATCGAACAGGTTCAGCATACACCGCCGTTCTCGATTACGGCCAATCAGACAACAGTGACGATTCCGATCGAATTCAATCATCCGATCAAGGAATTCGTTTTTATGATCCAGCGTGATACCATGCAGAACCGCAATGAATGGTTTAATTATAGTAATCTGGCGATTGGTGAATATACAAACAACGATCTGGTTCTTCCCTACGTGAACTCGAATGCGCCAGCGGGTCGTCTCGACTTGCTTTCGACTGCCAAACTTCAAGTAGACGGATACGATCGATTTGCCGAACGGACACCACACTATTTTCGTCTTCAACAACCCTATGAACATCACACCACTACTCCGATCAATTCGTTCATTTATAACTACAGTTTCGCACTACGACCCGAGGATATTCAGCCAACGGGTACGATGAATGCTAGTCGAATTGATAGTATTGTATGGCAGCTAAAAATGAATACGGTACTGACCAATCCGTTACTTCCTGTATGGCAGCAACGTGGTAGTTGCCGTGCCATTGTGTACGCACACAACTATAACATTTTTCGTGTCATCAATGGATTTGGTGGATTGCTGTTTACCATTTAGGGCACTTTTTAAGAAAAAGTGCGCAAAAATGCTTTAAAAAACGACCACATAAACACTATGTTTATATAGTCCTTTTTCCTAAAAAGCCCCTACGTAATGTTTTTGCGGGTTTTTTTTAAAAAAGCCCCTACGTAATGTTTTTGCGGGCTTTTTTTAAAAAAGCCCTAAGTAATGAGCTCGAGTGTCTCACAACTCGAATTCTGGCGAGAAGCCAGTTCCGACACGAATGGAAAGAATGGCGCCGACGAAGGTGGTCCAGGTGCCGCTTACTTATCATACAATGTTCTGATGGGTCTATCGGTTCTAGGCGGATTCTTTGCCTTAGATCACCTCTATCTTCGTTCGCCCCTGTCATTTCTTGCCAAGATCATTATTAATTTTCTCTGCTTTGGAATCTGGTGGATCTATGATGCCACGCAGATCGTATTTAACAGTCACGCTGTGAAGTTATTCGGTCTTGGTGTCCCAGGACTGGGTCCCCAAGGCATCGCAGCAGGTGTATTCGCTAATCCTGTGGCTGACAAGAAACATATGATGTTCTTTATTTATTCACTGAGTCTTTTCTTTGGAGGCGCATTTGGCCTCGATTCCTTTATCATGGGTGATAATCGAACAGGTTTCATTCGTCTGATCTGTCTGATCTCGGTTATTTTGGCACCGGTCGCATTAGGCTGGTGGGCATACAAATTATTTAACTTTTTTGTGTATACGAAGGATGTGATCAGTGAACAATCAGACTTCTTTGGTGCACCCGCACATTCCTTTGAGAGTGGATTCTTAGCTAAGTTCCCCTTTCTAAGCGCCCTCTTTAGCCCATTCGAGACAATCAAGACCTTTTTTCATGATCTCGTTGGTGACGCCATTCAACCGATTACAGATACGGCACAGATGGCAATTGGTACGATCGATGCGGCTGTCAAGACGGTCGATAATACGGTTCAACTGGGCCGCGAGGCCATTTCAAAGGGGTCGGAAATTGCGGGTCAGATTTCGAATACGGTGGAGAAAGTATCACAGGCGACGCAGGTTCTGCCTGGCGTGTCCCTTTATTCTAGTATTACGCCTGGATCTGTCCAAAAGGAACTTGGCGGTAATAAAGCAGCAAATGCAACCGCAACAGCAATGGTAGGTGGAGCGATGATGATGGACTTAAAACCAGTTCACTACATATTATTAGTTACTATCGTAACAATTGTACTTGGAGGAGTTATTGTTACGTATCATCGATCAAAGAATGTCCCAGTCCAAGACGAACGAAATGATACCCCTCCTAGACCAATCTCTGTTAGAAAGTCTGATCAAACGGACGGTCGATAATACAAAATACGACCCAATCGTGATCATTCGCTTTACGGCTACATGGTGTGGACCTTGTAAACGAATCGATACACAGGCACTTTTGAATCTGAGCGATCAAATCAAATGGTATGTATGTGACTTGGACGAGAATGATTATAGCCCTGGATATTGTGGTGTCAAGACCATTCCTTGCTTTCTTGCCATTGTGAATGGTGTTCCACAACCACTTTTTCAGAGTTCGGATACGATGAAGGTTGCGGAGTGGATCAAGGGCGGATTCAAACAGTGATGACTAACTAGCAAACATTACTCTACCACGCCCCTCTTTCACCACATACACATTCCATCCTTCTGTAAACAACCGCATCTCGGCCTTTCGCTGAGCCAGTACCGCATTGGAGTTAATATTCGCCAATTCGATATAAAGCGTAGGACGATCTGCTGTTGTCAGATTTACCGCCCCTTCAGGCTGTCGCTCTGCGGGATAAATCGTTCCATATTTCTCGCCCGTGGACCAATTCATCGATCCGATATGCATTCCATTCGCCTTTTCATCTTTGGCATGAGCGTTGATCTGACTCCAGACGAGCGGTTCGTGTAACTCCTCTCGATCACGTCCAGCGATCAATAATTTCAGATCGTAATAAAATTCCCCATAGGGAGTGGTGTAGGGTTGTACCCCAGATGCTACACGGGAATCGAAATAATCATTCGAAAACAGATCAAGGCGATTCTGATCCAGCGCATTTTGTGATCGAAAGAACCAGACGAGTCGTTCAGTAGGATGTCGTCCATCAAGACGACGTGTGACGGCGGCGCTGCCGCCTTTATCCAATGGAATGAAATCGAGCTCGCCAAACGTAAACAGATTATCGAACTGGCGTCGAAAAGGGATTTCAATGACTTTCGAGCGCAGCTCTTCTTGGATCTGCGGGGAGACATAGTGTTGGACGGTAGAGAGAAGGATACGTGGCCCCCCTATCTGAATACGAGAAAGAGGAGCAAATGAGTGTACCGTGCCATCACTAAACGTATAACGCATCGAAGGGATAAGCCATGGTGCGGGTTTGTACATCGTTGGATCGCTGGAGACGACAAGGTCCTCTAGTTTTCGAAGCGTACCCTTGATGCGAAAGTTCTGCCATGGCATCGCCACGAGAGGAAATCCAGCATCACCAGGACATTGTGTGCCAGGCAGAGGTAACACGATTCGAAGGGAACCAGGAGTCGCTCGCAATTGAATTCCACGATCCGTGATCTGACCCGTAAGCGGATTCGTCGTGTCTAGCAATCCTGCTTTTTGTTGTCGTAGAAAGCTACTGTTTGACGAACCTTCCGTCATTTGTTTGGCCAATAGCCCGTCGCCTGACCATTCTTGAATGAGAAACTGATCTTGATAGAACTGGATCTTCTCGAATAGGAAATAGGCGACATAATTAACGTATCCATACGATACGTTGTTCAAATCCGTGATGGGAAACAGTCCGTTGACGCGTTCGGGAGAATACGCCTGACCATTGGGTTGAACGGGAAGAGGAGGGAGCCATGTGGGCAATTCAATCTGTAGGGTACATTCGGTTAGAATATCGCCATAGGTGTCAATCTCCACTTCAAAACTGTTCCCAAAGGTGGCATCCGCCAAAGGCACCATGGTACGGCGTTCTGCCAAATGAGGAATAGAAGATTCATATCGTGCATCATAGGGAAATATGCTGTTTTTGGAGTCTTTTACGAAATAGGAGTCTTTTACACCACGCGCAACGAGCTCAAAGAGAGCCCCTTGCCCACTGGAGGCGTTGATGGTCGCCATTCTACTGAAAGGCATGGAAGGAACGGTTTATGCTGCGAGACTGCGCACCATCGAGAGGAGGAGTCCAGAAAAAAAGGACAAGCCAATCGCCATTGCGAAATTGAAACGAGAGACAAGAACAATAAAGATGGCAAGACTGGAAAGAACGGAGATCAGTAGGATTCCCATCCCTTCCGCCATCAACGCACGCTCGTCGATTTTGGTCACACGGATGTTTTTCAAAAATAGAGAATTCAGGGATGCCGTAAGGATGGACGCCATGACAATCACAGCAACCATTCCACGCCAATCCAGTTTATACGAAAAAGCGGCCATATAGACAATGAAAACGTTGATAAATGCCACCGCAGCCACTTCAAGTGTTACTTCTTTAGGGGTCAGATACATGTTCTACTGTCATACAACAAAAATTGATATACTTCGAGACGGGAAGGAAAAGACAACATGGCGAATCTTGTGATTGTGGAATCGCCTGCGAAGTGTCAAAAAATCCAAGGGTTTCTGGGAGCCGGATGGCGAGTCATTGCCAGTATGGGTCATATACGCGCTCTACAACACAGCATCGACGCAGTGGGTATCGAACGTGATTTTGAAGCAAAATATGAATGGATCAAACAAAAATCAAAAGCCATCAAACAATTGAAAGATGCGGCGAAGGATGCGAAGGAAATCTATTTGGCCGCGGATCGTGATAGAGAAGGCGAAAATATAGCGTATTCTGTATGTCTCCTGTTAAAACTCAATCCGAAAACAGCGAAACGGATTACATTCACGGAAATCACCGAGAAGGCTATCAAGCATGCTGTTGAACATCCACAAACACTCGATATGAATCAAGTTCACGCACAACAGGCTCGCGCGATGCTCGACATGATGATTGGATTTACCATCAGTCCTTTATTGTGGAAATATGTGGCTCCCTCCTTATCGGCGGGACGATGCCAGACACCTGCGTTACGTCTCGTGATTGAACGCGAGGATGCGATCCAGGATTTTAAGGCGTCATCTAGCTGGCAACTTCAGGCAACCTTTCAACATCCATCGCTTACCTTTGATGCAACCATGACGGATGAATTGGAAGATGAAGAATCGGCGATGAATTATATGGAAAATATTTATAAGGTTTCGAAAGGAATCGTTACAAACAGTGAAATCAAACCATGGTCTGAATCCGCACCGAAGCCGTTTATGACAAGTACGTTACAACAACAGGCCAGTGCGCTGTATGGAATCAATCCAGCAAATACGATGAAAATCGCACAGAAACTATATGAAGCAGGTCATATCACGTATATGCGAACAGATAAGGCGGTATTGTCAGAAGAAGCAGCAATGGCTGCGAAAGAATGGGTGAAAACCGCGTATGGAGAGGAATATGTAGGACAGGCACAACCAAAGGTGAAAGCGCAGCAATCAGCTCCGCAAGCGCAGCAGCAGGCTCCGCAAGCCCAAGCGAAGCAGGTACAAGCACAGCTTGTTCAAGAAGCTCACGAGGCGATTCGTCCCACACACATGGAGGCGGAGACGATACAAGGCGACGCCAACGAAAAGAAACTATATCGCCTGATTTGGCAACGAACCATTCAATCGGTCATGTCACCTGCTCGTGGAGAAACCTGTCACATCACCATTCAAATACAGGGTGATACTGATTTCAACTGGCTTGCCCGATGGAAACGCACGACATTTGAAGGGTGGAAACGCGCAGGTTCCGTTGCGAATCTAGACGAAGATGAAACTCTTCTTGAACAAACCACCGAATGGAATAAAGCATCCTTAATGAAACTAGGAGATAAAGTCGAATGGAGTACTATAAGAGCAGAACCAAAAGAGTCCAAGGCGAAAGGGAGATATACGGAGGCCACACTCGTTCGTGACATGGAAACGTATGGGATTGGTCGACCTTCCACTTTTGCATCACTCCTTTCCACGATTCAAGAGAAAGATTATGTCACCATCCGTGATCTTCCGGCCAAAGAGGTGACCGCCACGGAATATCGGATCCGTCCACAAACATGGCCTCCCACCAAATCGGAAACCAAAAAGAAATCAGGTGCCGAAAAGAATAAGCTGGTTCCGACTGATCTGGGGAGATCCGTATGGAATTGGCTAAAAACACAATTTGATGATCTCTTTGCATATGGCTTTACGGCTCAGATGGAACAGCGTCTAGATCAGATCGCTCACCCCGAATTAATCGATGATCCGCGATCATGGAAATTACTCCTTCACGAGATCTGGAATTCCTACCGAGCCAGAGTGGAGACGTTGGGGGCCGCTCTGAATTCAAAAGATCGATCGAATCCTAAGATCCGGACATTCTCTAACGGTCTCAAGGCTGTTCAGTCTAAGAAGGGTCCGATCCTGTTGATGGAAGGAGAGACAAAGGGCACAACACAATTCTTTGGCTGGCCTAAGGACACCGCCTTTGATCAGATCACGGAAGAGCAAGCGATACAATTTCAAAAAGATCAAAATATACTCCGGTCCGGATCAGACTTTGGAGAATGGAATGGAAACCGAATTCAAAAACGATCTGGGAAATTCGGATCGTATCTTCAATCTGGATCGATCTCCATCCCGTTTCAAGAAAACGAACCGATCGAGGAAACCGTTCGCCGCCTCGAGGCAAAGCAGACCGGGGGCGGCGGAGCCGCCGGAGTGATCCGGGCCTTCAAGGAATTTATGATCCGGACAGGCCCGTATGGACCGTACATCGTAAAGCCTTCCCTCAAGAAGCCGCAATTTGTCTCCTTACCAAAGGGTATCGATCCCCATAGTTTAAAGGAGACCGAAGTAGCCGCGCTCTATAAACTCGGCCTCGAAGAGAAGAAACGCCACAAGACATACAGCCGAGGGCCTAAAGCCCCCGCTGACACATCGTTCCTTCCCGCGTCAAAATAAAAAGAAAACAATAGATAAATGGAACAGGGCGTCAAAATGATCAATGGAAGCGATCCTGACGTAGAGATGCGAAATGAAAGTCCACAAAAACAGCGATCGCGTTCTGTTTCCCCTATCCGAGGACCCCCTGCACCAGATGCGCCTCCCAAGGAGAAACGTTTTTTAAATGGATGGTCACGCGAACAGGAAGTTCTGATGGCCGAATGGAGCGATCTCGCCATGTGTTATCGTTGGCTTCATGATAAATCAGAGAAGCATTTTCACAGTAAAACAACGTGGATCAATTTGCCAGTGATCATCTTATCGACGCTGGGAGGAACAGCCAACTTTGGTATTCAGTCCCTCTTTAGTGACGATGCGTCAAAGAAATATGCGAGTTTTGCGATTGGCGGCATCTCTCTTTTTGCGGGTCTATTGACGACAATTGGAAACTATTTACGGTATGCGCAGATGGAAGAATCGCACCGTGTGGCTTCGATTTCATGGGGAAAGTTTCAGCGGTTGATTGCGGTAGAACTGGCGCTGAATCCAGATGATCGTATCGACTCCCTGGATTTTCTAAAGATCTGTCGCGCGGATCTCGATCGGTTGATTGAACAATCGCCACCGATCCCTGAAGAATCCATCCACTTATTTGAGGCAAACTTTGGAATGATCACGGATCTGAAGAAGCCAGATATCTGTGGCGCACTGGAACATACACGTGTTTTCGAAAGTTCACAATCGCGTTTAAAACAGGTGCTCAGCGACGCTGCGCTCATGATTCGTCACAAGAGACGTACACTGAACGAACTCCTCTCCCCGCAGATTCAGGATACAATCAAGAAACAAGTGGAAACGAGACTTCAAGAAGCATTGGAAGAACGTAAACATTCATTGAAAGAAGAACTCGAGAGAGAGAAAGCACATATTCAACAGACAGAAGAAGAATACCAGCGCGCATTAGAAGAGCGCCAAAAGAAGATCCAGAGTATGATTGATAACGATATCAATAAGACGAGACGAAGCAGCGGAGATGCCCCTCCTCCCGCCATAACTACAAAACCACGTCATTCGAACTTTGAGAATCGACTTCATTTGAAGCAGAATCCATTATTTTCCTCTCGTCGTGGCGTCACACCTGAAAAGAAACATGTCGAAACAGTGAAAGAGGAAGTGCCTTCATTTGCAAATGCGACGGAGAATGAAAATACAGTTATCATTCCCTCTTCGACGGGACAGATTGAAAAATCAGACGTGTAAACGAAGTAAATAACGTAAACGGCATAAAAATTGAAGAAGTCAGGCGGCAAAGATAGGGTGCACTCATCAAGCATGCGAATTGACAAGGAATCCATTCTTCATCTCTTTTACCATCATCTCAGCCTGAAGTCATTATGGCTCAAAACCAAACTTCGCCATGTTCATGTCGCCATGATTATCAAACGAGGAAAGATGATTGCGATGGCAACGAATACTGTGGGGTCACGTGCGAGAGGTTGCGGATACGATGATCGAACCATTCACGCTGAGCGCGCCGTGTTAAAAAAGCTGGGAGATCATAGTAAATTAGCAGGTGCCATCTTGATTGTGATTCGTATTTCACGGGGCACCAATGAGTTGGTCGAGTCAGAGCCATGCGAACATTGTCGGCCGCATATGGAAAAATGTATGAAAGAGTATGGGTTGCGTCGGGTGTACCATTCTTGACCTTTGGGGATCTATCCAAATCATTATCAGAAAGTGGGGTGTTATTTTTAATTTCATTTTTTATCAAACATGAAATTAAGGAGAAACGGTCGAGAGTGGTTTCGATCCACTTGCCGTATGATTAACAGTCATACGCGCTTCCTATTGCGCCACTCAACCTTGCTCCACTCTTTCCGTAGAAACAAAAAGCGGATTTTGAACGCACTACAATCCTCAATAGAACAATTTCACAATTTCAACCAATTCTGTATTGTTTTCTGTTTCAATTCGATATATTTGTTTCTCAATTTCATTAATTAGTATAACAATACGATCTTCCAAATCAGTTTTGTCATTTTTAGTATGATCAGGATTAAATCGAATATATATCCATTTTCCACTATGAATCATATATAAATCATCATAACGAATCACTTCATCGTTCCTATCATAGCCTTGATGTGCAAACTCATCGGTTTCAATTGCTAAGATCGTATTTCCAATCAGTTTTCGATGATCGATGCGTCGACGATGTGTACAATCGCATCCACCTGTGTATAATGGTTGATCGTGAATAAATCCAGAGAATCGTTCAGAGATCGCATTGCGAACTCTGATCTCTTTTGTATGTTCGTGAATTACTTTAGAACGGGGATCATCTGGGAAAAGACGTTTAAAACATGTTGCGCAATACCAATCGTTGCGCACACTTCCACATCGTGAATCAATCCAATTGATACAATTGGGACATCGTCGTCCCCCACCGTGTGCGCCACATTTATTGGTATTTCCTTGCGCACCTTTATTACACCCTGGTTCAATACATCGTTCTCCACCGCCATGTTTTTTACATCGGTCACTTTTAAAGGCAGAAAGTTTATTACACTCTGGCTCAATACATCGTTTTCCTCCACCATGTGAAGTACAATAATCGCTTTTAGAAGCCGCGAGTTTATTACAATCAGATTCAATACAACGTCTTCCGCCGCCATGTATTCTACATGTATCAGATGCGCCTATAATACTTTTAGTACAGTTGGACACGTTACACCGTATTCCACCACCGTGTGTAATACATCGCTGAGAAGCTCCCTTCGCACTTTTTGTACACTGTGGCTCTATACATCGCAAACCACCCCCGTGTTTTTTACACAGGTCCGTCTTTCCAATCGCACCCTTTGTACATTGTGGTTCAACACATCTTTTTCCACCACCATGTTCGATACACTTATTAGTACTTCCTTTAGCTGTTTTATTACATAATGGTTCAACACAACGTTTTCCACCGCCATGTGACATACATTTATTTGTCTTATCCACACTACTATTTTTACATCCTGGTTCGATACATCGCTTTCCGCCTCCATGAGCTTTACATCTATCACTTTGTACTCTTGCCCCATTCTTACATCCAGGTTCAACACATATTTTCTTCCTTGTTCGGTGAGCCTCACAATATTTTCCTCTAGGAATGACTGGATCAGAACATCCATGTTTATTACATGTTTCTTCTGCTACATTACTCATGGTCCTTATAACCTTTCCTATCATATCATCGAACATCAATTTTATTGAATACCCGTACGCACCCTCTCAGATCACCTCGATGGCAGACTGGGGCTGATCATGGCGACAAAGCGGGCATTTGAACCGTTCTCCAACGTGACATTTGATCTGAAGCACGCAGTGTTTGTGGAAAATATGACCGCACATCAGTTTACACCACACAGACGCAATGATGACGTAATCTTCATCTTGGCAAATGGAACACATCTCGAAATAGGTGATCTTACTGATGTCACAGGAATGACAGCATGTATCCCCTTTTTCAACAAGATTTTCCATACAATGATGACACATATACAAGTGTTTGACATCGTATTTCTCCATTTTCTGAAGAAGCGCAATAACAACAGAGACTGGTTCATATGGTTCGATGGGGGTTTCATGTAAGGCAATGATGTGATCGGTTTCACATAGTTCAATCGTATAGGTTATCCCAGTGATTAAGTAATCTTGACCGAATGAGTCGTCTTGTTTTAATAGGGTGGACATGGTTAATTTGGCATAATGATTGATATGTAATGAAAATCGAAACTCACATGGTAGTCGTTCACGTCCATCGATTGCTAATTTCAATCGTTTTTGTAGGCAAAAAACAGCTTTTTCCAACCGCGGAATATGAAGCAACTCACCGGTTTCAATCCGGCGGGGCATCCTGGTATAGTGGGGGAAAATAAAAATATGATATTATAGTATAATGCCTCAGAGACGTTCTAATCAAACACGCCGACGACGCGGCGGTGTACTAACTCGCTCACAACGTGGTGCGATATGGTGTAAATTGATTAATGGTATTAAACGTTGCTTTTCAAAGAAGAAGAATAACAATAACAATAATAATAGGAATTATAACTACATGAATGGATATGGGCCATCTAATGCTAGTTTCACGGCACCCAAACGCTCATAAATCGCAAGAAAGTGAAACCCATACGTGTGATAAAAGTATCTTAAAAAAGTTGTATCTAGAATACTAGATGGAAAAAATCTGTCCGAAATGCGCGGCGGATCCAACTAGTCATTCATTTAAAAAAGTGGCGGACAAAAACGGGATCGTACTCTTTTATACGCACCCGTCCAAAGCGAAGTTATACGATGATATGGATGGAATCTTGACGCATGTGAATAACATGTTCGCAACCATTGGAAATAAGCCATGGAAATGTGTGATTGATGGAGATGGATTTGATATGAAGCATGCAGCAGAGATTAAGGTAGGACGTGCTCTATTTGATCTTCTTACTACAAAGTACGGTTCAACCTTTCAGGAAATGATAGTGATCAATCCGACATGGGCCATAGAGGGGTTGATCAAGTTGGCATCGATGGCGATGACAAAGGAGATGTTTGCAAAGGTAAAAATCATGGATGATCGTAAACGTAGTATTCTGGAGTTTATTTAACGCACTTTTCGCAATCTTTAAAAAGTCCAGGGATAAACTGACATTTGCGAATACAGTCGATTTCCTTCTTAGTAAGCTTCTTCTTTGATGTTTTCGAGCGCTTACCATGTTGTTTGACCGTAACCTCCTTATGACCATTCTTGCCGCGAATGGTGACGCGCTGGGTTTTGGTGCGACGCATTCCGTTTCGCAGATCGGAATGAATCTGTGTGGATTCGTAGCGGAACTCGGGGGTCATCTACTAAAGGAACTTAAAGATCCACTGAGATGATAGGTTGTGGAGAAGATCCACACCCACACGCGAGTCGTATAGCCTGGCATTACGGTTGACTTAAGATCAACTGGAGAAATCCGCGTGGGTTCAAATCCCACCTTGCGTACTTTTTTGAGAATCTAAGAGATATTCAAAAAAGTAATCTGAAATCGTTTTACAACAAAAATCCAAACGACAACACGATGCGGGCCTTCGGCCCTTCTACCATTTCACAGGTGTGAACATCAATGCCCGAATTACAGCGGACATAATGTCGTTCCAAAACGGGTAGTACCACATCACCATACACAGGCAATCCGCCTTTTTCAGGCAATTGAACGAACGCATTGAAGCGTGTATGAATTAAACCGTCTCGATTGGAATCTTTATGGGGATGAATTTTACCACCGTCGGTAATGTAGCCAATATAGTCCTCAAAGAGCGGTTCTTGTGGAGCATTCTCCAGCCCCTCCAAAGCGACAATTCGCGCCTTGATGTCCCATACGCACGCAGGAATGGTAGGAAGCTCACGCAGTTTCTTGAACTGACGCCCGAACCCATTCTTGATGAACGATCCGTAATTCTGATTGGCCCATTCCGCCAATTCTGCCTGTTCTGCGACGGTGATGACTTCCATTATATTCGTAACGCAGGAATAATCACAGGTGATTCGAGTGGAATCGCCTGCGGCTCCGTCGTCACATGAAGAGTGGACACGTATTGATCCACTACAATCGGTAAATTGAAAGCGATCAGATGATGAACCGCATGTAAATAATTATATTCATAGTTCACCGCAAGGAAAAAACAGGTCAGATCTGCTATCGCTAGGCCAACCCCAAGATGTAAATAAGGATTGCGAAATGCAACCGAATTCATTTTTTGGAAGTGGACACCTGTGATCATGAGTGTTAAAAACGCAGTCACGGGTAAAACAATAACGGCACCTAAGTTACTGTATACCATCGTTAAGAGAATGGTCTGAATCAAGAAGAGTTCGGTGCGAAGTTCGTAGTGATTGGATAGCATGAGATAAACCGAAAAGAGATAAATAGATAAATAGGAATAGACTCCGTCCAGGAAATCAAAGAGACCATTCTCGTTGATGCGATAGAGACCTGACCAGTTCAAATGATGGAAAAAGGAGAAGATGGAGTTGAAAAGGATTTGTAAGGAATAAAAGTATTTACGTCGATGCTGGTAGTAGATGATACAGGGGATGGAGGAGAGGTTGCTAAGAACGACAAAATACGCGCTCATTGCTATATGATACACAGTGCGCTTTAGTATCCACTTCGCGGTCGTATTCGCCGCTTTAGTATCCACTTCGCGGTCGTATTCGCCGCTTTAGGAGGCCTAAAAGTAGCACCCGACAAAGAGAGAAGCATGCCGAACGATTGTGTGAATCATATGACCATTACGTGTAAGGAGGACGGAAATCCAATTTTTGAAGAGATCAAGTCGATCCCCTATATCACGATCACACAGGTTGGTAAGAGAGGAATTCGATTTGACTATGTGAGTGCGTGGGAGCCATATAACGAATGGCTGGAATACATTCTTCGGAAATATCCTACATGCTGGGCGAAAAACGAATGGATTTCAGAAGATGGGACGGCAGGGATGTGGATTGGCACGGCGGAGAAACATAAGGAGGCGAGATGGATTGACATTTCGCTCGAGGATGAGTACTATTTCTTTGGGTAAATGGGGATGTATCCAGAAACATACAGAGCTTAAAGACTTTTTGAGTTAGTAAATTGTGGAGAAGTCTATCAAGGCAATTTCGGTTAGTGGTCTATATCGGTTCCCTACTAAGGAATTGGGCTCTGCCCTCGTTGGTTCGAATCCAGCAATTGTCGATAGATAGACATCTCCACCTATAAGCCCCTATAGCTCAGACTGGCTAGAGCAATCGCTTTGTAAGCGATAGGTCACTGGTTCGACTCCAGTTGGGGGCATTAAACATGTCGATTTTTATCACTCAATAAAAATCGGTATGATATAATAGAATGTTGTATGGAACGCATAATAGTTGTACATATGGTTCATTGCTAAATGGTTGTTTATTTATGGTTACGCCATGGGTACGAAATCAATCCTTGACTATCTCTGAGCAATTAGAAAAGGGTGTACGATGTTTCGATTTTCGTGTTTCGTATGAAAAGGGGAACATCTATTTGTCGCATACGTTTTTGATGGATCATACATTACAGTCGATCATGGAAGAGATCTCTACCTATTTTAAACGAAAGCCAGAATGCCCGTTTATTATGATAAATATTCGTGTTGATTTCAATGATCGGGCGAATCAAGCCGTTATTAACCCCCTTGTTCAGGAGATATTGTCATGGTACAAATCGTTATGTATAGAAAGAAGCACGTTCGATGCCACGGTTCCCCTTGTAGAAAATAAGACAAGATGTAAAATTCTATTTTATAATTCGGATGCAACGCTCTCTCATCCGTCTATTTTTCCAAGTGATTTGATGCCGACCTTATATGGATGGGACACAGGATCGATAGAAGCATTTGAAGAACGACTGTTGAAGATTGATGATGTGTATCGTGCCCAAACACAATCCTTTATCTACCCAAACGAACGAATGATTATGTTTGATTACTCAAGTACTGCGCCATTATGGTATACCGATAAACAGCAATTACAATTGATGATACAATATAAATCGTATATTAAGAATAAAAATCCCACGATCCTTTCTGGAAATCATATCGAAGACATCATGGCTATTTTTCGAGAATAAATGGAGCCTAAAGATATATCACTCGTAGAACAACAGAACCAGATGGGTTCTACATAGTCTTATGGCGCAACGGAAGCGCGCGCAACTTCTAATTGCGAGGCTGCGGGTTCAAGTCCCGTTAAGACTAATAACAGTGAATTAGCTCAGTGGAAGAGCGCGGCGCTCATAACGCCGAGGTCCATCGATCGAAACGATGATTCGCTAACATACCTCCGTATAACGGACATATGTTAGCACATGTGTTCAAAGAACATAAAGAAAAACCCGAGTCACCCATTAGATGGGTTGTGGTTGTGGAACAAAAAAGGGCGCGGCCGCGCCGGTTCTTCAAATGGACCAACTATTAGCCCCGACAGAATGGGGCCCTATTTTATGGAAATACCTACATTGTATTGCGGAGCGAATTGGCGCATCAGGAAACAAAATCATTGACACGGACCAAGCGAATTACACGGAAACGCTGCTGACGATGCTTCCACTCATGATTCCTTGTACGGAATGTCAGGCGCACGCTGCCGCGTATCTAGCAGCGAACCCGTTGCCGCCACTAAAGGGCTTATATGGACAGGAACTTCAAAACGTAACACGCGCGTGGCTCTTTGCGTTTCATAATGCAGTGAGAGCGTCAAAAAACCAGCCGATTATGATTTCGACAGTGGAAGAATGCAAGGCAGCGTATGCGAATGTAACGGTCCCAAAATGCGAATACACGGCATTTATTCAAAGTGTGGCGGCCGCAGTGAGACAAGGATGGGTGCGAATTGAAAATTGGCGGAAATGGTACAGCAATTCGGAACGCATTCGGATTATTACAGGGAATATTATTATGGGCTAGGATTAATCCCCCAAGCATCGTTAATGTGCGTATGTACCGTATTCGCGGTGGTCTGTGACGCATAATGGGCCGAAATCGTATGAATGCCTCCAAACAAACGAGACATACCTGCCTGGTCCGCCATATCTTGCCACGTGTCAAAGGACAGAGTAATAGGTGCTACAGGAGTCACGCCAGGTTGAATCGCAGAGGATCCAGCCGGCAGAACGAAATCGCCGAATGCCGCGGTCTGATTGGTAGTAAAGGACGTGGAATAGAGCGTCTGTAGGTCATAGGTGACCGTATGTTTAGAAATCGTAGCACCGAACCATTTGTTCATCGTATTCGCAAATGCTTGGGTAAAATGACTGTGACCTGACGGGAAATCAGGGAAAGGCGGTGAGACAAACGACAATACTTGATAAGGAAGCCACTGATCTCCTGAAATGGTGCCGTTCCAGGAAGCAATCTGCTGGCCACTGTAACGACGACGAATTTCTTGGATGGGACGAGACTCCATAAACGCATATTTCTGCGCCCATGTGACACGAGCACCTTCAAATAAGTGAATGGCAAGATCCAGAAATGAATACATGATGGTCGGGCAACTGAAGGTGTTACTGCGAATGTATTCTTTCCAGAGCCAAATAGACATTAGAGGCGGAGACATGGTGCCTGGTGTGGATCCGGACCAGAATTCAGCAATCATCTTTTCTTCGTCGGTCAGATTCTGAGCGATCGTCAGAACGTCATCGATCTCGGCATCACGATCCTCACCTATCGCGGGACGAACGAGCGCCTGAATAGCAACCTCATCTTGCGCAGACAGACAGGTGGATGCGACGGAGGCCCATGAATAGGTCAGATATCGCTGTAGATTTCCATTGACAGTAAGACGAGTCCACTCTTGAGGCTGGGGGAATCCGCTAATGGGATTGACAGTTACGCCATCCACGATAATGGTCTGATTCCAGTTCGCGGAAGAAGTAGGCTGTGCCGTGCCAGCAGCAGCAGAGCCATCCGCTAAGCGGTTGATGTACCATGTGCCCCATCGAGCCACCCAATTATCCCATTGGCCAGCCGATTTCACACGAGCCACCACATCGGCAGGGCAATTGTAAATAGAAGGGATGGTGTGAAGTTGTGACGCAAGGAAATCAATGACGCTTGCCATCCAAATGATACAATCATTTGTGGAAAGGGGTGCCGCCGCCTTGGAAAGCGTCCAGTTCCAGTTGTCATGAATGCCTTGGACGTTCGTATCCGCAGTCACCCAGTTCCATGCTTGTGTAACAGACGCGGCAAAAAGGTACATGATACGTGATCCTCTGGTCGGACCCATATTCGCTGACGCGATATATTCTAGTACATTATCGAGACCCGCATTCATGATGTACGCCAAGCATGGATCGGGGTTAATTGGCGCAGAACTGCCAGACATGGCAGTCGAAAGCGCATCTGGAGGAGCCAAAAAGTAGGGCGCATGTACGACCGGCCCTTGGCCGGCCGCATTGGACGCAACAACCGTAAAGGTGTAGGGCTGTCCCTCTTGAAGACCTGTAAAGCGATAGGATGTATCAGAAGTAGTAATCGGATCCTGTGCAACACCGTTCAAAAACGGTGTCACGGTATACGTAAAGGGACCATCGCCCACGGTGGGCGCGATCCACGACACAATGATCGAACCAACCGTATAGGTGATACCAGAGACCGCACCAGGAAGAGCAGGGATGTAAGGTGGAGTCACGAGTGATTCGGTAATGACGGGATCGCATGGACATCCCAGACTTACCGCAATACATGTGGGATAACGAGTATACTGCGTCATACTGCCAGTTTTGACTTCGTTGATGATAGAACTATCAGAGATCCCGTGAGGTGAACGCGAATGCCATGTGAAATTGTTAGGTGGTGCCGTACCCGAGCTACGTAAAAAACCACCTGCAATAGCTAATTGCCCGCGGCGTTTGGTCAGCTGAGAAGAGTCATAGATGCGAGGCATTCTACTTGGATGATAAATAATGTTTGCGGCAAACGGGGCGATAGGAATCAGCCGCTCCGACTAGAACATCGCCCGTTTTTTCTGCGGAAACGCATTGGGAATACACCGCAACGGTTCCATCACGGCACACAGCGCAAAACGCACTGAGACGCTCCACTTCTTCCGCATGGGGAATGAGGCGCAGTATATCGCCAAATGGTTTGCGGTCGGATGTTCCGTCAAGGCCTGATATCACGATATGAATGGGCAATTCATCTGCCCATTTTGTAATTTTTTCATATAAATCGCTGAAGAACTGGCCCTCATCGATAGCAAGAACCTGGTAGGCACCCGATCGGACCATCTCCTCGAGGGAAGCCAATCGATATACACAGACAGCCTTTTCAAATTCTTTGTCATGAGATGCGATACGGTCCTTGCCATATCGAGTGTCCGCTACGTAATTCGCAACCAAAACCTTGTAGCCGATGGATTGGTAACGGCGAACTCGGCGCAACAACTCAGTGGTCTTTTGCGCAAACATACAACCGATGATAAGAGAAAGATGGCCCATGGATATCTATCCGTTACATACATCAAAATCAATCAATTTTTACGAGCCGTCTTGCTTCGAGTATGATATCCATGTCGGACATAGCATCGATGAGTGGAGGAAAGACACTCCTCTTCATTTGATAATTGGAATCCATGACGTTCATACCATCGACATAGCACAGGATCATCCGCAGGATTTAAGTAGAGTGTAGGACAAACCGATAACACATGCTGAAGCAGAAAAGAACCACATCCATGACCTTGTCGAGAGGGATCAATACAAATGTATTCGAGTTTTGTATCACATACAATCGCCAGACCGATCAGGCATCCTTCTTCCCATAATCCGAAGGAACGATCAAGTGTTCGATTTCGCCACGCTTTTTTGAAGTAGGATTCTTCAGAGGTATGAAAAGTAAGAAAGAAAAGGGTTTTGACAACTATGTAATCGATGTCACGTAGGACGCGAATCATCTGATCGGTGGGGAGAGAGTTTCTCGATCTCTAGAAGAGGGATGTCGTGGTCCATTGATTCGATCCCAGCAGTATGTATTACATTGGAACGCCGTGCGGATCGGTGGCGGCGATTCCAGGATCAGCCCGGACTACCGCCCGTAAAACGATTTCTGGGCGTGGATGGAAAAACAATTGATCTCGATACGGATGATCGGATCACCACATTGACCAAGAGGAATATCAAAACAAAAACGCGCCGATCACACGAAGAGCTGGATAGCATGGGTGGAGTGGGATGTGCCTTGTCGCATATTGCAGTATGGCAATGGATGGTGGACCATAACCAGGAAATGTGTATGGTATTCGAGGACGACGCCTTAGTCCCACCTGATTTCAAAGAAAGGGCCAATCAGATTATCAAGGACTCTACTATTCTAAAGAATCCCACTCAGTGGGACATATGGCTCCTAGGCGGAGTATGGGAGGATAAGACAAGGATTCCAAAGGAGCCAGCGGAATCCCGTGTGATCCGTGTCGGATCATTTGTACTTTTTCACGGATATATTCTTACGTTGCGTGCTGCGAAACAATTGTTAAAGAACGCCTATCCCATTCACTGCCACATTGACATGTGGGCGTCGATTCATGCCTATTTAACGGATATGCGACTCGTGGGTAGCACGAATCTCGTCTTACAACAATATCAAGGCGCCAAGACGGACATTCAATCAGAGAAAGGGTGTGCGATCTGTAATGTCCCAGTCGATTTTAGTGATACTCATCGCATGGTATCTCACCGTGAATGGAGAGTTGCGCAAGCCAGTCAGGTGGTATGCGTAGCGCTCGTGGCGTTTTTGGTGTATCAACATCTAAAAAAGTAATTAGGGGGTAAGTGTCAACAACCTTGTGTAAGTGTCAACAACCTTGTGTAAGTGTCAATAATCGAGTCCAATATGCGATAACGTTGTCTCGAGGTATGGCAACATAGGCATCTGCAAATGTCCAGAATTGATGAAGAATCACAGGATCTTCGATGAGAATACTTTCCATCAAATGTTCTCGACGAAATTCATAATCGGGAAAGGAGAGAGTACGTTCAGCGATCCAAGCATCCTCAAAAGGTGGTACATCGACAGTTGAATCAGGACGGTGTTTCTTACAAAGGTCGATCATGGCTGCGACACGGCGTACAGTCGCCCCACCGCCGCCGGCGGCATGGGTGCGCCATGCCCATGGATTTCCCCAATAATCACCGACGAACATGGAAGCGGGAATCTTTCGACGAATGATATTGTCCATTTGAATGGTGAGGATGTAGGTGGCAGAGATGGACTCGTAGAAACGATAGTCAGTCATAATATCATTGTATCCAATTTTCCCCTCTTCACGAGAGGCATCGCCCTGAAATGCCTCGATGATATGAAAGGAATCGGCTTTATCGCCGAGAATCGCCTCGATAAAGGCACGGTTCTCGTCGGAACAGAAGAGATAGACGGACATATGGGGCGCAGCCCATGCCATGTTTTGTAGGATAAAACGAAAATTGGGATGGGCACGACGTTCCACAATCACGAATGCATGTTCGGAGAGAAGTGGAGGGCGATAGGATTCCCAGTGTTCTTGAAGCATTTTCCCGTAGTTCTCGACCAAATGGGAATAAAAATAGGGCTCGAGTACATTGCGATAGATGTCGAGCCTTTCCATATAATCGTGTTTTTTACTTTCTATTTTTGCGACTTCGTAGGCGGCCGCAAGCATCGCGAGTATATTATTTATTCTATTCGCAAATCGGTTTAGGTTATTCTTCGTCTTCCTCTTCCTCGTATTCTCGATGTTCGACCATGTCTGCCATTTTATCGACTAAGGCCGATTGGATGGAGGACCAGTTGGTGTCGACCCATTCTTTATCGTCATCTGGCAGTGATTGATAATAGGCCTCGATGGCTGCATATATCGTTTCTTTGCGATGAAGAAGCTGGATGATTTGTCCGATCGTCATATTCGTGTAATTGCTCATGGTACATGATATCGAATGATGCCATGATTATTCAATTTTTATTGGGTTCTAGAATGTCTGCTGAAGGGCCTTCCAAGAAACAGGAAAAGCGGTCTCTAGACACTGATTGACGAACCCAGCATAATCACGAATCTCTTTCTGCGCATCGGCGCCGAGACGCAAATGACATAGACGAGCGACGGCTGCGAGTGAGGCTGTCTCTATAAATTCAGTGTACATGCTCTGCGGAAGAACAGCACGTGCTACTTCAGGAGCGACACCGCGTGAAAGGAGACCCTGATAGGTTTCCATCGCACCCTGAATTTGTACTTTCAAGATCTCATGGACTTCTTCCGCTTCACCGACGGGAGTGGCCTTGGAGCCTTGCTTGACTTTCGGGTCACGTTCCCGAATATCATTTGCGGCTGGAATCCAGCACTCAGGTGGAGTATCTACGTACCGACGGCTTACTTCATTGCGGGCAAAACCAATCGTATGTCGAAACCACTCACGTGCCACAAAAATCGGCATCTTGAGACGAAAACGCACTTGAGGATGGAAGAAAGGTGATACATGATCGTGTTTGGCCAGGTAGTTGATGAGTTTCTTATCGGCTTCGGTGAGAGAAGTGGACACTTTATCAAAGGAGACACGTGCCGCATTCACAACTGTCAAATCATCGCCGAATGTCTCAAGGAGCTCTACAAAGCCGACTCCATCGGCCATCATGATCTTAGTGGACATGTCTATGGTAATTATAAAATGCGACTTTAGATTGTCCAAATACGTGGACGAATAATGAATTATAATAATCAACCACAAGTAGATGGATTCATCTGGTAAGAATGTTCGCAACAATACGCTTCGTACGACACAGAAAAAAAAGGGGCCAAAAATAGCACCACGTGTTGTAAAACCAAATACGGTATCGTCGACACGTAAAAATAATATAGGAATTCAGGCGATACAGCCGCTGGTTCAGAAAATTGTTCTACCTGATATCGAGGAACAAAGTAACTTTCCACTACATGAAAGTGAAAATAATGTTGAATTAGTAAGACATCTGGAACAAGAACAGCTAGTTGACCATAAAATTGTTTTATCGGATGCGGTTGAAGAGCAGTCTGTACCACCTATACGTATAAGCAAGGGTCCACCAATCGCTCCAAAAAAGGTGGCGAGTAGTGTAGTTGTACCACCTATTACAGAGGTTTCATATGGTATAAACAAAAGTAAGCAAGAGGCTGCTCCTATACCAAAACAGAATGAAAAAGAGAGTCAACCGATACCCCTCGTAGATGGTACATTTCCAGTGATAATACGACATACATTATCACAAGGTGATTGTTTTTTTAGCGCATTATATAGATCAATACGCGAAAGAGATGGATTATTAGAAAAAATAGGCGAGTGTCTTTCTGTTACTATAGAGAATGAATCGTCATTTATACAAGCATTCCGCGGTAAAATAGCGGACATAGTAGTCTCAGGTCATCTTCCATATTCAAATGAAAAGAATGGAAGGTTGGACATGTATGATAGTCTCGTACAATACACTACAAATACAGAGACATATGAAGAAATTACACGTGGATTTCCAGAATGGTTTCAGATAGAGTTTGGAGAACATGGAGAAAATTTAGGAGTAAGAGAGTCATTTTGTCAAAGACTTGCATCGCATATACGAACATCGGGTGAATGGGTAGGAGAAATTGAGGTAAGAATCGTAACGGAAGAATTCGAAAAATGTGATGTAAAGATTGAAATTCGAAGTAATATAGAAGAGAATCTATATAAAACAAGTGGAGAAAGAGACGTACTACATTTATATAATCCGTCAGAGCTTCATTATGAGTATTTTTCTTTTGTGGCAAATAATGCGGCTATGTCACAAGCGGTCGATGTAAAAAAAGCGAAGTCATCACATACAGATGTATTAGAGAAAATTCAATATGATAATAATGATGAATTCGTTGACTCTAAAGAAAATGAATCTGACGATATAAAAGAGGAACCATTTTCAAAATATCGTTACGACCCTGAATTAGGTACACAGGTTTCATCTCGTTCGCAAATGATATCAATATTAAAGAAAGCATTGAAAGAATTAGAATCAAACGCACGAAGAGAAGAAGAACAATTGGCAAAAAAATACAAACGACCTGAAAATATGTACGAATTATTAATACAATATGTACTTCATCCAGAGTTTGAAGATCCGTTATCACTTCTTACGATTCAATTTGAAGGTTGGACGCGAATAAGAAGCAAAACATCAATGTTTGAAGCATTGTGGAACATTGTAATTGGTCTTGGATATTTACCTGGGTTTCCGATTGAACATGTTCAATTATTAGATTGGAGAGGAGTAAATAAGAGCAAAGCGCCACAAGTTATTCATAATAAACATAATGCATCTGACTCATACAATATTTTATCGATTTTTAAACATATGAAATTTGGAACAAGTGCATCAGGTGTAAGTGATATTACATTTCTATATCATCATAATTCAGAAGATAAAGACAAGACGCGCATAGAGGGATGCTCGTCATGCGAAGAAAAACCACTACTGAATCGCACGTTTATCTCTTCTGTTAAATTCTTCGAATTAGACATAAAAAAGAATGTCGAAAATTTTGATATTGCTCCATTGATTGTGGCAGCTGATATTCTTAAGAAAGAAGAACGCGACTATGACATCCTATTATTTGTCAAAGATTCAACTGCGGTAAGTAATATCGTTGAAAATGCTAGAAAAAGATATTTAACAAGTAAAATAAAAGAAGGAGGTAATAAAATTTTTGGAGAAAGCCATCTCAAGTATGCGATTCAATCACTTCGCGAAGTGATTAAAAATCATATGAAAGAAGATATAGTATCCACGGTAGAGGCATTGTATGGTCGTACATCCAAATCTAAATCATATTTATCATTGCGTTTTCATCAAGAACTGATGGTGGAAAAAACGCATCATTATCTATCGACTACATCCGATAACATCAAACAGGTATTGATTGGTGTATTACCGCGTGGAGGGAAGACATACATTTGTGGAGGAATCATTTCAAAAAGAAAGCCAAACATTATTCTAGTTCTTACTCATGTACCAAAAGAAACACATAAACAATTTTTAAATGATTTATTTTATAAATTTGCTGACTTTTCGGACTATAAGATTGTTTATTTAAAAGATGAAGAGCATGCCGAGGAGATAGAACGTAAATCAGAAAAAATGATTATTTTTACATCCTATCAACTTGTAAAAATGGCGTACGCACTAAAAGCAAAAGATGCCATCGCAAAGGGTATGATTGATAAATTAAAGAGTGGAGAAATCGATGAAACAACAGAGCTGGATCATATACATAAAGAGGTTCGTTCTAAATTAGCATCTCTTCTAAAAAGCGGTAAAAATATAAATCAATCGACTACCTTTTATCCAATTAGGCGTTCTATTTTAAAGGGATTGATTGAAAAAACAATCATACCTGATATGTGTTTCTTTGATGAAGCACATTTTGGAAATGGAGGTGTAATTGCTCAAGAAGTATATGGTACACTTCATCCAAATACCATTCGCATATTAATGACTGCTACATATATTAAGCCATATTACCAATTCAATATAAAACCATCTCAATTATTTCATTGGGATTACCAAGATATTCAATTAGGAAAGAATCTAATAAATGCGGATGTATTTAAACAATTTCGTGAGCGACATATATTGATCGATGAAACAGATGAAGAAACCAGTACCATATTTGATATTGTCATCGCAAGTCAAGCCGCACGTGGAAATGGAATCAAAGAAATACAGCAAATCTATTCTAAATTTCCAAATATTGAATTGATTACGACACAATTTGAAGATAAAGCGATCGAATCATTTCAAGGCCAATTATTACAGGATAGTTCAAGAGGAATAAGTATGGATGCGATATTCGCAATTAATAATGATAAGAAGGTTCCATCAAAATTATCAGATACATGGACTCTTTTTTCAAATCCAGGTATTGTCGGTAAATTACTAAATTATATTGGACCGAATGATGATTCAAGACTTCGCAATCTTGGAGGTGAATCGGTACCACACATCGAAGGCGATCTAGGAAGTCATTTTAATATAATGGACCGTATTTATCAGGATAGTTACGTGAATGGTAACAGATTGACACGTAGCGTACCACATACACAAATCTGGTTTATCCCGCCATCAAATGGAATTCAAAAGCGTATCACGGCTCTTGCATCTGTATTGCTTCGTCATCCATGGTTCAATGAGAATTTTTGCGTAATCGGTGTGTATGGAGGAGAATCTGATAAAATAGCACAAACAACGGAGGAAACAGAATCTAAAATAACAGTCGAATCATTTATTGACAGCAATTGTTTCAATATGTCATGTGGTAATTCATCCGACTTGAAAGAGTGTATTGAGAAAGAAGAACGCGAGAATCGATGTGTGAGGAAGAAGGGTACTATCATTTTAACAGGGTTTATGTTACGAATGGGCATTTCACTGGGATGCGCAGATGTTGTGATGTTATTAGACGATGATACAGATCCAGATGCAACCACACAGAAAACCTTTCGAGCATTAACGGAAAGTGAAGGTAAGAAGAAAGCATATGTCGTTGATCTCAATCCGCAACGTTCTATTCATGCTATCTGTCAACACATTCGAGGTATTCAATCAAAAACAGATATAAATAACCATGCGATGTATCAAACCGTTATCAATACATTTGGTATCAATACAGATCGTTTCTTATTCGCATCGCCTGGTGGCAAACCAATTGATTATCATCAATTATATGAACAAGTTAGAGGAATTGATGAAACTGTATCCTCATCAAAGTACCTTAAAAAATTAGAAAATGCTGCGATCGATATGACAAGCGCGCTCGACGATAAGGATATTTCAAGCATATTGATGGAAGATTTCAAACAATCAAAATTACGTATGTTTGAATTGAAAGAACAGGATGAACGCAATCCAAATCAAAATAATAATGATTCTAAGTCATTTGGAACGGGTAAACAACGTATTCGTGTAGGTCCTCCGCCTCCACCTAAGATCCCCAAACCAAAACCTCATTCATCTGTTCCAGAACAAACCGATGAGCAACGGTTTGAAATATTCAAACAAATCATCGAAACAACGTTAAAACTAATTGCATTTACATATAACTCACAAAATTTACATGAAGTACATGAACAATTAAGGGCAGATTCAGAAGCACAAGAACTGGTATTTGACACACTTGTGAAACGAGGTCTTATTCGTCTATTCGTTATTTGGGAGTCAGATACGCCAAAAGATCCTAAAAAATATACAAAAGACGACAAGGAAGGACTCAAATTAGTTCATGAACAACAAAAAACAGAAATGATTGCGGATATTATTACAAGTCTAGAACATATGATTGATAAAAAAATAAACAGTACATATAGAGGAATGAAGAAGAAGGCAAATGATCCTACAGCGGATCAGCAAGATGTCTTAAAGTACATCGATAAATATCTTGCTCCGACCGCGGAATTGAAGGATGAATATGGTGAAGTGTTTACACCGATGTGGCTTGTCAATGAAATGTTAGATAAACTGGAAGAGGCTGAACCGGCCATCTTTAAAGACAAAACCAAAAAATGGCTGGATCCAGCAAATGGAATGGGTAATTTCCCAGTTGCTGTATTTTATCGATTGATGAAACAATTAAACGGCGTTTCACCCCAAAATAGAGCAAAACATATTGTCGAAAATATGTTATACATGATGGAATTTAGAAAGGAAAATACAGCAAAATGTAAGCGAATTTTTTCTAAATTAGCACCTGGTGTAGAGCCTAATATTATCACTACTGATAGTATCAAGATTACATATGATCAAATAAAGAAAGGAGGGTGGCCTGTACATTTTGACGTTATTATAGGCAATCCCCCTTATAATCCTCCCAAAACAGAGACGGGATCTTCGGGTAATGTAATTTGGCCAAATTTTGTAATGAAATCAAATTCGATGTTGAAAGATAAGGGATATTTAATGTTTGTCCATCCTCCAGGATGGAAAAAACCAATAGAGGATGATTTTAAAGAAGAGAAGTTTTCGACTGGTAATTATACTGGTCAAATACGACAAGGACAAGTATGGAATATTTTGAAGGCATCTGGTGTATTTAAATTTATTTATACAAATGATCAACGATCAAAAACAATGGGTAAGGATATATTTATTCCTCATTTTCCCGCAGTAGATTATTACGTTTATCAAAAAGATGGCAATAAAACACCATGTGCGACAAAGAATATATTTTTGGGAGAAATAACAGAAACAAATTCGGTACGTCTACACGATGAACTTGATTATTTACCGAATCTAATTACAAAACAAACCCTAGATATTATATACAAAGTTACATCAAAGGAAGGAGATAAACCATCATTTAAGGCGGGATTTGATCCACGAGGATTTAAATCTAAAAATAAAGGTTCTATTAAATATCTTTATAATGCGTCTGTAAATGGTCCAACCTATTCATCAAATACTGAAAAAATACCGAATGTGGATATTTCAAAAGTTGTGTTAAATGAAAATGGAGGTGGATTTTATTGTAAATATATTGATAAATCAGAACAAATTGGTGTCCTACATCATACATACTTATATCCTGTTGAAAAAAAGGTTGGGAAAAAAATCGATATGTTTTTTAACTCTGATATAGTAAGATTTATATTTTTAATAACTCAATACACACTCGGTAAAATGCCAACGAATGAAAAATTAGTCGCAAACTCTATTACGATTCCACCAGATGGTGTAGATGATTATTATAAGTTTTTTGGAATTCAAGAACATAAAAAATATATTGAAGATGTATTAGCACATTACACTCAATTTAAGGCACCAAAACGAATGACAAAGACAGAAAAGAAAACAAGTGCAACGAAAAAGGGCGGCAATCGCTTTCAAAAAACTCGAAAGAATAAGAATAAAGCATAGTTATGATTTAAATGTAGAAAATCTTATTTGATTATTGATATTCTTCTTAAAATAAAATATATCTTTATTTTCGAAATCTAAGCATGAACTACGACAGGAATAACAGGTTCTACCGCATTTGCCCGTTTGATGATGAGTTGAAGAAGGGAGCGAGGGAGCGGAGGAATACTGCGAATCGCAGGACGCTTGGAAGAAGCAGGGCGTGAAACGAGAGGAAGCATAGCTATCTTACTGATATATCCGTATATCTTTCAATTTTTATTTTCAAATATTCCACATATATGAAAATACAGAGTAGGGATGAATGAATTCATCATGGTGATTACGATCCTTATTCTGATCGGCTACGGTATATGGTTTTATCCGAAACCTCAATACAATCAAGCGCCGAAAACGATCTGGACGTATTGGGAAGAGCCGGATCATCTGGCTCCTGAAAAAAGACTTTCGGAGGAAGCAAAGGAATGCATTCAGTCATGGAAACTCCACCATCCAGAGTATGAGATCACGATCTTGACAAAGAAAACATATCAGGGATATGTCACGATCCCTGAAGAGATTAGAACACATCCTGGGCTAAACCCCGATTACTTGTCGGATCTGATCAAAGTGTGGATCTTGGCGGAACGGGGTGGAATCTGGATCGATCCATGGATCGAATTGAAACAACCGATCGATCAATGGGTATTTCCAAAATATGGAGAGTGCGCAATAACAGATCCGATCAAACAACATTTCATCGCATGTAACAAAGGATCGATCTTTATGAAAAAATGGAGGGATGAATTCTCGGAGATCGTTCGGTATCCAGATGTCGATCAGTATGTCGATTCCAGAAGACGATCCATGAATATGGATCAGATCGAAGATCCAAACACGAATGCGATCCTGGTAGCAGTCTATCAAACCCTCGTCCTCTATCCACCTGAATCACTGATTTTACATAAGGATGCGCCGATTATCGATCGAAAAAAATAGATAAACAAGATACATTCTTTACTTTTTAGCAGCCGCCTTCTGTTTCGACCATTTGGTATACATATGGGTCCATTGAATGAAATAGGAGGAACCGAGCCATTCTTTGGCTAGAGCGTCAAGTTCCTTTTCTTCGGCGGTGAGTGTGGCATAAAACTCGTCGTAATCGGCAGGAAGTGGAGCGGGTTTGGGAGGAGTGTAACGTTGCATTTTACTTGATATGGTGACTTATCTTTGTGTCTAGCATACATCAATTTTATCCGGTGCGAAGAACTAGTACCGTATCGAAAGAACCAGGAGGGACATTGGTATAAGCATAGGATGTAAATATTGTGACATAACCAATTGTATCATTGGGTGAATTTCCAGGAACAGGGATAACGTTAGCAGGTAATTGCGGAGTCAATTGTCGCATCAGTCGCCACGTAATAACAAGATTTCCACCAGGTAATTCAAATTGTATCTCTTTACCCATATCTAATAACGATGTACCTACGCCAAGAGTATAGCCAACATTTCCAATAGGTTGTGTCACCGCAGTGCGATTATAAATATCCGTATAGACGCCCGATAAATTATTCATATCTGGAAAAATCAATGTATTTCCGACACGGCGATAGGAATAGGTTGTATTCGCCAAGCCATATTCCACGTCAGCCGGTGGATACAGCCACACCGTATTGCCAAATGTAATCATCGATGCGCTACGTGATTGTTGTTGCGCAAATGTGCGAGGGAGAGATGTCATGATTCTATCCAATTCCAATGTTTATTATCGCGCTATAATAGAATGTCAAGTTGCGCATCATCTTATTCCCAAATCCCAGGTCGCACTAAGTTTCTAATGTCCATTGCTAATGGAACAGGGTTTACTGCAGCTCAGCTCGCAGCAACTATGGCAGGAAGCGCCCCGTCTATCATTTTATATACGGGTACAATTCTTAATGTAGTTAACGCAAGTACATTTCTTCCGTTTATTGCCCCAACATCGTTTACATCATTGCTTCAATTTAAAGATATGGGGAAATTACTGGTCATCCAGAGCAAAGGCCAAGATGTATATCGTTTTCGTCTCGTACAAACAGTAAATGGTCCTACGACAGAGGGTGTTTCATCCACTGATCCATTTTATGTTTGTGTTTGGTCGGCGGATCCTGCCGTAAAGAGTGTGGTGGTTGCACGCACGGGATAATCATTCTGTCAATTTCCTATTCATCAATAGATGCGCTTCAAAGACAAGCGAGTGTTGGCCATTAAAACAACAGATGATATGCTGAAGATTCTCGAATCAAAAGGCAATTCAATAAAAGAATACAAGAAAGGCACCAAGATTACGGTATATGATAAGATGCAAAAAGGATACACGTATGTCTTGGAAGAGAATCCTGGCAAGGGGTTTCATCCTGAATTCAAGCCGGTCTATACGCCAGCGGAGATTCTGGAGATGGGTGCTTTTGAAGGAAAATACATGAATGACTGTGTTCTTGAATTTCCAAAAGAATGGTTTCTTCCTGCCATTAAAAAAGGCAAGCTTTCTCCACAAGGTGCCGACCCATCCATCAATCAATTCCGTGTGAAATCACGTCAGAATCTGAACGTATGGGAAGAGAATGGATGGGTACCAAATCGTGGACACAGTGTCGCAAAACAATATCCTATGTTATCAGATTCTCATACAAACAACGACATCAGAGGATGGTTTCAATGGTATTGTCGGTATTGGATGGGACGACGAGAGCCAGAGATGGATCTTGTACAAATCAAGCGATGGAAAGCGTTTGTAAGACACGCAGGTCAAATTAAGGCGAATTGTAGAAAAGGAGATTTGTCTTGTCGTATTGTAAGCCGACAGGCCCTACTCCAATGGAGCCACGACCCGTTCATCTAAAATAATAATATATAGTAGAAAATATTTACATGAATATGATTTTAGATATACCATTAGATTTATTACATCATATAAAATATTTTTTAACGTATAAAGAACGTGTTGCCTATTTAACTCTTTGTAATAAAACAAGTCGTTTTCCAATAGAAATTTTCACCCCTTTTCGTTTACGTATTCTTGATTTTCCGAGACGCCCTGATAAGACCTATCAGCTGTATTTTAATCGTTTTTATTCTCCATTATCAAGTCCTATTCCTCATTCTTTTATTGGAAATAATTATGTAAATATTGTGATTTATGATAGTCCTACATCGTATTATAATATTAGAATATATAAAGAATATGAAGCTGATAAAACAATATCGGATTATTTGAAAGAATATAAATCACAATCTTATCATGTAAATAAGATAACTAAATATCTATATCCGTGATATCATCTTCTTCCTCTTCTTCCTCGTCTTCCTCTTCTTCCTCGTCTTCTACTTCGTTTTGTACCGATCTCACCACTTTCTTTACCATAGAATGCCCCTTATTGTATTCTCTGGTAAACATCGTTTTCACTTTGGTGGGGATATCGATGTCTCCAAATACCGTCTCACACACATTTTCTAGTAACTGGTCTCGTGATAGCCGAATGGCGTCCAATCGCCCAATCAGCTGTTGAATGGCGGGCAAATCCCCTTTCTCGCCTTTGAGAGAAGCGAGAGGACGAAGGAGAATGGTGCGTATACTCTCAGCTTCATCGAGACGCATGGAAGAAGCGGAGCGACTGCGGACACGAGCAACATCTTCCATCCAGCGCCGATGTTTCATTTTCTTTGAATTTTTACCGAGCAATTGAGGAAAGATCTGGAAGGGACAGGGTCCTGTGACTTTTCGACTGGTTGCGACCGTGGAATGAACCACGTGAGGCAAAAGGGACCAATCTTGTGTTTTCCATTGACGTGTACTCATCATGTCTCCGAAGGAAATCTGTTCAGATGCGTTAACAGCTTCATCAAGGGATCGAGAGGCGGATAAGTAGGCTTCTTGAACCATGAGGGGAACCATTCCGTAATCGACGTAGACGAAATCGTCGGCTTCATGCAAGGAGATGCGTTTGTTACTCATGAGTTTCTGTGTGGCGGAGAAGAGATCGAGACGAAGAGTGGCATCTTTTTCCGCCCCTACACCTGATTGTAGGACGTTAAGAATCGACCGAATATCATTCCCATTTTTCTCACAGAGCTCCTCGAGTTCCGCCTTGGATTTCACTAAGCTTTCTTTCTTACAGAGTCCGAGCATGGCGGTGGCGATGGTGGATTTGACGGGACGGCTACACTTGACCACCAAACACGCTTTTTGAAGAGGTGCTAACTTGGGTGGCAACTGATTAGCGATACAGATGATGGGACAGTTCGATTTCCGAATCAAATCAGCGAGTTCGCCAACGCCTCCACGATCTTGTGCGCTGAACCCATCGACTTCGTCCATGATAACCACTTCTTTTTGTAATCGTTTCATTCCTAGTCCGAACATGCCGCGTAACATGGAGATGGAACGTGTATCGGATGCGTTGTATTCGGTAATGATATAACCTGCGGCTTTCGCGAGCAAATGGGCCATGGTACTTTTCCCGATACCAGGCGGCCCGCTTATCAGCACACCACGACCTTGTTCGGGCCACGCCTTGATCCATTGGGTGAGTTGGGCGATAGACTCTTTGTGGCCAATCACATCGGCAAGGGTCTTGGGTGCATATCGATCCACCCATAGGTCATCACAGCCACCTTTTCGCTCTTCTTTGGAGGCTTCGAGCACGATAGGAATACCGAGACGAACTGCTTCTTGATATCGTGCGGATTCGGTAATGGGTCGCCCGTCGTTACAATGGGTGCCTGCGTGAAGGACATATCCCTTACGAAGCACTTTATGTGCCCGCTCCTTCAGTCGGGTCGTGTTTCCCGTTTGGACGATATCCATGTATGATTATTAAAAATTGATGTGTCTGACATCAATTTTTAGAACTTAAACTTATCCCAATTAGTTACAGCAGTCATGAGCTCCCCAACTGAAGTCCAAGTCGTTACGGAAATGGATGTCTATGAGGCATCGGTTCGCAAGGTAGTATCGAGAGGTAATCTAAACGCATCTCCTCTGGCGGAGACCAGTTATTCGTGGAGTGATGTGGAGGCGGAAGAGCAAGCCAATGTAGAGAAGCCAAAAGCCGAGGAGCTAAAGGTCCAAGAGCAACCAACGGTCCAAGAGCAGCCAACGGTCCAAGAGCAGCCAACGGTCAAGGAAGATCCCACTTTGACAGAAAGCGTGAATGAACAATTGGACAAGCTGATGACAGAAATTGAAAACATTGTACATCAGAAGGATGACATAAAGACGGATGTCGAATTAGAGTCAGACGAGGACATGCCTGACCTGGTAGATTCTGAATCAGATATGCCCGACTTGGTATCGGAGTCAGATAATGAGATGCCTGACTTGGTAGAAGAATCTGAATCAGATTCCGAAGAGCTTATGATTGCCGTGTTTAAACGCCCATCGTGTCCTCGATGTGAGGCAGCATTGAAGGTTCTCCTGGCACATGATGAGAACAGAGAGGACACAGAAAGCTCTGCTTCTGAGGAGGAGCATACATCTGACTCAGAGGAGTCAGCAGCAGCGTCTGAGTCAGAGGATGACGATTCTGACTCGGATTATGTTCCGTCGGAGTCAGAAAGCGAGTCGCCTCGCACGGTACGCCAGCTACGTCGATGGAATACAGAGCCTGCCGCACATAAGCGTACGCCGTGTGTACCTCCGATCATCCAATTTATCGCAATCGTTCTATTTGTGATTCACGTTCTGAAGTTCCTACTGAATGAGCCGTCGCAGCGTATTCGATGCTATTCTTAAAACATCTAAAACACATTCTTCAACCAGAGGTACAGAATGTGTCTAAAACACATTCTTCAACCAGAGGTACAGAATGTGTCTAAAACACATTCTTCAACCAGAGGTACAGAATGTGTCTAAAACACATTCTTCAACAAATATCGCGCACAAACAAACAAAATACCACCCCATAACGTATCCGCAATGGCGAATTTCCAATCATACTTTTCGAATAAAGCATAATTGGTAAAATCATAAATGGCATAGATGGCCATTCCTCTAAAAAATGCCTGTTGATACGACGACGTTTCTAACAGCAAGTAAGCCAGTACTGCATAGACAATCATAGCACTGACATAACGAACGGAAACCGCTTCGCCCTGAATACGTTCGGTCATGGCACGGGCGTAGATACCGCCTGTACTGAGCCAAAAGATATCTACAAAAAACAAGACGGCCGCGGTTTTAAGATAGACGTTCATTCTAGTATCCCTATTTATTTTTAATGGTTCTTTCCTAAAAAGCACAGCATGTATTTTTTGGATGCTTTTTCTTAAAAAGCACGAAGAGATGGAGACCATCAAGTTAGATGCCTTCAATACGAATCTGCATGGATGTCGGATTCTCTGTCAGGGTCCGTTTCCGAAACAGTATCCACCCGTCATGGAATCGATACAGAAACTAAGGGAGCCATTCAAAAAACGCATTCTCCTATCAAATACACCATTTGGAATCAGTAAATATCTTCCGATGGCATATGATACGGTTTTTCAGATGAAAGAATCAGTCGATTGGACATTGTTGCTAACGTATATTACCTATGCCCCGAAACCTCTCCTAGTTGTCTCAGAAGACATTGTGATTCCGGACGGATTGTGGCCGAAGATCACACGGCAAACCACATTTGTTAATATTACATCTGCGACGGTGCTACATGTACGTTCGTATGATGCCATCTTTTTTACACCCATGGAGGATGTTTCGAATTCGTATGCAGACTATGTATTCAAATTGTTACAGAGTCTGTATCGTGCGTCGTATTCTCAGAAGGAACATAAGGAGATTCTTCAAGAACTGCGTGTGGCGCAGGCGGGACTGGTATGGTCGAAAGTGGATGAGGAGTCACAAGGAGGAAGTGTCTGTTGGTATGATCCAGTTTCGATTCAAGCAGCAGATCGTCTTACGCCAAATCAAATGGCAGAGGTGCTTACGGTGATTGCGGGGCAGATGCGGAGTTAAAAACGAGGTGATTCTGTCCACTTTTTGCCATTGTAAGGTTTCATGATTGTCGCACCCTTTGTGCGGCTAGCATATTCTGCCGCAGCCGCATTTCCATTGGGAAAACCATAGGAAGAAGGGCGTGGTGCCGGAACAAAGGCGGGTGCATTACCACGTAGTCTTGAAAATGGCTTAGCGTTAGGATTTAATTTGTTACCAGCTCCTCCGCAGGAGGAGCGACGAGTGCGACGAGTATGCGACTTACGTGAGCGACGAGTATGCGATTTACGACGAGTGACCATATCTATAAGATCCTTCTATTTTTTGAGTCTAACCACTTCTTGTATACTTTCGCCTAATTTTGCCATCACGTCCGCATATTTATTTATGTCAAGAAGTGGATTCTTTCCCAATTCACTGCGTAAGCGAGAATCATGGTTGACAAGAATATCAAAATGCAGTCGAACGAGTCTCAGTTGTTTTTCTTGAATACTCAACTCTTGATTACGAGCCATTGCGATATCTAACGCAGAACCCCTTACTGTTTTCACATACTCAGCAGAAGCCTTAACTAGTAGAGTCATGAACTCTTCCATCAGTTTTGGAAGGGCACGATCTACAAAAGCAGTCCCTTTCAATTCAGGAATTTGTTTCACAATTTTCTCACGAGCGGTTGGAACAATAGATGCCTTGTCCCTTTCTCGTTTGTTACTTGAATAGTATGCACCCAATGTAGCACCATTTGACTGAATTTTATTATGTAATATAATAATCTGATCTAGTTTTTCAATGTGTTCTGCTACTTGTTTTGCAAATTCATAATAAATACGTGCTTCTTCCGCTAGAATAGTAGTCTTATTCTTAAAAATGAGTTCGGCTTCTTTTATATTTTGTTCTTGATCCAATTCTCGTTGTAGTGCGGATTTGTTCCATGCGTCTAATTCGGCTTGAACGTCATGATCCGCGGATGAATTGGAAAGACGACCGATCGAAGCAATGTGTGCCGCTTGTTGGGCACGCATGGCGGCACGATTTGCTAAGAAGGTTGCTTTTTTGGAAAGACGGCGATCTACATTGATTTGTCTTTTTTGCCGCATTGTGGCAAATGTTGCAGCGATAATAAGATTCTCGCAGTTGCGTAGTGCATAAGCGACATACCATCCTAAATCGCTTGGTACCTTATTTGGTGTAATGGCCTGTAACACATCGTCTACAGTGATCGATCCCTTCGAACTTTGTTCTTCTTGTACATTCGTGAGATACTGATTCAATGCCTGACGGGCCGTATTTGATTTTCGTGTCGAATTGGAAGTATAGCTAATAAGTTCCTCTCTTCGTTTCACAGAACGCTGTTTATTCGGTGTCCATAGAACACCCCCTTTTTTCTTACGGGTTTTGAGTGTACTACGCTTTCTACGTCGTGTACCCATCTATTGTATTCACTTATTAAAATACGAGAATACAATGTAATATTGTCCATCGAATGCGATTAGTCGAGTGACTCGAGTTGTTCTTTGAGTTCCTGAGCCTTTTTTGCGGAGATATTCGCAAGTTCAGATGCATGAGAACGGTTATTGAGAACGCGTTTTAGTTTTGCCATATCAATGCGGCCACCGGATTGTTTTCGTGTGATACGTTTTTTATGAAGTGATCTTCTTCTACGAAGTGACCTTCTTTTACGAAGTGTATGACGCATTCTCTCTATTACTTGCGAAGTTTACGATGGGTCTTTCGTGCATGACGCTTTTTATGCGTGCGATACTTTTTACGGCGACCACCCTGACCATACTGTAGTCCACTCATCACAGATGCCGATGCGTTGGTAACCGCACTTGCGTTCGCTTTATTTTGATTCGCATAGGTGGATGGTAATCCGTTCTTCATCGCTTTCGCAAATGAGTTATTCTTTGCAGAGGCCGCATTGGCGGCTACTTTATTCGATCGTGCGTTGGCTTCGGCTGCTTTCTCCTTTAATTTGGCCATCGCTTCATCCGATGCTTTCTTTGCCGCTTCTTCTTTCGCTTTCGCTTCCGCAATCGCCTTTGTTTTAGCCTCATTGGCGGCAGCAACCGCATCTTTCGCTTCCTTATCCGCCTGTGCGGCTTTTTGTGTGGCAGTCTGGTGTGCCGTTTCTTGTGCCCGTGCTAATGCCTCCATCGCCTCTTGCTTTGCTTTGGCCGCATCCTCTGTCGCTTGTTGGATTCCATCGCTAGCAGCTTTTTCTGCCGCCACTCGAGCAGCTTCGACTGCGGCTAAGGCAGTCGTTTTAGCACTCTCTGCGTCCGCCTGAGCTTTGCGTGCGGCATCGTCTGCGCTACGTTCTTTGTCTTCCATCTCTTGCTGGGCCTGCGTGATAGCAGCCTGCTTCTCTGCTTCTGCCTGCTGAATGGCGGCCTTCGCTGCTGCTTGAGACTGTTCTTGGACACGTTTCGATTCAGCTTCTGCGTCGGCTTGTTCTTTCTGCGCACGCTGTAATTCCTCTGCCGCAGAACGTACTGCTTTGTCGGTTTCTTTGTACTCTGACTCTACACCTTTTGCTAAACCAAATGCTGAAATAGCGTTTTTACTAACACTATTGCGCATGCCAACGATGCGTCCAATATTATCTAAAAAAGCGCCGCCGTACGATTTGCGCGAACGGTTTCCACCACGCTTTCGACTTTTAAAACGAGCCATTTCTATGATAGGGTGAGATTTATTGCCACCTTATCATGGAAAGAAAAGAGTTACGATTTACTTGGCACCTGACACATCGGCAAAGTTAGAAACCGAGCCCGCCGCGCCACCGCGCTTGCGAGTGCTGCGCTTGCGAGTGTGACGACGGGACGCCTTTCCCTTGGCCATCGACTTGCTCATCAGCTTGAAGGTACCCTTCTTGGCGATGAAGCCGAGCGCGCGGAGGTGCTTGATGGCCTTCTTGCCAGCGGCATGCTTCTTGCGAGAAATGATGCGGCCGTGGTGCTTCATGAGGTCCTTTTTGGTAAGACCACCCGAGGTGTGCTTCGCAGTTCCGTGGAAAACTTGGGCTTTGGAGCCAACAGCAGGAATGTGTGACATGGTTCTATCTGTCGGAGAGATTATTTATGGATACGCACCCAGCCTAAACTCTGATGTCGAATCTATCGACAGATAAAAATTGAAATGTCGATGGCCCGCAAAAAAGACGCACCTCCACCCGAAACCATGACATTGACTTATATCAAGAACCAGGATGGCCACTTTGTATGCCCTGAGTGTAACGTAGTGAAAACCCGTCAGAATTCCATGCATTATCACATGAAGAAACATTTGGAGGAACTCAATCATGTATGCAAGGCGTGTAAAAAGGGTTTCCTTCAGAAGCAGACGTTAGACCTTCATATTCGTTCGAAACATCCTGAACTCGAGGCAAATCCGGAAGAAAACAAGAAGTTTTCCTGTCCGTTTGATGCATGCGATTTCCGAGCGCTCACAAAGGGAAACTGTGTGATTCATTGCCTTCGTGTCCACTTTCAGGAAGAGATGAAACTCCTCATGAAGGTGAATCAAGAAACGAAAAGCATTTCATGCACAAAATGTTCCACCGAATTTCAATCCAGCTGCTCATTCTATTACCACTGTAAAAACTGCATTGAAACCGAGAAAGATATCAAGTTTCAAAAACTACAGGAGATCAGCCAATAAGATATTCATACATAGTATAATGGACAGATATACCACATTATTTTGGCTGTTCACAATACTTTTTATTGTGTTATCGTCATATTTGGCATGTTGTACGAAGAGAAGCAATGTATTTTATGCCCAGATTGCGTCTGGTCTTGGTATCTTTGCGATGAGTAAAATTGGGCGCACATTTTTAGGATTATCCGGTCCTTAATTTCGATAATCCCGTCGGTAAATCTCGGCTAATATTCGAATGACGTCATATACCGTGTCAATCGCAGATGTACCGTTATTACCGATGTAATGTAATGGGCGATTCTGATAGGTAGTGTTTAAATCGTCAGTAGCCTCAAAATCTTGTATGGGTCCGCTACAGGAACAGCTTCTAACCCGATAGAAATCATACATGTCATCGCCGATGTAACGCTTCGTATCCAAACAGCAAAAACATGTAATATAGGGTAAACATCGTCTCGCATCTTCCGCATCTACTGGGTTTGTTTGGTGAACTTCGTCTAGGACGGTCTGGAGCCCTTCTACAATCATCTGTCGTATCGAATCCATTTCTAATAGATGACATAAAAGCCCTACAAAGGGCATGTTGCGGCAGCATGACCAAATACGTAACATTTGTCGCAAAACTGCTTGGATTCTACTTCATCGATAGGACCACATTGAGGGCAACCGATGTATCCGACTTCTTTACACCATTTACGCAAGCAACGCAGATGCGCTTGATGACCACATTCTAGCTGATATCGTCCCCATATGATATTATTAGATGGATCATTCTCATCAATAAAGCCTGCCTCTACCAACTGACAAACCTCGCAGGTCCATGGCGCACTATCTGTTAGAAATCGCGTATAGTAACGACATTTGTAGCATTCGTCGTCATTATAGTAATGCGACATCTTACTAATAGATCGTCAATCATATTTAAATGACCTAATGCGACTCCTCGGAGAAGGTGTCCACGTAACGGACGAGAGAAAACAGGTGATAGCCAGCGGCCGCGAACGCGGTCATCAACAAGAGTTCATAGGCGGAGCGAGGCGTCTCTTTTTGATGATATCCGATGTACATCAGTAGGGGTGCTACCAATAGAACATGGATCGCATTCACCCATGAATAGGCGGACTGTGACTGGAGCCGTAGAAAGAGTTTGAATCCGTGATAGACAAAGATCACAGCACCAATGGTAAAGATAGCCATATAAATCCAATGAGGAACACTGGAACGTTGAAATCCAATGTATAAAAACAGCGGAACAACAAAGATCAGATGAAAGAATGATAAAACAGCGTGCTTGTCCATTTCTATCAAGGGATTATAAATTCAAATGTTTCACAGCCGAGCGATTCGCTTGAGACAGAAACAAGGGACTGGGAAGAGATTTGGTAGCTGGAGGGGTTGACGGGGAGAACGAACTCTTGGTGGAGAAGAAGGGTACGGGAATCTTTTCCCGTAGCATCATATTCAGTTCCCGTTGTTTGAGCAGTTTGAGTTCTTCTAGCAATTGATGAGTTCGATCATTTTGTGAAGATAAATGTTCACAAGGCGAACGATGATGAGTCGAATCTAGATCCTTCTTCAATTGTTTAATTTCGGCCGATAAATGCTGAATTGATTCATTTTGCTGATGAACCAGTGTTTGAAGTGAGTCTATTTTTTTATTTAGTTTCGATTCTAAATCCAAGGAAAACCAATCATCTTCGATGATCGTGTTTGCCATCCTACTCTTCTTCAGAAAAGATGTTTAAGATGGCGATTTTTATGTGGACTGATGGTAGATGGCGACGTATACGCTTGACGCCAATCCTGCTACTGGAACTATTACGATTAAGGTCGGCGCCAGTGTTGATCATACAACTCCATTAGGAGGTCTTCTATCGCCAGAGGGGGGTTCATATGGGACACGTGCTGCGCTGATAAAGGACCAGAAAAAAGTGAACTATCTAGATGCGATAAAGGATGGTACAGAGGTACATCAATTGACAGACTTACATATTTATGACACCAATGAGGCGAATCCTATATTTCCTGCAGGATTACATGATTACGAGAATAAGCTACTCGAAAAACAAAAGGATAACTTATTACACATGACATGGTTAAAAACAAAAAAAGACTCACAATTAAATCTTATTCCATCACAATATGTATTTTGGGAATCAGGTCTCGGTTATGACTCGTTTATAGAGGTATTAGATAAGGGCAACGCAGAAATGGTTACATTCGGATCCTATATTGACCCATTAAGTAAACCAGGAAAAACATGGCCGCAAAAGGATAGTACAATTAAAATTATGCCGAATTTTATGGAACAGTTTGGGTTTGGATTGTCATCGATTGAGGCAAAAACACTTGTTAAAACTATTAATGCAGGTGTGAAAGGTCAGGTATTTGATTATAAAATGAAGATTGCATGTGGCAATGGTTGTACTAATCCACCATGTGATTTTAATGATGATGGCACGAAAAGAGTTGATGGAAATGAGAAATATTTCAAAGGAAATGCTGCCAAAAATGAATTAGTTAAAACACAAGCAGGTAATCCAGGATTGAAAACAAAATTAATTGTCTCAAAAGGATGGGGTGATAAAGTTCAAGTGATGTTATACTATATGTTTTATCATTTACATCAGAAAAATGCGATTATGACGACATGTGATTTTGTGGTATTTTGTTTTTGTATGACACTTGATATTCCTTGTGTATATACAGGTGTATATAATCGTCCAACTGTAATTAAACATCGCGAAATTGCGATCGCTGGAGAACAGAGAGAAAGAAAATCATACTATTCTATTTTACATTTTAATCCAGGAACACCACTAGATAACGCACGTCGAAACTATAACCACACGATTGATAGAATATTTAAAGAAAATCAGGAATTTATCGCAAATGTAGAATCACTTTTCACCAATCATAATACTGGTATTGATGTGGGAAGAACATACCCAATGATATTTACACCAGGCCTTTATAGGCTATTAGCCGACGATATGAAACAAATTAACGAGTTATTGAATGGAGAGAAAATACAAGTACCCCAAAATGACGCGCGTACTATCGAAGAACTTTTAATAGAAACAAATAATCTCAAGAAAAAATTTCTTATTGTTCCAATGTTTAAATTTATTAAGACTGGTACCAAAATAAAATTTTTACAAACAAAGATGTATACATCGGATAATAGTATTACAGCTAATAGTTCCATTGCCAAAAACCCGCATAACAAACCCCCAACTAAGACATTTTATGATTTTGTTAGTGCACAGTATGCAAAGCAGATTCCCAAATCTCGTGGCGGCGCAAGCGCGGCCGAACGCGAAGCGGCTCGTCTGCAGCGAGCCGCTAAAAAAGCAGCTGAACAAGCTGTACGCGAAGAAGCAGAGGCAGCCCGTCGTCGTGATATTCAAGAATATGCGCGTTTATCTGAAGAACGATTTCAACACGTTGCAAGCAAAAGGGAAGAACGCCATAATATCCTCACATTTTTAGCGAGTGCTAATCACCAGCTTGGAATGGATACGATACAGTCATTTCCACAAAGAGATACAACAGAAAAAAATGTAACATGTCTTGCGGGGGATGTAAACGACAACGTAAAATATGAAGGTGATTATAAAAACAATGACGGGGTATCATTCTTATTTTCAGAATTTATAGATGTCGATGATATTGTAAACGATGATATTGACATGATAAGTACAGATCTTCAACGTAAATTTGATCAAAATATATATATTGCCATTGAACAACTACAACAAATTGACCAAGAAAATCAAAATTATAATCGCGGCGGCGGCCGACGAAAGGCAACGCGCCGACGACAAAAGGGAGGCGGTGGCGTGGATGAAACCTTGTTTGAAACATTATACACATTATACGTCTATCGCGCACAATATGATATCGAATTGGATACACACGATCAATCAATCAATATGCATGTATTAGAGGAGTTGTACAAAGACTATCCAAAGAGTGCATTGAATGTGGGTCGTAGAATGACACTCAAAAATATAACAGGAGAAAAGATGATTACATATACCGTAACAGGTGGACCAGTAAACACACGCACACAGTCAGTAAATATGCGTAAACAGGCAATAGCTAGATACGCGCAAACACATAAACGAGTAAATACACCATTCCATATTAATTCTCGCCCTATGGTACGCTCATATGGTGGACAAATCACCCGCCGAAAGAAAAGACATCACCGAACCCGCAAGTAATCCCCCCTTATTTTTTATCGATATGATATTCAACAAGAATCTCATATCGATATGATTCGCCCTCCCATTACTCATACACGTCTAGAACACGCGCAGACGGATCGATGTAGCCTTTCACCTCAACACCATTTGCGGACCATTTGGGCTGCCAGTATCCTGGAATGACTTCTTGACGATGCTCTCCAAACCACTGACAGAACACCTTGCGGTAATAATACGCCTCTTTGGTACTTGGGGTACAATAAGGATACTTCTCTGCCGCTGCGCCTAGTTCCTCATCTGTCACCTTATCATCCACCCACTCCTGGATGATTTGAAACCATGATTTCTGTCCCGAAACACCATCAGAAAAGGCTTCCTTCTTGCGCCATAGTACCGAATCAGGGAGCAGCCCCGTTCCCGCAAACGCCTCACGGAGCCACCATTTCTCCATTCCCTTGTATGTCGGCATGCGCTGGTGAGAGGGAATGGTCCAATAAGACTCGATGAATTCGGGATCCAAAAGAGGCACACGGCCCTCCAGACCCCATCGCGCAATACAACGATCTGCCCGTTTCACATCGTAATAATGGATGTTCTTGACGTATTCTTTAGCAGAAGCATCTAGCGCATAGCCACTCGGCGCATACCAGTTAAACAGATAGGAGGAGCACACTTCGTCAGGGCCTTCACCGACCATCACGACCTTACAATCCGTCTGTGTCCCAATGAACTTGGATACGAGGTATTGACCGACAGACGCACGAACGGTAGTAGTGTCCCACGACTCGATGGTACGAATCACATCATCAATGGCCTTCAACCCTTCATCGGGCGTAAAATAGACCTCAGTATGGTTCGAGCCGATGTGTTTCGCAACGGCACGTGCGTGGACCAAATCCGTTCCCTCATTCATTCCACAGCAGAAGGTGCGAATACGTTTACCGAGCATTTTCGCAGACAGTGCAGCAACGAGACTGGAATCCACGCCACCTGAAAGGAGCCACGCAATGGGTTTATCGGCGGCCAGCCGCCGACGCACGGAGTTCATGACGGCATTTCGAACGAACTTCAAATGATCAACGTCTTTAGGAACGACATTGCCCAGTGTGCGACAGGATAGACGGTCACAGTGCGTCCGCCCCAATTCGTTCATATGATAGACGTGCATCATGCCAGGCGGAAACTCGAGCATTGCGCCAGGATAATGAAGAGCACCTTTGAGTTCCGAAGTGAAAACAAGAATATCATCGGATTGACTGACATACAGTGGCCGAATACCGATCTCGTCACGGCACGCAACGACCTTTCTCAAATTCTTGAGACGATCAAACTCAAAGAGAACAAAGGCGTATTCGCCCTTCACTTCGTCCTTGATAACCGAATGAAAGTCACGCTCTCGTCCCTGGCGCGCCAACTTCATATAGATCTCAGGAATGACCATACAATCGTTCTTGATGGGACCAAGTGAATGTTGTTCGATCAGTTCTTTGAAGTTGTAGATCTCGCCGTTACAAATGAAAATCACGGTGCGCTGCTCGTCTTCTAGAATGAAAGGCTGGTTGGAGTGAAAGGTGTCGTCCATGATCGCAAGACGATGAAAGCCAATAATCACATTCTGATAGGTTTCAAAATAGGTATTATCGGGACCACGATGGGTCAGCTCATAACAATCTTGGAACCATTTTACTAGATCGGTCTTCTGATGCGACACAACACCGAAAATACCGCACATTCTATGGTATGATCACGCAATGGATTTAAGCGCTTTACGAAACATTGGATGATCGATCATGCGATCCGACTGATCGATCGCGGATTCCATCCAGCACTGAACGGGAGCAAAAGATTCACCGCATAAAAATACTCCAGAAAGATGGATCGGATCAGGATGGAGAGATTGATCACTTTCTTCGATCACATTATATCGTCCAGGTTTCCAATAGGTACAACCATAGGTCCAGGGATGGGTTTTAAAAAAGATCGGATCAGGAATATCGAGATCAGGAAAGAGTGATCGGATATGATGCATGACTTCGCTTTCCAGCTTCTCAGGGTTTTTTCGCATCCAATATTTCGCATCATTTCCATCGGTGTAAGAAATCATGATCGTTCGGTGATCGATAGGAATGATGAATCGAATGGGGTCAGGAGTCACGATCTTGGACATTCCTGAGAACCATGATTTCCCCTTTTGAACAGGAAACACAGCGTACATGCGAAGGAGAGGGGTCATAGAGAGTTTGTCTAGAACGGGTAAATGAGAAACACCTCTAATATGTTTTATGGCTTCGCTGTGAAGTGCCATCACACAAATGGGTACCACATACGTTTGTCGATATTTCATATCACGTTGTTTACACGTCACTTCAACCGACTTATCCTTTAAAGAGGAAACCGAGATCACTTCTTGTCCATGTTCGATCGCTCCACCCAGACCCAGAAATTCGCCCACCATTCCATCAATGATGGCCGACATTCCTTCTTTACACCCTACAAATCCAGACATGGAACCCATTTCATGATCGAAGGAGTCGAGTGCTTGATCGGCACGTAAGGTATGAACTTCGGAAAAATAAGGAAACTGGGAATAGAATTCGCGGGTTCTCTTCGACCCAAGAACCATATCGGATACTTGACCCAATGTATGAGTTTGTAATACGTCCAATGACAGTCTTCGAAGGGGTGTGAGGTACGCGTCATGTAGATCAGAAAAGAGATTTGGTTGCATATCAGCCATCATCACATCGCCTGATATGGGATAAGTGGTTAGATGATATTGTTTTAACAGTGCTAGAACCTTTTTATGAGTCGTTGAGATACGTCCTGCGCCATTTTCCCACTGAACCTTGCCGACCCCTGGAATGCTTTTGTGATAGGTAACAACCCTGCCGCCATTATAATTGTATTTTTCAAGAATGATACATTTCAAGTGGGGATAGGCGGTGAGAACCTTGATACCCGTACGTAATCCTGCGATCCCTGCACCAACAATAAGGACATCGTATGACATACTATCTATGAAGAGATTGGAATTGTCTGCGATTCTCGTTATAAATCGAGATAATGATAAGAAGAATAAACAGAAAGAAAGCATACCAGTATCCGTAACGCATGTCTAGATAGAAATGGCAATAAAAATAAATACACACTTATACTGTTTTTATCGATGATATGCGCTACGAAGACTATTCGCAATGGCTTGTTGGAGTTGTTCATTTTCATCCTGAATATGGTCATGGCGGAAGGGGTCTTGCGGAACGACCTCTACCACGCTTTCGGCGACGACAGACTCGTCGTCCGAATCATCGTCTGATTTGCTATCATCATCTGCGTTTGCCTCCGCTTTTGCCTCCTTCTTTACACGTGGCTTCTTCCCTTCCCCCTTAAAATTTTTAGTGAGTGCGCGATAATAATTGAATTGTTCTTTTTCATTCCACACAATATTGATATAAGGGACGCTATAGGCATGCGTGATGCTTGTTGTGCGAAGCGCATCGTTAATCATCGTAACGAGTTCTTGAATCTGAACATTAAGGTCGACAAGGAACTTTTCCGCAGCGGGGATGGGTAGTTCACCGAAGCTACGCACACGTTCATCGCGGTAGTGCTGAACGCGATTGATAAGCTCCACGGCAACCATGCGAAAGGCGCCAAGCACTTCTTGAATTTCAGCATCGCGCTTGCGTTTCTTTTCATGAACGGCCAAGAGACGTCCCCATTTTTTTTCATCCATCTCGCCAAGAAGGAATTTAACGTTTAATTGATTCAAAGGAGCTTGGTCGATATGAGTGCGATACTGTCGTGTCGACATATCTTGTAGTTCCATACAAACACGATGGAATTCATAGAAGATGTTAGCGATGTTACGTTTCATGCCACGTGGAAATCGCACCAATTCGTATCCAGCTGGAAAGCCGCCACAAGGAACATCGGCAGGATTACGCGGGACAGCGCCGCCTGTGCGGCGCATCCATTCGTAGTAATGAGGATTGTGAATTGGACCAGATGTGACAATTTTACCAGTAATCCATGAGAAGGGCGTCTGACAGCTAATACAGAACATTTGGTCACAACCTGACGATTTCTCAATGAATTCACCGCATTTCGGGCACGGTTTACAGTCTTTCTTGATGAGCTCGGCTGTTTCTAAGTCTTCCTTCTTACACTCGTGTGCGGCATCGTGTGCATGTCCTTTGACCGCAAAGCACTTTGAACAACTGTGCCATTCACATAGTCCACACTTCCACGCAGTACTGAGGAATCCCTGGCATCCGTCACGAGTACATCGTCGAACAAACTTCTTTTTCTCCTCCTCTTTCTTATCATCACCTGTGGCCCCAGCCGCAGCACCCGGACCCGCCAGATACGCATAGCGTATATCATAGAGGAGACGCTTTTCTTCACGAATACGAACTTGTAATTCTTCCATTTGGTCCA